AGACCAGTTAAATAAAATTTTACTTGAAAGAATTAATTTCGCTTTTGATAGTTTATATTTTCGATATGCTATGGCTATCAAAGAGCTTGGTGAATATAAAGAAAAAGAAGCATTAAGAGAAGGTAGACATTTTTCCCGTAAAACTTGGGAAGATGGTCAGTGTATGCATTTTTATAACGTATTAGAGGAGATATTAGAAGCCCATGCAGAAGACCACCCACTTCGATCAAACAAATAATGATTCAATTAGAGCTTTTAAATTAACTAAAAGCGATATATTCTCAATTTCCATGAAAACATATATGAAAAGTTCATATCTATGGAATGGAAATTTTAAAATAATGGGATTTAAAAAAGAGCGGATATGTTTATATTGGCATTATCATAAAATTCCAACACCATTTAAACAGCAAATGGTTAGATTAATGTATATGAAAGAGAGTAATGAAATAAATGGTTAGATACGCGGAAAGAGAAAAAAGTTAGGACAAAACTAACGAAAGTATTATTTAAAAATTTTAATAATATATAAGAAGGAAAATATATTATTAAAAAGGAGAATTTATGAAATGAAAGTAATTTGCACAGTGTGTGGAAAAGAATTTGAAGCACAAAAATCAACTAAAAAATATTGCAGTAATGAATGTATGAACGCCGCAAGACGAAAAAAATATGCTGAAGCTAAAGCGGCTGGATTAGACCCTCATAATAAAGGATTACAAGAAAGGGAATGTCCTATATGTGGTAAAAAATTTGTTCCTAAAAGTGCTGCAGCTAATCAAAGAATGTGTTGTTATGATTGTATGCCAGAAGGTGTCCAATTAACAAGAGGGGCTTTTTTAGCAAAAATAAAAGAGGCTAGAGGCGGGAAATGTATAAGATGTGGATATGACAGATGTCTTAAAGCGCTTGAATTTCATCATTTAGACCCATCTCAAAAAGATTTTACTATTAGTAATGACCATTTTAAATTAAAAGAAGCCGTTGAAGAAAGTAAAAAATGTATTCTATTATGTTCTAATTGTCATAAAGAATTTCATGCAGGTCTCTGGTCTTTAGATGAGTTAAATTTAGAAGAAAAGGAGGAAGTAGAATCTTATGGAGTTAACTAGAAAACAGCTCGAAGGTTTGAAAATTGCCGTAGCCAGATTTCACAGTCACGAAAAATACACTGTGATTGCTGGCTACGCCTAAATGCAGGAACTGGTAAGTCCACCCTCGTGAAATTCATTATCGAGGCTCTTGATGTCGAGCCAAGCAAAGTGGCATATGCTACTTTTACTGGTAAGGCAGCAGAAGTTCTTCGTAAAAAGGGAAATAAGAATGCTTGCACTTTACATAAATTACTTTATGAGCATATCCCTAGACCAGGTGGAGGTTTTTTTAGAAAACCAAAATCTACTATTGAATATAGCATTATTGTAGTGGATGAGATTTCAATGGTGCCGGTAAGCATGATGCAACAGCTTTTTAAGCATAAAGTATATGTTATTTGTTTAGGCGACCCATTCCAGATTCCTCCAATAGAGAAAGACCAAGATAATCACTTACTTGATAATCCTCATATCTTCTTAGATGAAATTATGCGGCAGGCCGCAGATTCTGAAATTATTAGATTAAGTATTGATATTCGAGAGATGAAGCCTTTAGAGCTATTTAAAGGAAAAAATGTTCAAGTGATTGACCAAAAAGATTATGAAGCTGGTATGGTTCTTTGGGCTGATCAAATTATTTGTGGAACTAATGCCGCAGTTGAAGAAATTAATGCTTATGCAAGAAATCTATTAGGAAGAGGCCCGCTTCCAGAAGATGGAGATAAAATTCTTTGTAGACAAAATTATTGGGAAGATATTAGTGATGACCATAATGCCTTAGTTAATGGCACTATTGGCTATTTAAAAAACCCTAAAAATAGATTTATTTATTTCCCATATTGGATTGGAGCTTCTGTTCCGTCAGTACAAGCCATTCAATGCGATATAGAGACTGATGAAGGAGATGTTTATAAAGATTTGTATGTAGATAAAACTATGCTTACTCATGGAGCAAGATGTCTTGATAATAGAGATATTTATAAAATTGGTAAGTATCGTGAGAGAGTTGGAGATTTGGTTCCAAAATTCTTTACTTATGGATATGGAATTACTGGACATAAGGCTCAAGGTTCTGAATGGGATAATGTTTTAGTTCTTGAAGAGCCATTTCCAAGAGTCAGATTGGAACATGCAAGATGGCTTTATACTGCAATAACCAGAGCATCTGAAAAAGTAATTGTAAGGAGAAAATAATATGAATGTAGTTACAATAGATTTTGATATTATTATGGAACCAAGTATTAGTTTTTATAATAATATGGTGGATATTGAAGACCCAATGAAAGATTATGTAGATAAATTTTCATTTCTTACAAATATCCCTGCTGATTTATATATTTATGATTATCTAACTCGCTATATTGTACGTGCGGCAAAGCAAAATCAAGAAATTTATTTTGTGAATAGCCATGATAAAGTGATTGATATTCTTAAAACGATTCCCCATGATGAACAGATTGATTTATATAATATTGACCATCATCATGACCTAGGATATGATATGGAGTCTGCGGACTGGATGCGCCCAATGTTTAAATATGATTTGAGTAATTGGGTTAAGTATGCCAGAGACAAGAAAATGGTTGATACTTTTTATTGGGTTCATAATGAAAATTCTGACCCTTATCCAAACGAGGCCGCAAGATATGTTACAGAGGATTACGTTTTAAAAGATTTTAATTTAGAAGATGACAAATATGCGCCAGATGTTTTAATTATTTGTTCTTCTTTTGAATGGATTCCGCCAGTTTATCAACCATTATTTTATTCATGGAATACTATCTGTAGCGAAATCACAGGTAAAGAATATCCTTTTGACAGTATTGAAAAAATATGATATAATAATTATATAATTGAGAATAGTATAGATAGAGGAAGATAATAGATGAGCAAAAAGTGGTTTAATTGTCATAACCATACAGAGTATTCAAACTTACGTCTTTTGGATTCAACCAATCACCCAAAAGATTTAATTAATAAAGCAATCGAATTAGGACTTAGTGGTATCTGTATAACTGACCATGAAGCCCTTTGTGCGCACGTTGAAATAAATAAAATTGCGACAGAGTTAAGAGAAACAAATCCTGATTTTGTGATTGGGTTAGGAAATGAGATTTATTTAACTGATACAAGAAATCATGGTCAGAAATATTATCACTTTATTTTGATTGCTAAAGATGCAATCGGTCATAAAGCATTAAGAGAATTAAGTTCTACAGCTTGGTATTATTCATATATGGATAGAGGTATGGAAAGAGTTCCAACTTTAAAAGATGAATTAACTGAGATTGTAAAACATTATAAAGGTCATTTAATTGCAACAAGTGCATGTATTGGTGGAGAATTATCTTCATGGTCTTTATTATATGCAGAAGCTTTAAAAGTAAATGACCAAAAAATGGCAATGGAATTTCAGCAAAAAATTCAAGAGTTTATGGATTTTGTACTTGATTTATTTGGAGATGATTTTTATATTGAATGCGCTCCATCTAATAAAGAAGACCAAATGACTGTAAATTCTCAGTTGTTTAAAATTGCAACTGCATATAATGTTAAAATGGTTGTTGGGACTGATTCTCATTATTTAACAAAAGAAGATAGAATGGTTCATAAAGCATATCTTAATTCAAAAGGCGGAGAGCGTGAAGTTGATGATTTCTATGAATTTGCCAGACTTATGGATAGTGATGAAGTAGAAAAATTATTATCTCCATGTTTTCCAGATGGATATGTAAATACAATCTTTGAAAATACTTTAGATTTACAGAGTAAAATTGAATATTATAGTCTTTTTCATAAACAAGATATTCCATCTGTAGAAGTTAAAGATTATCCAAAAGTAAGAGGATTTAAGCAATATCCACATTTATCTGCAATGCTAATGGATGATGATATTCAGAATCGTTATTGGGTAAATGAATGTTTAAATCAGCTTGAAAAACTTGAAAAAATTAATGATAGACGTTATCTTGATGAGCTTGAGGAAGAGGCACGAGTTAAAAGTATCATTAGTGAAAAACTCGAAACAAATATGTTCCGTTATCCAAATACACTTCAGCATTATATTGATATGATTTGGGATTGCGGTTCAATGGTAGGTGCTGGTCGTGGTTCCAGTTGCGCCGCACTTAATCATTATCTTATGGGAATTACTCAGTTAGACCCTATCGAGTGGGATTTACCTTTCTTCCGTTACCTTAATGAAGAGCGTATAGAGCTTGGTGATATTGATATTGATATATGTCCGTCTAAACGTCCAGAAATTCTTCGTAAAATTAAAGAAGAACGTGGAAAGATGTTCTATGATAATATTATGGAGTGGGCAAAGAAAAATCTTGGATGTACTCTTGTAGCAACTTTTGGTACAGAAGGAACTAAATCTGCAATTCAGACAGCTTGTAGAGGTTATAGAAGCGAAGATTATCCAGAAGGAATTGACGTTGATGAAGCTCAATATATGAGTTCATTAATTCCAGAAGAAAGAGGATTTTTATGGACAATTAAAGAAGTTGTTTATGGAAATCCAGAAAAAGGTCGTAAGCCTGTCAAGACATTTGTAAATGAAGTAAATAAATATCCAGGCTTATTGGATATTATTGTAGCTATTGAAGGTCTTGTAAACCATAGAGGTTCTCATGCATCTGGAGTAATTTTATTTGGAGATGACCCATTTGAGCATAGTGCTTTTATGAAAACTCCAAAAGGTGAGATTACTACTCAGTTTGACTTACATGATGCCGAATATATGGGATTAACAAAATACGATTTTCTTGTAACTGAAGTTCAGGATAAGTTGGTTCAAACTATTCAGCTGCTCCAAGAGGATAATGAAATTGAACCAGAATTAAGTTTGCGGGAAGTCTATGATAAATATTTTCATCCTAATGTTTTACCTTTAACCGATCAGAGGATTTGGGATGCATTGGGTAAAGTATCTGTTATTAATACTTTTCAGTTTGATTCTCAGGTTGGTGCGCAGGTTGCGAAGAAATTAAAACCTCAGAATGTATTGGAAATGGCCGATGCGAATGGTCTAATGAGACTTATGGGCGAAGATGGAGAAGAGCGCCCAATGGATAAATATTATCGTTTTAAACAAAACATTCAATTATGGTATGATGAAATGACAAAATTTGGTCTTACCGAAGAAGAGCAGAAAACTCTTGAACCTTACTTTAAGAGTTCTTATGGAGTTCCGCCTTCACAGGAACAGTTAATGAGAATGTTGATGGATGATAAGATTTGTCACTTCAGTCTTGGAGAAGCAAATGCGGCTCGTAAGATTGTTGGTAAAAAACAAATGAATAAAATTCCAGCTTTACATGAAAAAGTATTGGCGCAGGCGGCAAGTGAGAAGCTTGGACAGTATGTATGGAAATGTGGAGTTGGCCCGCAGATGGGTTATTCTTTTAGCGTTGTGTAAATGGCGCTTACACACTTAACCGTTTATCAACGGGGTGGTTAAAATATAAATATATTTGGCAAATATAGTTTTAACTGCTAACGAGGGTAAAATCTCGTGACAAATTTCTTTAATAGAGGTATAGTATTTTTCAAATATACATGAGAACAGTAGTCGTGTAGAAAAGGAGAAATATTATGTATTATATTTATAAATTTACAAATAAAACTAATGGTAAAATTTATATTGGGCAAACTAATAATATTCAAAAAAGAAAAAATGGGCATAGAAGCGAATCTTTTAATGAAAAGTCTGCTGGATATAATTTACCATTTCACGCAGCCATAAGAAAATATGGTTGGGAAAATTTTAATTTTGATATTCTTGAAGAGATATGTGATGGAGAATCTCAAAAATATATAGATGAAAGAGAAATATTTTTTATTCAATATTATCACTCTTTGAAAGATGAAAATGGATATAATGTTACTTTAGGGGGACAAGGGCAAAAAAGAAAACCTTTAACCTATGAAGAAAAATTAAATCTTTCTAAACTTTTTACAAAAGAACAAATTATTGATATTCAAAATCGTTTAATAAATGATGAAGAATATGATGATATTGAAAAAATTTATGCACCAAAATTAAAGAGAACATTTTTAGTTAATATAAATACTGGGGCAAATTATTTTAATGAAAACTTTGATTATCCTTTAAAAAAGAATTCAAAAAGTCGTTTTTCTCAAAAAGAAATTAGAGAAATTAAGGATAGAATAAAAAGTGGGGAAAAATATAAAACTATACAAGAAGATTTTCATATTAAATCTGCTGGATTTTTATCTATGATAAATAGCGGAAAATATTTTTATAGCGAAAAAGATACTTATCCTCTTTGCGATAAAAGTGGAAATAAAGCTCAAAATGAAGTTTGGATTCAAGGTATTATTAAAGATATTTTAGAAACTAATTTATCATTAAAAGAAATTTCTCAAAAATGGAATAAAAGTTATGCTACAGTAAAAAATATTAACTCTGGACGTTCTCATAAAAAAGAAAAATATAAATACCCTCTAAGAGATAATAAATAAATCTATTAAAAGAAAAATGTTGTATCGACTATCCTGGGTTAGACTGGGAGTACTGAGACTATTGATACGTCTTGGGAAATAGTGTGCGGATAAGAGAAATGCCAAAATCTCACTACAACATCCGTAAAAAATAGTCAGTAATTTTAAAAAATTATGTATTCACGCACTTGCTTATAGTTTCATTGGTGTTCAAACATTATATATTGCAACAAATTGGAATCCTATTTATTGGGATTGTGCATGCTTAATTGTAAATAGTGGTTCACTTGAAGATAATAGTAACTTAGAGATTGAAGAGGATGATGAATCTGAATCCATCTCTGTAAAGAAAACAGCTTCAACTGATTATGGAAAGATTGCAAAGGCGATGGGTGAAATTATATCAGCTGGAATTAAAATGAGTCTTGTTGATATAAATAATTCAGATTATGGATTTAAGCCTGATGCTAAAAATAATCAGATTCTTTATGGAATGAAAGGTTTATTGAATGTCAGTGATGCAGTAATTGATGATATTATTAAAAATAGACCTTATATTTCACCTAAAGACTTTTTATTAAAAGTACGTCCAAATAAACAAGCAATGATTTCACTTATTAAAGGTGGAGCATTTGATACAATGATTGACCGCAAGATTTGTATGGGTTGGTATATTTGGGAAACTTGTGATAAGAAGAAACGAATTACATTGCAAAATATGGGAGGTTTAATTAAGTATAATCTTCTTCCAGAAAAAAATGAACAACAGATTATGGCGAGAAGAGTTTATGAATTTAATCGTTATTTAAAATCTGTTTGTAAAATTAAGGGTGATACAACTAATTATCATATAGATGATAGAGCAATGAACTTTTTGATTGAAATGGAACATGATGATTTATTAGAGGGTTATTCTTTAAATATGAAAGCATGGGATAAAGTATATCAAAAATGGATGGATATATTCAGAGATTGGATTGCGGAAGAAAAAGAACAAATTCTTCAAAACTTAAATGAAAAAATCTTTAAGGATGATTGGGATAAATATGCTCAAGGAACTTTATCAGCTTGGGAAATGCAGGCATTATGTTTCTATTACCATGAACATGAATTATCTCATGTTGATACTCAAAGATATGGTTTTGTTGATTTTGATAAATTACCGCAAGAACCTATCATAGAAAGAACATTTACAAAAGGTGCAAAACAAATTAACATATTCAAATTGAATAAAATTTGCGGCACTTGCATTGCTAAAAATAAAACTAAAAGTACAGTAACTATATTAACAACTTCTGGAGTAGTTAATGTTAAATTTAGAAAAGAATATTTCTCATTATTTGATAAGCAGATTTCTGAAAAACAAGAAGATGGAACTAAAAAAGTTCGAGAAAAATCTTGGTTCAATCGAGGAAATATGATTATAGTAATGGGCATTAGGTCAGGAGATGATTTTATCTCTAAGAAATATGCTTCTTCTAATGGACATCAATTATATAAAATTGATAAAATCAATGAAGATGGAAGTTTGGAAATTAGAAGTGATAGATACCAAGGAGAAGATGTTTTTTAACATCTTCTCTAATATATCAATAAAAAGGAGAATAAAGATATGAGTCAAGTAGTAAAAAGAGTTTGTGATTTATGTGGACATGAAATTACCGAGAATTTAGATACTGGTAATATTAATTTTAATTATGCTAATTCTATGGGCTATATGTGTAGTCATAATATGGATATTTGTAAAGAGTGCGCTCCAAAAATTGTTCCTGCTCTTCATAAAACTTTAACAGATTTGTTTAAATTAAAAGAAAGTGATAATGAGGTTTCTGATTTAAGTACATTCTTCCAGAGAGAAAGTATTATGCAGGAAGAAATGAGAAAATATCAGGAAGAGATAGATAAGGTAAATAAGCCAGGTGAAAATACTAATACAGGAGAGTCAACAGGTAAAGAGGAAGAAGCAAGCGTATGATAGGTTCTTATAAAATTCTTGCCATCATTGGAGAAGCTGGTAGCGGAAAAGATACTCTTATGCAAGAGGTTTTAAAAGTTAATCACAATCTCCATGAGATAGTTAGTTTTACAACAAGACCTCCAAGAGAGGGAGAAAAAGATGGAATTAATTATCATTTTATTTCTGGTGAAGAATTTGCAGAAAAGCTTCTGGCAGGTGAAATGCTAGAAGCTGCCTGCTTCAATGACTGGTTTTATGGAACTGGTTTTGGCTCATTACGCTCTGATTGTGTTAATATCGGAGTCTTTAATCCAGAAGGAATTGATAGTTTAATGGCTCATAAAAACATTGAGCTTGTAGTATATTATGTAACTGCTAAAGATAAGACTCGATTATTGCGGCAGTTGAATAGAGAAGAAAATCCAAATGTTGATGAAATTATCAGAAGATATAAAGCTGATAGAGAAGATTTTGCTGATTTAGATTTTCATTATAATGAATTAATAAATGAAGATAGAAAAAATATGGACTTCAATGTGAAAGTTGTATCTGCCGCGGCACAGCGGTTGGAGAACAGGATTGGATAATTTATCTATCGCAAAAACCATATATAGTGTTAAGACTTAAAAATTTTTACTAAATATAGATGGAGGGATACAATATGTTAGAAGTCCAAAAACGAAATGGTGATATTGTCCCATTTGATAAAGAAAAAATTATTGATGCAGTAAACAGAGCAATGATTGAAGTAGATAAAATCCTTTATGAAACAGATACTTCAGAAGACATTGCTACTGAAATTGAAGAAATGGCTAAACGCTCTAAAACAACTATCTCTGTAGAAACTATTCAGGATTGTGTAGAAGATTTATTAATGCAATCTGAAAGAAGAGATGTTGCAAGAGCATATATTCGTTATAGATATAAGCAAGAAGCAAAGAGAGAACACGAGGCAGTTTTTGTTAAAACTTATAGTGAAAAATTGGAAGCCCGCAATGTTCAAAATCAAAATGCTAATGTAGATGAACATTCTTTTGGCGGACGTATGGGCGAAGCAAGTTCAGTTATGACAAAAAAATATGCTTTAGATTATATCGTATCTAAAATGTCAAGAGATAATCATTTAAACAATGAGATTTATATTCATGATTTAGATAGTTATGCTGTTGGAATGCATAATTGTTTGTCATTACCTATAGATGATTTACTTAGAGACGGTTTTAATACTCGTCAAACTGATGTTCGTCCTGCTCAATCTATTAATACAGCTTTTCAACTTTTGGCAGTATTATTTCAGTTACAATCATTACAACAGTTTGGAGGAGTATCTGCTACTCACTTGGATTGGAGTATGGTTCCTTATGTTCGTAGAAGTTTTTATAAGCATTTCTTAGATGGTATTAAATATTGTCAAAAAGGTCAAATGCTTGGATTAACTGGAACTTACGAAGATTTTGATTTATCTAACGCAAAAGAGGCATGGATTAAAGCTGATGCTTCTATTAATAATGATGTATTTGTTAGAAATAAAGCGGCCTATCAATATGCCGTAGATATGACAACAAAAGAAACTTATCAAGCTGTAGAAGGAATGTATCACAATCTTAATACATTACAATCTCGAAGTGGAAATCAGTTACCTTTTACTTCTATTAATTATGGTACATGTACTCTACCAGAGGGAAGATTGGTAATAGAAGCTTTATTAAATGTATCTATTAAAGGTATTGGAAAACTTCATAAAACTTCTATTTTCCCTTGCGGAATTTTTCAGTTAATGAAAGGTGTCAATAGGGCGCCAGGTGAACCAAACTATGATTTATATAAACTTGCATTAAAATCAACTGCAACAAGATTATATCCTAATTATGCTAATGTTGATTGGAGTGGAAATGCAGGATATGACCCAGCTGACCCGAGAACGTACTTCAGTACAATGGGATGCAGAACCGCGAATGGATGGGATATTAATCACGACCCAGATGTTAATGGTCAAATGAAAGATGGACGTGGAAATATTTGTCCTGTAACAATTATTTTACCTACATTAGCAATGGAAGCTAAACAAAATTTTATGTCTCAATATGCTTTAACTGGTGAAGATGCAAAAGAAGCTTTTGCAGTTGAATATTTTATGACTCTTTTAGATGAAAAAATTCATCAAGCAAAAGATATGTTAATTGAGCGTTTTGATTGGATTTGTTCTCAAGATGCTTCTGCTGCATCTTTTATGTATGAAAATGGCACAATGAAAGGATATATTCCAGAAGAAGGAATAAGAAGTGCATTGAAGCATGGAACTTTAGCAGTAGGTCAATTAGGACTCGCTGAGACTCTTCAAATTCTTATTGGTACAGACCATACCACTCCAGAAGGAATGAAATTGGCTAAAAGAATTGAACAATTATTTAAAGATAGATGTGCGGAATTTAAAGAGGAATATAAGCTTAATTTTGGTGTATATTATACTCCTAAACTTTTCGGATTGGGAGTCGCGCAGGTGACTGCGTGAAAAAACAACTCTGTTAAACGGGCAATCGTAATAAGATGATAAGAGAGACTAAACCTGTAATAAGGCAAGTTAATCCCGTAGGGTAAATTCATTGGACACAAGTTTTCAGTCGTGTATAATAAAAATTCATATAATATAGAAGGAGAGTGAATTTTTTTATGGCACGTAGAAAAATGACAGATAAATTAATTAAAAGAAGTCAAATTAATGAAGAAATACGATTAATTAATGGAAGTGAAACTGATTATATTTCTTCAAAAGGTAATATTTATAAAGATTATGGAAATGATTTATTTTATCCCAAAGCAAATTTTATAAATAAAAATAATGGATATTTATATTCCAGTATAACTTATCCAGAAGGACAAAGACAAAGAAGAGTGCATATTTTAGTTGCAGAAGCTTTTTTGCCTAATCCAAATAATTATACAGTGGTAATGCATAAAGATAATAATAAAGCAAACCCTGAAGTGTCTAATCTTGAATGGGGGACTAATTCAAAAAATACTAAAGATGCTTATAAAGATGGTCTTGCTAAAAATAATAAAAGCTGGGATGATAATCAATCAATTCATATTTGTAGTTTTGATTTACAGGGTAATCTATTAAAGATGTATGGCTCTGTAGGAGAAGCTTCAAGAGAATTACATGTTACAAAAACAACAATATTAAATCAATGTAATCACAATGTAAAAACAAAACCTCGTTGTGGATATTGGTTTAGATACTTGACTGAATACAAAACCAATGGATTTGTTCTCTAACGACTATCGAAAACATAGTTATAAAAGAAATATTTATAATGAAGAAGTGAGTAGAGTAGGATATTATATCCGAAAGACAGAGCTCTTATTATTTGGTAAGAGAATAATAAGATGATAATATAGTCTAATCCCCTTTGAAATATCGGGAAACCGAGGGTTCGAATGGCCGAAAACCTTTGCTATAAAGCTTTAAAGAACTTTAAAGCAAAATATGGAGTAATTGAAAATGTAAGTGATAAAGAATTTTTTACTAATTCAATTCATGTTCCAGTTTGGAAAGAAATGTCTCCATTTGAAAAGATTGATATTGAATCTCAATTAACTGGTTATTCATCTGCGGGATGTATTACTTATGTTGAATTAGATTCTGGTATTAAAAATAATCTTGAAGCATTAGAGCAAATTGTAAATTATGCTATGGATAAAGATATTCCATATTTTGCAGTTAATGTGCCAAATGATACATGTCTTGAATGCGGCTATACGGACGAATTCAATGATAGATGTCCTATTTGCGGAAGCACTCATATCCAACAGCTCAGAAGAGTTACTGGATACTTAACAGGAAATTATAAAACTGCTTTTAATCTTGGTAAGCAAGATGAAGTTGAGCATCGTATTAAACATGGAGGAAAAAGGGAATGGGCGCAGATAAAACCTGGCACGACAAAGAAGAATACTTAAAACAAGCAGAAGAATGTAGATATTGTAGAGAATTAGATGCAGATGATACTTTATATATGGCAAACGACTGGGATGGCGGAATAGGATTTGAATATATCCGACATATTAAATACTGCCCTATCTGCGGCCGCAAGCTTTTTGATTGGGAGGAATAATTATAATGCGTTATGCAGGAATTATTAAAAATGATTTTTCTGCGGCTCCTGGAGTAAGTGTAACTTTTTTTACACAAGGTTGCCCTCACAGATGTGAGGGTTGCCACAATCCAGAGACTTGGGATTTTGAAGGCGGAGAAGAAGTTACTCATGATACTATTTTAGACGTTATTGAAGCTATTACTGCTAATGGATTACATCGTAATTTATGTATTATGGGAGGAGAGCCTCTTTGTCCAGAAAATCAATTTTTAACTAATTTAATTATTAATTCTGTTAAAGAAAAACTTCCTGACACTAAAGTTTATTTATGGACAGGATATTATTTAAAAGATTTAGATTTTAATAATAATAGAATTGAACAAATTTTAGATAAAGTTGATTATATAATAGACGGACCTTTTGAGAAAGATAAAAGAGATATAACATTATTTATGAGGGGTTCATCTAATCAACATATTCTTAAAAAAGGTATTGATTTTTAAAAAAAAATATGATATTATATAGATATAAAATAAAGGAGTTCTAATTAATATGGATTTAATTAAGATTACAGCAACAAATGAATTAAATGATATAAAAGACCCTGTTGATGGACAGGTTGCTTATATAGAAAATGATAATGGCAATGAATATTTCCTTTGTCAGAATAAAGCTTGGTTTCCAGTTCAAGGAGAAATGACTTCCAGTGGACTTCAGCTTAATCTTTATGAGTTGAATAGAAATATTATTTCTCAGCTCCCTGATTTTGAGGATAGTCAGTGGGAAGGCGCTGAAAGCGTTTTTAAAGAATGGTTAGAGGGAAAGACTTGTAAATATTTTATGCTTTATGGCAGAGAAATAAATTATTTTACAATCTTTAAAAAGAAAACATTGTTAGATGAAAAAACAGATTTTGAGACTTTGTTTAAAGCTGTAAAAGAATGTTTGACGGCTTTAGGTCCAGTTAAATCTGTTGCGATTAATAAACTCGAAGATGGTTCTGCTTCTTCTATTGAAATTTGGGTTAAATATGAAGATGTAGTTACCTGCATGTATTTATTTGATTATGAAGAAGGAATTGTAGTTTATGAACAGTAATGAGATTGTATGTTTTATTGATATATTTTCTATTTACCAAAAAGTTCAATACAGTGACGGTCAAGAAGAACAAATTTCTTTAGCAAACTTGCCTGGTTTTTTGCCGCAAGTTTGTTCCGCAGAAAATATCAATAAAATTCATTTATATGGTGATACTGCTTTTTGTGATGGTGTTGCCGATAAAATTAGAGCAAGTGAAATTACAACATATGGAGAAAATAATTTAGAAATCGAGGTAAATTAATTTATGAATAAATATTTAATTAACAACACATTAGTATTTAGAGTTCCAACAGTAGAAGATGCTTTAGCTTTAAGAGATGAACTTTCTGAAAATCATTATGGAGAATTAACAAATTTTAGTTATACAACTAAATACATTAAAGCTAAAGGTGAGATTATCGAAGAGTATCAGCTTGTAAAAGCTAAAATTGAATTTACTCCAGAAAAAGATCCAGAACAGCATATCAATGTTACTTATGAGGAGGGAATCTAATTTGGCTAAATTTGAGTTAATTAAAAAATTTCAAGGCGAAAATGATTTACTTCCTAAAAGAAAGACTGTAGAATCTGCTGGATATGACTTTATTGTAGCAGAAGATACAATAATTCTTCCATATCATTATCATTTTTCAAATCTTTCACAGGGTATTTTTACAGAAATGCTGTCTAAAAAGCTTGAAGAAAAATATCTTGAAAGACCTATGACGCTTGATGAAGTTGCTGCTTTTACTAAAGAAACTCTATCAAAACCTACTTTAGTTCCAACAGGTGTTAAAGTTAAACTTGACCCTGGCACATATTTAGAGCTTTCAGTTCGTAGTTCTTGTCCACTTAAATATTGGTTGGTAATGGCCAATAGTGTAGGAATTATAGATGGTGATTATTATAATAATCCAGATAATGAGGGACACATCTTTTTTCAATTAATTAATTTTTCCCCTGTTCCTATTATCTTAAAGAAAGGTGACTGTATTGGTCAAGGTATTATTAAGCCTTATTTAAAAACTGAGGATGATAATACAATTGATTTGCGGGAGGGCGGTTTTGGCTCTACAGATGCGGCAAGTCAGCCAGTGCTACAAGAAGCTTAATGAGCCGATTACTCGCATTAGACCAAGCAAGTCGAATTTCAGGTTGGGCCTTCTTCAATGAGGGCCAGCTTGAAGCTCATGGTAAATTTAATGCTACTCAAGAAGATATTGGGGAAAGACTTTTCTTCATTAAAAATGAAGTAAATAAACTTATTGAAGAATTTAATATTAATGAAGTAGCTTTTGAAGATATTCAACTTCAAGGAAATGTTACTAATAATGTTCAAACCTTTAAGGTTTTGGCAGAAGTGTTCGGAGTTATTTATGAATTAGTAACAGAATTAAAAATACCAAATAGTGCAACTTTAGCAAGTGTATGGAAATCTGCATTAAATATAAAAGGGCGCACTCGTCCTGAACAAAAAAGAAATGCTCAACAATATGTTCTTGATACATATGGAATAAAAGCTACTCAAGATGAATGTGATGCGATTTGTATTGGGACATATATTGTTAATGAAAAAGCAAGAGAAAAGATACATGACTGGTCTGATTAAAGAAAGTATTTTCTCTTTTTTTTCATTTCTTAAAAAGGAGAGAGAAAATTATGTATACTTTAATTATAAATAATGGCGAATTACAATGCCATATTAAAAGCTTTACAGAAGGCTTAGAAATTAGAGAATTACCAGATAATTCTGGTAAGAAAGAAACTACAGCGGCTTTATATATTACTACTTATATTTCCGCAGAGAATGGTGAAAATATAAATACTTTTGATAATATTAGTTTAGTAGATTTTCTTCCATACTTTAGAGTTGATAATTCTATTCACAATATAACTATTAAAGATGGAGAAAAAATTGTTTTTGAAACTACTAAATATACAGCTATCTCAAATGCAAAAGGAGATTATGATCAGACCGCAGAAACTCCAGAATATTATATAGATATTTCTTTTCAAACAAATCCAAGAGTTTAAAGAGAGGTGATTGAATGGCAAGAATAGTATATACAGGTCAGCCAATTCAAGCCTCTACTATTAAGGATTATTATGACAGATTAGATGCTATTAGAACTTGGAATGGTAGATATTCTGCTATTTCTAATCGAGGAAGCGTTGGATTTGGTGTTAAAATCACCAGCGCACAAATTATGAATGAAATTTTTGAAAGTGTTGTAAATACAAAAAATACTGTTTCATTCGTAAATGGCGTTTCAATCTTAGTTCCTGTTGGAGTTACTCAAGGTAGCTCTGCAATTGGAAAAAGGTCTATGGCTCAAATTGAAAAAAGTATTGGAATGATGGAACAAGCTTGCCGAGAACATTTTTCGAGTCATCGTGGAGGCTTTAATAGTTCTAACTATGGTGTTTTTGGTAGTTTTAGTTCTAATAGGTCTGGACATAATGGTGCGAACAGAACTTCTAATGATACTACTTTTAATGTAATTGGTAATAGTGGTCACAGAAGCGGTTATTTTGGCTCTAATAGAAATGGTTATTTTGGTGCTAATAGAAGTAGTAATAATGCTTCTAATAGAAGTGGCTATAATAATGCTTTTAGAAGCGGACATCATCATACTTTTAATAGTGGATTTTTCAGTACTAAATGGGCTACTAATAATGGTTCAGATTTTAATGCTTTTGGAAATAATAGTGCTAATTTTTCAAATGTTCATAATGGTAATCATAGTGGATTTCAGACTGGAAAATATCATCATCATTATTCTTATTGGGTATTTAATTGGGCCAGTAGTGGAAGTAAAGACGTTCAGTTATCAGGTAACGCTATTAGGAGAGGTAACTTCCAAGGTCATAATGCTTCTAAATATTCTGGAAATGGAAAAAATAGTACCAATAGAACTACTGTTAATCATGGTCACAGAACTTCATTTCATAAGGGTGGATATACTGCAAATAATGATACTAAATTTACAGGACATACAATTGATTGTTCTGGAAATAATTCTACTCACTTTTCCAGTGTTGGTAGTCAATGTGTAGGAGATAATGCTTCTAATTATTCTGGAGATGCTACTGGATATACAGGTTTCTTTACCTCTAATTGTCCAAGTAATTTTAGCGCTAATGATTCCAGCGTAAATACTTGTCCAGGTAATTTTTCTGGAGTATTTAGTGGTAATTATTCCAATGTTAATACTGGTAATTTTAGTAATGTTGATAGGCGATGTTTTGTAGTTCATAGTAGTTATACTGTAGAAGGCGTCGATTTTTAAATATATTTTAAAAGAGTAAAAGGAGTTATTTAATGATAGAAAACAATGAAAAGATTTACTTTACAAATATAACTTTATTTACTACTGCTTTATGTAATCTTAATTGCGGATATTGTTATATTTGTAAAGATGCTACTGGATGTTTAAAACAGATAGATGATGATTTGGCTAAAGACTTTGAAAATGGAAGCCAAATTAAACAAGTCTATGATGTTGATCCAGAAGCAGATAAACATATTAAGCACATTACTTTATGGGGAGGAGAGCCTTTTCTTCATATAGAACGTTTTATAGATCATTTTGAAGAATATGTAGAAGCTTTTCCAAACTTTAATGAATTAGATACTTCAACAAATTTTACTCTTCCAAATCAAATTGAATCTTTAAAAAGATTATTTGATACAATTATTAAACATTATCACGGTAATGCAAAATTTCATTTCGATCTTCAGGTCTCAATTGATGGACCTGAAGAGATGAATGATTTGGGAAGAGGTAAAGGAGTTACTCAAAAGTTCTTAAAGAATTTTAGAGATTTATGTGAATTAGAATTTGATGATTCTAAAATTGATTTATATGTTCATACTAAACCAACTTTTTCAAAACCTACATTTCATTTTGTAGATACACCAGAAAAAGCATATGAATGGTTTGAATTTTTCGATAAAGAAATGTATCAGCCTTATAAAAATAGAAAAACTCGAAAGTGGTGTTTTTTACCATGTCTTTTTAATTATGCAACTCCAGCAGAATGGACAAAAGATGATGGGCTCGAAGTGGCAAAGATTTATCGTTCAATCCAGGAGGTAACTCCAAAAATAAAACAATTAGATGGATGGATTCCAAATTATGAAACATATATTCCAAGTGTAGAGTTCTTATTAGGTAGATTACGAGATGATAATTCATTTAATAAGAAAAAATGCTTAGATTGTTCAAAGCCATTCTGCGGCGGAGGGTGCGGTTCATTCTCTCATGTAGTAGTTCCTATTCATGATGGAAAATATACTATGTGTCACAGAGGTATGTTTGATGATTATGTAGATTATCATAATAATATGAAAGACCATGCTGATATGAATGGACTTGCCGCAAAATATGTTCAGACAAATAATGAATCTGCTTGGATTTATGATAAAAACCAGTTCTTAAATCTTAAAAAGACTTTCGATAATCTTATCTTATATCCTCATCAAATCTTTTATACAGATTATGTTAAGTTTGTATATGAATATGCAAAAGCAGGTATTATTGATGAGAAATGGACTGATATGAGTAAAATTGATAAAACGATTGCTATTTTTGTTGATAAATCATGTTGTTTACAAGACTCATATATTATTACTGGCTCTTGGATAACATCAAATCCATTAGAAATTCCATTGTGGTATAATGGTGCTATGGATGTAGTTGAAGAAGAAATTGACAGAATAATGGCGGAAAGAGGTATAGTATGACATTTCAAGAACAACAAGATTTACTTTTAAAAGATTATTTATTCAGATATGATAAAGATGAGAATTCTGTTGAATTTATTATTACATCTATATGTAACCAAAAATGTGAATATTGTTATTTATATAGATATGGCGATGAAATGTATCCTCCAGAAGCCAATAAAAAAGAAAACATCCTTAGAAATTTAGCCTTATTGTTAGATTGGCTTGATGAAAATGATTATCAATATACAACTTTTGATATTTTCTCAGGTGAATTTTTTCAAATTCCTTATTGGGAAGAGATTCTAAATGTTTTTTATGAACATCAAATGAATACTCCTAATGTTCCAAGAAGAGATTTTGTTATTCCTACAAACATGTCTTTCCTTATGGATGATGAAAAGACCGCAAGAGTTGAATATTGGATGAATAGAGTTAGAAATGACGTAAAACATTTCAATGGCTTTTGGCTAAGTGCTTCAGTAGATGGACCAACAGAGTTAGAATCTGTTGAAAGAGGACTTAGAAATGGTCAAACAAAGCAAGATGAATTTTATGATAAATTTTTCAAGTTTATTGCAAAGTATTCTCTTTCTTGTCACCCTATGATTACAAGAGAGTTTGTAAAGAACTATAAACGTAATTATGATTGGTGGATTGATAATATTATTAAATATAATGTTATCTTTAAAAAGGAAAATGGATGTGAAGTATATTCAATTCCAATGATGTTAGAGGTTAGAAATGCGGAGCAGTGGGATGAAGAATCTTTAAAGGATTATAGAGATTTCCTTTTTTATGTAGCAGAGAAAGACTTAAATACACTTCATAATGGAGATTTAACAGATTTTGCATATCATATGGCAGATAACTTCTCTGATGGAATGATGAATATTGGAAGGTATAATCATGTACAGCCATATGCTTTAGCTCTTCCAGAAATACAACATAAATTGCCATGTTCAATTCAAGGTGGTTCAATTTTTAGAGTCGGAGATTTAGCAGTTGTACCTTGTCATAGAACTTGTTATCCTGATAAAGTTTATGGTTTTCTTGAATTAAACGAAGATAAAACTAAGATTATTGGAGTTCATGGAGAAAATCCTATGCTTGCATATAAAATTAAGACTCTTAATCAAAATCGTTCTTTTATGAAATGTGCGGGCTGTCCTATTAAAAGCTTCTGTATGAAAGGTTGTTTAGGAGCGCAATATGAGGATAGAAAAGAACTTTTCTGTGCTATTGATGAAGTATGTGAAATGTTTAAAACTAAATATCGTACTGTTAATGATATAGCTGAAAAATATGGCGTTTATGATATTATTCTAAACGATTTGAAAATTCCAAAAGAAAGAAGGGAGTTTATAAAATATGCAAGAGATATTATCAACAGATACTTGTATGACTAATGAAGTTTCTATTTTTGATTTAACTCAAGATATTATGTTTAAAAAACAATTTGTATTAATAGATGAATTAGATTTTAGATTGGGTAAACTTAAAACAACTGATGATGTGCTTGAAACAATCAGATTGAAAATTTATTATATCTATTATTTTATGCTTGATGATAAAGAAAAAGAGTATTTTACCCATATAAAAAATTTCATTATTTTGTCTAATAATGATTTAATTAAACGAATTAAAAATACTACTGTTGAAGGTTTCTTTGATGAAGATGAAAATACGATTGAAGAAATGTGTCTGAATAAGTTGTTTTTAGTTTTATTAAAAGAATATGCTCCAGAGCTAAGATATACAGATTATAAAGATGATGTTTTATCTAATATGAATAAGTATATTTATCTTTTAAATGCAACTTATTTTGATGATTTCAGTTTATTCCAAGATAATGTTTTATATGGAATTTGTATTGGAAATTCTGTAGTTGATTATAAAAAATTCTTAACACCTGCAGAATGGGATAGATTCCAATATAGTATTTATCATTTGTTTTATAGTATTCAAGAATTTCCAACAGACGATGAAATATTAGATATTGAAAAAAATATTGAGAGTAAGGTAGATCTTCTTTATGTAAAATAATAAAGAAGTAAAGAGTAAAAGGAGTATAGTAAATGATTTTTATATTGCCATCTATTTATTATAATTTTGAAGATAATATTAATATTTTAGATATGTATAGCAATACAGTAAAAATCAAAGGCATCGAGGGCAATTTCCCATCTAACATTATGTGCGGTGGGATTAATGCCTTAGATACAAGATATTTTGCACTGTATGATGATATTGTAGGTTGTGTAAATAGTTATTCAATACCATCTAAAATGTTATTTGTTGACTGCGGCAACCTCTTTTTAAATGAAAAAGAATATCTGAATCGTTTTGATAAGATATTATTTGAAGAGTGGGAAAATGATAGTTCTACGTATTATGAGATTGCGGACTTTAATTTAATTGATTATGTAGTAAATCGTTACCCTAATATTCAAATTGCGTTGCATCAAAATGCTCTATTAAAATATAACTTAAAAGAGATTCAAGATAAAATTGATAATTGTAAAAATATTAAATATATAATCTTACCAAGACGTTATGCTCATTTAAAAGTAAAAGGTGTACAAAAGATTTATTTAATGAGTTTTACGAAATGTAAAGATTGCGTAAATTATTGTGATTGTTTATTTGAAGAATCTCATAATATACTTGAATATAGTGGTCATTCTACATTTAGAAATTGTACTAAAAGATTTTATAAAGACGATAATGAATTTTTTGAAGAATATAGAAATATTCCAAAAGATTTCTCATATGTTATGTTTGATGACATTATTCCAGAAGATGCAAATGAGAGCTATACATTAATGATTAATTTATTTGAGAGAGGGCTTAAAAATGATTTATTATAATTTATCCGGATTTTACGAACATTTTACTTTAAATAAATTTATTTTGGAATTGCATGATACAAATCCTGAATACTTCAGAGATGGAATTAAAATTGGAACCTTCTTTGGTAACTTTCCATTTTGTACTTGGGACGGCGGCAGAAACTTTCCATTTTATCGCCAAGTCACAAAAGAAGAGATTGAAAAAATCAGAGACTTTTATAAATTCTATAATATTCCTATGAGATTAATTTTTACCAATTCCGCAATTGAGGAAGAAGATTTATATGATCCATTTTGTAATCTTCAAATGAGATTACTTGAAGATGGTAATAATGAAGTTGTTGTAAATTCTCCTCTTTTGGAGCAATATTTAAGAGAAACTTATCCAGATTTTAAATATATTAGTTCTACAACTAAATGTTTAAATAGAGAGAAATTTCTTAAAGAGCTTCAAAATCCAGATTATTATCAAGTTTGTTTGGATTATAATTTGAATAAAGATATGGATATGCTTGAGAATATTCCTCAAGAATTACGAGGTAAATGTGAATTTTTATCAAATGCAATTTGTCATAGCCATTGTCCTGTTAGAAAAATGCACTATCTTGATACAAGTAAAACTAACTTAACATATGGTAAACATAAGTATAGCATTACCGCAAAATGTCAAATTAAAGGCGGTATTAATGACCCTGATACTCTTGGAAAACAGAATAATTTGACTTGGGAAGATATTCAAAAGTATAATAGCATGGGATATAAATATTTTAAATTTGAGGGAAGAACATTGCCGAGCGCAGATATTTTTTCTAACTACTTATATTATTTATTTAAACCAGAATATATTCCAGTTATTGTAAGCAAATCTTCATATGTACCAGGAATATTCTTTAATAATCCAAACTCTCAATTTTATTTAGAGATGGTAAAAAGAACTGATGCTTCATTGGAAGCTGATACTGGTGTATATGCAAATGAATGTGTAATGAGTTGGCCATTCTAATAGAATTAACCCTTCTTGCTTTTTAAAATTTGTAGAGAGAAAGTTTAAAAAATGAGGAGGTTTTTTAACTATGCTAGAAACAATTGGATCAATTGTCTTGAAGTATTGGGTTGAACTTATTTTAGGTTTGATTGTAGCTGGCGGCGGTTTTTTAATAAAACGTTATTTAAGACTTGAAAAAGAAGAGCGCCAAAGAGAGCAAAAAGCGTATTTTGATAAAATGCTTGAAAAAATTCAAAGTGAAAATCAACAAGTATTAAAATCTTTAGAAAAAGAACATGATAAGATGAATCAAAATTCTGAAGATAAGTATAATGAAATTAATACCAAAGTTGATGAAGCTTTAGAAGCAGGCAGAGAAGAATCTAAATCTGATGATGCGGTTCTTGAAAAAGAAATTTCAGCATTGGAAAAAAATATTGTGGCATTGACCGCAGGTGTTCTATCAATGCAAGGAAAAGAGTTTAGAAATAATTGTAGAAAACTTTTAGCTGAAGACCATGTTATTACTCTTGATGAATGGGAAGAATTAGATAAAGACCATATGGCTTATAATGGGTTAGGTGGTAATCATAAGGGAGACCATTTATTTTCATTAGTAAAAAAGAAAGTCGAAGCTGGATTTGCAGAAGACCAACGTCCAAAAGAAGAATAAAAAAGAGGGGATAGAATTTAATTCTATCCCCTATTATTTTTTATCTTAGAAAAAATCTTATTTGTTATATCAATTATCTCTTGTCCATAAGTAGAGAGCAAATCGGCTAATAGCTCCTCTTGGTCATAAGTTAATTGAATATTATAACTAAACATTGCGGCGTGTGTTATTTCATGGCATAAAACTTTTTTAATTTTTTCGAGAGAAAGTTTATTATTAATATAGATTTTCTTTGTATCATCAACGCAAGCTCCAAGAGTATAAGAGCCATCTTTCTTTTTAAGCATTGGGTGATATGGGGATACAAAGACGACTCGCCAATTATCCCCATTAATTTTAAACATTTATTTTAGTTGCTAATAAAGCAATTTTCTTTTGAAGTAGCTGTTTTTCCTCTTGGCTTGCGCCTTCAATCATTTCAAGAATGTCTGCATTAAGTTCTTGCATATATTCTTCAAGTTCTTTTAATTTTTTAGCTTGGTCATGATGAAGTTCTTTGGATTCCATATACATACGTCTGCGTTCAGGGCTTTTACCTTCACGGCTATCGTATATTTTGATTGGGTATTCTTTTTCATCTTCATCTTCGTATCTATCATAATAGTCCATAGGTACATTACGTTTTTTCTTACGAATACTTTCTTTATAGTACATTTTCTGAGGTTCTTCATCGTCAGATTTTTCTTTCATGGCTTTAGTGATTGTACAATAATAAATAGCTTGTTCAATATCTTTAATCATATCAATAACTTCGCCTAATTCTTCAGCATCACAATTCTGAAGATTAGACATTTGAGATTGGGCCGCACTAATTAAACAATTTTTCATTTCACAAAGTCTTTTCATCATATTAAGCCACCCTTTCTACGATTAGATTAGCGTTTTGAACATTAACAGCTTGTGTTGAAGTATTAGTTACTCCTGCTGTTGAACAACATCCAGTAGGTACATCAATGTATACACATGAAGCTACATTAAAGTATTGTTCTACTGCGGCCGGTGTAACAATCATTTGGGTAGTGAGAACTGCCTCACCATCTATCGTGATAGTTAATGAGATAGCTCCTGCGGTACCGCCAGTTGGAACCGCAACATTTCCAGTAAAAGTTACTTTGAATCTTGAGCGGCATTGATTATTAGACAAGCCTCTCATTTTGATATTTCCGCTTCCTTCGGTATGAATAATTGAACAATTACCAGGGATTCTGGTTGTAATAAATACAACATTTCCATTTGCATTTACTGTTTGTACTACATTACTTGTTAGTTCCATAAATAGTCTCCTTTCAGGAGTTTAATAGACCAGAGGATTGGCAGACCCTCCAGTCATTAAACTAATTTAGATTAAAGTGTATTACATCCGCAGTTATGATATCCAGAATATGGATTAGCAACTGTATATGCTGGGATAGGTGTTGGATTTAAAGCATTAATTAAATAGCTATTTTGAGCTGCTTGGCTTGCTTGTAATCTAAGATTAGAATTTGCTGCAGTTAATTCAGTAATCTTATCATGTAAAGCTTGTGTCTGCATATCTTGAATAGCACTTAAAACGCTTCTGGTATTAGCGTTTTGATTTTCCATTAGGTCTCTGGTTGCATCAGAAACTGTTCTACGAGTTGAGCACTCTTGGTCTGCTAAATTATAATTTAATTGAGCAAAATTTTGAGCATCCTCATATCTGTTTTGGCAGCAACACTGTTGCAACTGAGTTCCTAAGTTAGTAATACCTGCATTAATGGTATTAGCATTTTGCATATCTGCGATTGTTTGCTGAGTAATATTATTGTTAATACCAGCAAATCCATTCAACATACCTGTGTTCATGGCATAAAAACCATCACAGAGTCCACTATCTACGTTATCAATTTTTCTTTCAATGTTAGCGAAGTCTGAGGTTAAAATATAACCATCTGTAATTCCAGAACCTGTGGAACCTCCTCCGAAGAGTCCATTTCCATTTCCTCCCCATCCTGCGAAGCAGAAAAGGAATAAAATTATAATCCACCAGGCTCCAGAGTCTCCACCGAATCCAAATCCATTATCATTTCTATTGGTTCCAGTAGCTGCGGCAATGTCGGCTAAACTATAGCCATTTGTTGCGTTATTGAACATATTAATGTCCTCCTTTTAAAATATATTATTTAATCCCAAGCATTTGCTTAAAGGCATTAAATTCTTTATCAAAATCTTTACCATTTTGATTGCATATATTTCGAGCGATTTGTTCAATATCTGCACTTCTATTTTGCTTTGCTAAAGACAATAGATTAGCTCCCATTGGAGTATTTTGCATTTGTTGCTCTAAAATATTCATTACTAATTGTTGAGGATTCTGGCCTCCTTTAATCATTTGAATTAATTGCATTGGATTCATATTCATTGGCATAAGAATTCCTCCTAAAATTTAATATCTTCTTTTTTGACTGGTTGCGGCGAAGGAACTGAAGGAGTAGTCTTTTGCGGTGCTTCCTGGCCCGCAAATATAGCTCTTATTTTTTCCATTTGCTCATTAAATTCATCTCTAGTTATATAATCTATCATTTGTGGTTGTGTGGTTGGCTGTTGCAATATTTTCAATTCGTATACGTTAATTGATGCGGTTCCATCTAAATTAATCTGTTTAGTATAAATTTGTTTATTCGCTATATCTGGAAAAATAAAAATAGAGCCATCAAAGTCTATTGGAATAGCTTTAACCTCTTCAATGGAAGAAACTGGCCTGCCTTTTAGGTACAAAATACCTTGGTTTTGCATTGGTGGTTGCTGTCTAATAGGTTGTTGATTCTGCGGGAAGTAGTTGTAATTAGGATACATTTTTTAATCCTCCTTCTTAAAATTATTTTTCTTTCTTTCCTTCAATAGTATGTAAAATTTTTACTAATAATCTTAATATGAAAAGTCCAGTCTTTTTTAATCTTTTTTTGTACTACAAAATTAGACAAAAAAAAAATAAGGGATACAGAATATAAATTCTGTATCCCTTATTCTTATTTAGGTTCAATAGTTGTTTTATTTTTATTAACAGCTGCTTCAATTTGTTTTGTAATATATGTATTCAAATCGCCATAGATTGCTGTTAAGTATTCTTTCGCTTCGTCATTTAAGATAGAAAGAACTGCAGTCAAGGTCATGTTAAATGCCTTTTTCTGAGCTTCAGCGTCGAATTTTCCTTGGGCTTTTAAGCTATCTACATATGTTTGATTTGTGGCAATTACGCAATCAGTAATTGTTTTTGATAACATTGTAATATATTTTGCGGCTAAAGCATTATCATTTTGCTTAATTAAAGCATCTTTTTTTGTTGCGATATACTGCACTAAATAAGCTGTTAAAATTCCTAATAACGGAATTACGCATACCTCAAAAATTTGTGATAACATTTGTAAGAAATTTTCCATAATTATTCCTCCTATTTAACTTTAATCCAAATACGATTATCTACTTTTACATTACCAGTTCCCCAAACTTCATAATTTGGAATCTCTGATACAGTACCGATAATTCTATCTGGATATTCTCTGACTTCTTCACGAGTCATTTTTGAAATAGTTCCATTAGGTCCAGAACAAACTGGGTCACCAGCTTGATATGAATCTCTATCTTCATAAGGATAAGCTAATACTCTACCTGAGACCGCAAGTGGAGTCTTAGTTTGTTCAGTTTCACCAATTGCAAATCCAAAAGTATCAGATACTATGTTTGCTCCTGGTTGTAATCTTTTAGAAGATTTAATTAAATCCCCTTTTCCTGTTTCGATGACACAGTAACCTGGTTGTACATATTTTTTAGTTTGACGATATTCTGCATAATCATTCCATACTGCGCCATAAACTTGACCAGCTCTAAAAGCTCCGAAAACACAATTCTGAACTTCTCCAGAAGTTGGCTCAGTTGTAGAGCGAGTTCCTTTATGAGTCCATGTATTATAATATCCTTTAATACTATAATATCCATCACTGTAACCCCATGGCAGATAAACATATAAATCAATTATATTATCTGCGCTTGCCATTCCTTTTACTTTTATAGAAGTTGCATTAGAATCAGAATGATCAACTAAATATGAAATACCAAAAGAGGTTTTTGCTGCTCGAGTAGATTGCCATCCATCTTTTACAAAAATACTTATATGTGTATTTTGGTTTCCAGTACCATTATATCCATTTCCACTATATATATCTATAATAACTTCTGAACTATCACCATTAGAAATTAAATGACCTAAATAATACCAATGAGCAGTCCCATTAGAACCAGTTATTTTAAAGGATTGTTGTTTTTCAGTTCCAGATTGTGAACCCGTACAAGCTGTAATAACACCATTATTTAAATAAACTGGTTGATTCGCAGAACCGACTGAAGCTGTTGATCTAACTGGTACCCCATTTGTGAAATATATTGGATTTGTATTACCTCCAGCAGAGGTATTTAATTTATTTGCAGATGATGCTATTGTTGCACTTGCCGCATTTCCACTAATATTAACTCCAAGAGTATCACTACATTGAATAGGTACTCCGCCTGAAAAATAAACTGGTCTTGTAGAAGAGCCTGCGTTTGTACTTAATTTGGATGCTACTGTTGCAGTAGCTGCATTTCCGCTATAAGAAGTAATAGTTTTTAGCACTCCATTATCTGAATATACTGGTACAGTTGCAGAACCTATTGTTCCAGTAGTATTTCCAGTAGTTGGAATACGATTACCTCCATTTGCGTATGCATTTCCAGCAACATATAAAGTATTAATATAACCAGTAGCCCAATAATTAGAAGTTGAACCAATATTATAAGTATTATTTAAAGCTGGAATCATAGCATGACGATCATCAAAAATATAATTCCAAGCATTCCAAGTTGTTCCACTGGATAATCTCCATGCAGCTTGGCCATTATGATTTAATGGTAAAACAAATTGAGAATTATAGCCATTATTATTAAGATGTCTAAAATTCATTACATGATACCAATTTGTAGACGCTAATCCCATTGAGGCACTTCCATTATTGGTGGTAGCTAAATAAGCAGTTTTATAATTTGCATTATTTAAAATTGCTGTTGAATCACCTTGCGCTGGCAATTGAGCCATAATAGGTCTTTGTTGCCAAGTCAATAATTCTCCTTGAGTTGCAGGTAATGTTAACCCTTGTCCTGAGGAGCTATTTACTTCAATAGTCAAATCATTTATTTTACCTGCTAAATTTGCTCCATTAGCATTACCTGAACCAGAATTTGTACCATTGGAGCCTCTATGACCAATTAACCAAGTAGTACTGCTTGTTCCTGTAGAACTTCCATTATCTCCACCTAAAATAATATTCGCCCAACCATTCCTAGCTCTATTAACTTTAATACCTTCACTATATGATTGTTCTGTACTATAATAAGGATTAACAATTAATCTGCCATTAATCACCGTTGTAGATGTATTATCTTTATTGCCATTAGCATTGAAAGTGGTATTACCATTAGATATATCAAACTGCCATCCAAAATCATAATCATTATCAGCTCTATTCGTACTAGAACCTATTAAATAAAAACTGTTAGACAATATTCCAAAAGAAAACCATTTTTTAGTATTTGTATTAGTTTGTCTTAACCATGGCCAATAAGAACCAGAATCTGTTGCATCTAATAAATTATAGCCACCATAATTATAACGTTGTCCATCTAACCAAGAACTTCCTGTACTTGCAGCTCTAATATGTCCATTAAAATAAGCATTACCATCAGTTGAAATAGAAGCTACATTCCCTACTCCCCAGCGTTTAAAAATCCAACCTCTACCGGCTGAATTTGACATTGTGAAATAAGTTGCCCGATCACCAGATACATATCCATGAGTACCTTGATTTTTAGTGGTTCTAAATATAATTCCATAATTAATATTGCCCCCAAATAAAGTAATTCCTCCATCTGTGTCAGAGTTTCCTCTATTAACATTTAACCAATTAGTACTCATTTTATTCCAAAAATAATTATTGGTTCCACATTCTCTTGTATTATTTACATCTGGATAAACATTTCCAGTCCATAAAGTATTTTTAATCCAAGACTGACCACTTACAACATATAAGCCATAAGTAGTATTTCGCTCTTCTTGACCAATAGCTAAATATGGAAGACTCGCGGCACCAGTAGTATTATCTATAATTAAAGTATTTTTAGCATAAGTAGCTTTCTTTTCACCAACCCAATTAGTTCTAAAATAAAGAATGGCTCCTTCATTTGCCATTTGCCATGAACCATTATTTCCTCTATATAGTTCTAAAGCAACATTTCCATGATTGCCAGCATTTTCAGAGCTAATTCTTAATCCACCTGATTGTAAACTGGTAGAAGAGGCTTTGGCCTGAATAGTAATACCATCTTTACCAACTTGAACAGTTCCACCTTCATTATTTAAGTATAATGTAGATGCTTTAGAATTGTTACGAGCCATAATTTCATTACCATCAATACCCATATTTTGGGCAGATTTATTTCCAACCACCAATGAACCAGCCGCATCTAAACCAACATCTGTATCTGGAATAATATGAACATTACCATTAATAGTTACTGCATTATCAAATAAAGAATCTCCACCTACATAAAAAGTATAATTTTTTGAAGAAGATGCATTAATTCCAACTTGACTTGAAGTTACATAATGACCAGAAGAACCAATTTGATTAGCTGTTTTATAATATGCCATTCTATTTGCGGTTCCTGCTTCAATAGTAGCACTTAAACTATAACTACAAGCAGCTACATTACCATTACTTTGGACATAAACTGGTTGAGTTCCAGAGCCTACTGCCGCATTATATATTGCAGAAACGAACATTCTTTGATTATTATTTCCGCCAATATTTAATAGTCTATAAGTAGTTGTTAATGAATTTGAAGCACCAGTTGTTCCTTCAAGATTACTATCTGATAGATATCCAAATACCCATTGATTTCTAAAATCATTATTTTTATCCTTTTCATCCTTTTCATTGTAATGATTATAATGACCTAAAATCCAATAGCCATTAGTCGTTTTTTGAGCTAATAAAGGAGACCAATCATTAACACTAGTCATTCTAATCATAGCATTATTATGAGAACCAAACCAAGCTGAATTCTTTCCAGGTTTTGCAATACTATAATTAGCATCTATTTGAATATGATTATGATGAGTTGTTACACCAGAAATATCAACACTACCAGTAAAATTACTTGTTCCAGTAACTTGAAATTGATAACCTATATCTGTAATTGCTACACTTTGATCTAATAAGCTATTAACATGAACCTTTTTAGCTTCGAATAATTCAGGTGCGCGAGAACATCCAGCGGCATCTAATAAAGTAAATGTTCTCTTTAACGTTCCAAAAATTCCATTATATTGTCTTACATAAATTGGTTCAGTCGCATCATCCCCAGTAGCAATTTCAAGATAACCTGAATTGGTTGCACCTGCACGACCTACAACTCGCCAAAAATCATTATCCGCAATTGTACCTATAATACCTCTTGTTCCAGTAGAAACATTAGCAAAACGAAGATCTGAATATAAAGTTTTTTCTCCATAAATACCTTGCGCAGCATTAGTAATAAGACCAGCTTTACTATCTCCCGCATTTGGAATAGTTAAAACTGCATCAGTTAATTCATTACCTGCGCCATTCAATCCTCTAAGAGTAAAAGTTGTTCCATTTGAAACTTTTGTAATAATTTTAGCAACATATTTATCATTAATTGGAGTTTTATTATCTTTTCCATCTTCACCAGAATCATATATTACAAAATCTGAGTATCTGGTTTTTAATCCATCATAATTACCTTTAGTGGCATCAATTACATTGCAATATGATAAATACCATACTAATGGAGATGAAGCTGTTGGCGCAGCTGTTCCACTATTAAGATTAATAGCTACATATCCACCATCATTAAAGGTTCCTGTAGAACCGCAAATCATTCTATTTGCATACCATTCCCATCTACCAGTACCAACATTTGGAGTTAACCACTCATATTTAGTATTATTTCCAATCGCATTCATGTGTAGAGATAAATTATATCCACTTGGAATTTTTGCTCTAAAAATTTGGATTAAAATTGCATTGGCACGAGATTGCATTCCTAATCTAAAACCGCCTAATCCAGGTGATGCGGCACCTGTATGAGTAATTTTTAAAACTTTTCCAGATGAATTTCCACTTGAAGAATCACTTACTATTGCATGAGTAACAGTTCCATTACCACTATTATTATACACTGAAACGCCATTTGCGCCTTTTGCAAATTCTGGATCATTATATACTGGATATCCAGCACTTTTATATCCTAAAGCAGTAAGAACTAATTCACCTGATCCAGTAGAAGGGTTATTAAGAAAATAATTTTTATGAATATAAGTATTACTATTAAAGTAAGAAGTACCATTTACATAAAAATTAAATCCTTGTCGTCCAGCTGTATTGATTGCAATTCTATCTGTATCTGCATAATGCCATCCAGCTTGAAGTATTTTACTACCATTTGTCCAAACTAATCTATTTCCAGTTTGGCCTTGTAAAGTAATATTATTTATATATAAATTTCTCCAGTAGTCAGCTGCGCTTCCCAAATCTTGAGCATTAGGATTACTATTTTCTGCCTTAATAGGAAGAATATGTCCATCACTTGTAACCTGAAGTCCTTTTCGATTTGAAATAGTATCTCCGCCCGCTTCAATATTAATAGCACCATCAGATAATAAGAATAATCTTTCATCTCCACCATTAGTCACATAGGACATTGCAGACTCGCCTGCTCCAATGACCGTTGAACCACCGCCACCAATAGAAATACCGTTTCCATAATTATCACTGGTATTATCAATAAAACGAATCATTGAATATGTTGCTTTAGAGCCAATAAATTTAATTTCTTTTGCGCCATTAAATACTAAATTGCCCTCAATCCATTGATTTCCACCAACCAATAATTTATATCCTACATCTCCAGGAGTGGTTAAATTTTTACCAATATAGACTTGTCCACCTCTTGGCTGTAGTAATAAATTACATCTATTTGCATATTGAGTTGTATATTCTGATGTTTGCGGATCTTGATTATCAAAACAAGTTTGAATGACAATAGTTTCAGTATCAAATTTAGTGTTAGTTTGACCATATATCTTTAAAGTAGCATCATCGCCTCCAGTAGCAAAGAAAATGTTTCCATCGCCACCAATTTTCAAAGAGCCGTTTGGAATTAAGAAACTCTTATTACCAGCAACTTTTACATATGTTTTATCTTCCATGGCGATACCACCACTATAAGTATCATTCCACCATCCTGTTTTACCAGTTGAACGCCACCAATTAGAAGTATAAGCAGTATTAAAAGTTGGTTTAGTTTCAGTACTTGACGCAGTAGATACTTTTATATTTGCCCAATAATAGTTATTTACATAAGAAGTATAATTTGAAGAGTCTAAAACTGTACTCCATTCTCCCCAAGATGAAACTCCGTTGTCAGAACCAGAACCTCTTACAGCTAAATGACCTGCGCTACCATTCTGAATAGCTAATTGAGATCCATAACCAGAGTTATCCCATCCAAAAGAAAGAATATTGGCATCTCCTACTGGAGGTTTATTTTTTTTAGTGGTAGAAGTTGCCATAGAATATGTTACTCTTTTTATATATTTAGTATCTGCTAAATTAAAATTCATATCCTCTTGGCGAGTCTCTGGATTTAAAAATAATCCTTTCGCATAACCAGCTGAAGTAGCATACGTTGCACTATCAGCATTACCTTGAAATCGAGTAGCTTGTAATAAATTAAAGCCCGAAATACTGACTGGTAAATATAAATCAACTGCGGCCCCAGATAAATTAGTTGTAGTACCATTTCCACCTTTAGTTGCATCAGCAGTAGAAGCAATTTTAAAAGTCACATTATGATCTAATTTTGCACTATCGCTTGAATGACCGCCAATTTTACTTAAATCATAGGATTTATTATTAGCACCAGTAATTGTAAAATACCAAACTGGAGCATCACCATTTCCTCCTGCAAATCTAACACTGGGTTCATTATATTTGACAGATATGATACCCTTTGTACTACCGCCACCAAAAGCAACACCAGCACCCTGATTAGGTTGGAACCAAGCTGGAGCTTTAACATTTCCTCTAATAGATTTTAACCAAAAACCTTCACCATTTTGGTTTCCTAATCTTGTCCATTTTAAATTAGTATCATCGTCTGATAGAGTTACAGTAAAATCTTGATGCGCTAATCCATGAGAGTGATTAGTTGCTGTATTTATTTCAATAGTTTCACCATCTTGAGAAATAACACCTGTTCCTATTACAGAACCAGTTATTTTAATTGGTAAACCAGAAAATTTAACTCTATGGACAGTTCCATTTTTAGTAGCTTTTTTACCATCAACAATAGTATCATAGTATATAGAACCATTATTATTTTCATCTATAACAAAATAAATCATACCATTTGTTAATGGTTGATTTGTTGTATTAAAGTCCTTTTTTAAACCTTGTTTAAATTTAACATAATTTGCCAAAAGGAAAATCCTCCTTTCTCTCTGAGTTAATTATATCATAAAAACGACGTTAAGTCAATTTCATTCTATGATATATAAAAACTTGACCAAAAATATTATTATAATTTGGCCTATTAAACAAAAATAAGGGGATAAGACAAAATGTCTTATCCCCTATATCTTTAATAAGCGTCTTGCCAAAATATGTCCATTTGCTTATTAATTTGATCAATTCGTGCGATTAATTGTTCAGTTACAGTATATTCTTTAGTATCAAGAATTCTCTGTACTCTGTCATTATCGCCTTCTTCATCTAAGTTAATATCTACTACTAAACTTTGTTTAATCTCAGTTGTAGTTTCGATTGTACTTAGATTATAAGTTAATTCAGATTTACTACTATCTATACTGTAAAATCGAATTGAATATTTTACTTTACCTGCGGCCGCAGCTACTCGTCCACTAATACACCATGGAATTAGCAACTTATCTTCATCAATAAAAGTATCTGCATCATAAAAAGGAACTACATAAAGTCCAGACTTTCCTTCCGCATTTTCATATTGAATTAAACAAGTTGTATTAATTAAATCCATATGGTCATAATATCTATTTAATTTAAAATAGATAATTTCAGAACGGTGGTCAGCCTCTACACCAAGAGAGGCTGGCCCTTTAATTGTTCTTGTAGACAAATCAACATCATAGATTGTTTCTGTAGATGGAATTAAAACAGCTAAGCTAGGCTTATTTTGATCTTGAATACGATAGAGTAAATCATAATATTCCTGCATATTAGTAACCATGCTTAACCCTCCTTAACTGTTTTATTAATCTTGAATAGAAACTACTAAGAAGAACTTAGAACATCTATCTGCGGTTGTTCCGTTATATGTATTTCTAACCATACAATAGTAATATCCGCCTTCATTATCTTTTGGTTTAAAGATTGGCTGAGTCTCTCCATCAATAGGAACATCACCATCAAAGTTATAATTTCCAAGTGCCGCATCTTGAACGTCTTCATCAATGTTACTGTTTGTACCTTTATAGTATTTATACCATTGATATGTAACGGTATCGGCATCAGTTCTCATAAGACCTTCGCCACGTTCTTTAGCTAATGAATAATCAACTTTCAATCCATAGCTATGAGCGATAGCATAATCAACTTTTAATTCAGTCTTTTTAGGAGTATCTACTACTGGATCTCCATGTCCATCGAAACTTGAAATTTCAATAGTAACAGGACTTGCGGTATGAGTTACACGACAATTTCTTGTCTCTTCAGTTGAAGTTTCATTGTTGATACTATTAGTAGCAACTACTGCATAATATCCATCTCCAACTGCTCCAGTTTTATCAGTTGCATCATTAGAACCTACAATTGTATAAATTGGATTAACAGCGTCCGCAATTTTCTCCCAAGGAGTATTAATCTCAACACTTGTAACAAGATTTGGTTTATCTTTATTATCATAGTGTTTAGTCTGAACTTTCTTCAATTTACCTTCATCATCAAAAGCATCTTTTACATTCTCTGGTTTAATCTTATACCATTGATATGTAATAACACCGCTATCACTCTTACCAGTCTGAGTTGTTAAAACACCTTTGAACTCTTCAGCTTCTTTAAGAACTAAAGATTCATCAATGTCTTTAACGATAGTAACTTCGCTTGGGTGGAAGATTTGACAAATAACACTTAATGTGCTTTCACGGCTCTTTCCTACACGGTTTGTTGCAACAGCTACATAACGTCCAGTAGAAGTAATCTTAACTTGAGATTTTCTTTCAAGAACTCCTGTTGGAGTAGCCCAATCTACAGCTCTTAACTCTTCTTCTGTCATTAATTCATAAGCTGGAACTCCATCTTCTGTAGCAGTAGATTTATAATAATATTTAGTGTCACTCTGAGCAGTATCAGTAGTTTGAACATAAATATTTTGAGCAGTTAATAGACCAATGTATTCATTTGTATCAATATCATACATTCTCCATACGTAGGATAAAGTACCACCATCTGGGGAAACTGCTTCAACTTGCTGCATAGTATAACCAACTTCTGTAGCGAAGGATACTGTCTCGGCAAGGTTCTCGATAAATACAGGAGGCATAGCTTTTGTAGTATCTCCAGTAGCAGTAGAATCTACTAATCTTTCAAGAACTTTCTTATCATCTTCATCAAATACATTTTCACCATCAAGCATCATTTGCGGAATGTTGAAATCTAATGTAGATTTAATAGCTACAGTTGCGGTCTTTGTTGATAAAGAATAAGTAAGCATGTTAGTGACTTCATCTTGGATATAGAATCTAACTGCGAACTGTACATTACCAGCATATTTAGTGATGTCGTTATTTAAACACCATCCAATTAAAATCTTACCAGGATTACTTGTTACATCGGCAATATAAGGTGCGGAAATACCTTGAATAGTATTACCATTTTCATCCTTTTGGCTTAATTGCCATTCAATATAAACATTACAGTTATCTAAATCTTGGTTATCATAAAAACGATCTACTAAGAAATAAACAATTTCTGAAATATGGTCACCTTGTACGGATACACCATTTTTAGCAAATGTTTGAGGAACAGAAATTTCTCTTGTATTAGCGTCAATTTCAAATACATCTTCATCTAATGGAAGAACTGTATAGATTTTATCAATTTCAGCTAACTCAACGATACTACCAAAATACTCAGCAAGAGATGTAATACCATTACTTGGTTCATAGTATGTTTCTGTTGGGTCAAACGCATTAGTTGCTTGGACATATTGACCGTCTTTTGTTTTTACAAAATACATTCCTTCTCCGAATTGGCTTTCTTCCAAAGGAACTTCTACGTATGTAAGTTTTAACTCGCCAGCATCACTTAAAGCTTTTGTAGCTTTTGAGAAAAGACGATTATATCTTGCACTATTCTGACTATTTACATAGGTAATCATCTATTTTATCCCAATCCTTTCTTAGAATTTAAAAAGAGGAAAGAAAAACTACTTCTTTCCTCTTTACTTTTTCTTTCAAAAGATATGAAAGAAAGAGATTCATTTATAATTATTTTTGGCCAACTTCTCGCCATTCATCCAGTTCATCCTCTGGAATAGTAACGCTTTGGACAAAAGTCTTACCATCTTTGGTAAGACTTTTTCTTGCGTCCGCCACTAATCTATATTTACGAATATAGTAAATATCTTCAAGATGAACTGTACTTGTAATTGTTCCATTAGTACCTAAATAGGTATATAAAACAGTTTTAGTCATCTTTTAGAATCCTCCTTATTTGAATTCAATCATTGTTTCAGGATTTGCATACATTTTAGCCAAAGATTTTTTAATCAGTGGTTTCATTTGTTCAGAAGCACCATAAATGATTGCTTTAGCTTCTGGGTCAGTAATCATAGCTTCACCATTCTGTGCAAAAGAATTCTCTTGAATGGAAGTTAATTTAGTATTTTCAGTTTCAGAACCGATATATAAATACTTCAATGAACCTGTACACATAATATACATGAAAGCTGAATCTCCAATTGTTTTAACGCTTGGAGGAATAATAATTGTAAGGTCTCCAGAAGGAGCATCAGCAAGAGCCTGGTTGAATGCGAAATTACCAATCTTTTCCAGTTTGTTTGGTAAACCAGTCCAAATAAGGTTTGCACACATTCTAAATGCCATACTTCCAATTTCAATTAAGTTATTTGGAAGATAACAATATTTCATTTGAGAACAGTTTTGGAATGCATTTTCTTTAATATATTTCAAAGGAGCATCCTCATAGAAGAATACATGAGTTATTCCTGTCTGATTAGCAAACTCTTGAATTATACTAATATCTGCTTTGCCATGAACTTTATCATCATACTGTTTTGGAATAGTAATCTTACCAGTTAAAGAAACACCAGGTTTAACACGTATAGAATAAGTTTGGTCTGTTTGCCAGTTAAATTCAAAATACTTATCATCGGTTGGATTGTCATAAACATTTTCAACACTGAATGCCGCATAGAATTTTAAGTTTTGAGTAGCTTTAATTGTAGTTAAATCTACAACAGGAGCTAAACTTGCGGAACCGTATATATTATTTTCACCAGAAATTCTTCTTGTATATCCTAAGAATCTATACTTACTTGTAATAGGAAGAGTATCTTCTTTTGGATTTTGAACAAGATAATTTGGATCATGTAATGCGCTTCCATGAACAACAGAGTATCCAATCTTATTTCCATAAGTATTTTCAATCTCTCTTTCAGAACCATCATCGTTTACAAGATAGAATCTTACATCCCAATGGTGGTCTTCAAATACAGCATAGAATGTATAATCAGTTTTATCAGCTAATAGTTCTTGAGTTCCCCAATTATGGATTGCGGTATTACCTAATAAAGTAACCCAATTGGTATCATAAGACTCAATTAATCCAGTTCTATCAGGAGTTGTAGACCATCCAATAAAGTCTTGAGAAGGCTTTAATGCATTAATTCTTGTCTCACTGAAAGAAGATTCAGTTCTATCTTTTGGATTTTTGAAGAAAATCTTCTTGTTCTTTTCAAACTCTGCTAAACTAATTTTATCTGTACCAATTAATGTTTCAGTTGTTGTAACAGTTCCAGTCAAAGTATCAGTAGTTTTATCCTGAATTACGAAACGTGCCGCAAAACCTTTAGTAACTTTCTTAAAGAAGAATGTTAAATTAGGATAATTCTTAACTAACAAGTCTTGAATTGCGCTCTCTTCAACTGCGGTTTCATTATTAATATAAATGTAACCAGAAATTGTAGGAACTTTTGTTCCACTAGAAACACCAATAAAGCTTGTATTAGAAATTAAGTTTTCAAGTAATTTAGTATCTTTAATATCAACTGTAGACATGGTACTATCATATTCATACATTTGATTATTATTGATATATTGAATCCAATCTCCAGGATGGTTTTTGTAATCTTCTGCTGTAAAAGCAACTAATCCAAAGTGACCATCATCTCTAAAGTATTTAGATTTAGCACTAAAAGTAGCTTCTGGGTCATCAATTAATACATATGGACTCCATTGAACATCAGCCATATTAATCTTTCTCTGCGCACCTAAAGTAGCCGTTGCCGCATAGAATTTATTTAATAATTTATAACTATTATATCCTAAGCTTCCACCAATGATATTTAAAGTTGTTAAATTAGATGTTCCTTCTCCAACAGCCTTATCAGTTAATCCTTCAATATAAAGTCCTTTTTGAGCTACTAAATCACCGCTTGGATTATTCTTATCTTTTTCTTCTGGAACTTTATAAGTTTCAATTAAGTCAGTTAATAATCTCGCTTCAGTTAATTTTAAAGCTGCGGTTGAAGAACTTAAATGTAATGTATCAAGTGCAACACCATCAGCAAAAGTAACCTGAGTAATGTTTGAACCAGTATCTCTAAAGTTCTGTAATTTTTCACTTGCGGACAAATCAAATGTTACGTTATTATCTTTAAAGGTAATATAACTTAAATTGATTTCCTTAACAAGTGGCAATCCACTTGAACCAGTAATAGTCCATTTATTTACGTTTGAGTTCTTATAGTGATTATTTTCTTCATCTACTCCATCATATCCAAGTTTTAAATCTGTAATCTTAGTTGCATTACCAGATAACTCGAACTCTTGGAAGTAAAGTTTACTTAAATCACCAAGTGATTTCATTTGATCAAGACCATAAATATAATACAACTGCTCTTTATAGTTACCAGATTTACGAATACCATTTTCAAGGTCTGGAGTAGTAAATTTAACTGGGGTTCCAGTATACTTCATAGAATCAAAGTTTGCGGTATCTGTTCCAACAGTAACATACATTTTACGAACAGGTGTCATTGATAACCAATATTCACCATCAAACATATGTTTCTTTTTACCTGTGGCTGTATCATAATATGGTTCATTGGTAATAATACCTTCTGCACCATTTGTTGCAGTACCTTCAATCCATTTATCTGAAGTAGTTGCGGGACTATTTGCAGAAATACGAGAACGAATTCTGTTTTGTCCACCACGTTTATAGTTACCAACTGATAACCAAGAATCAATGTAATTGAAACGGTTAGTTAAGAACTGTTCACGTGACATACTTCTATCTCCTTGTAAAGCGTAGAAATATGTATCACTAGTATCTTTTAATACCTCTGGTGTTGTACCAGAACCAAGATATCCTACTTTTGGATTGGTAATTGAAATATATTTATAATGCTCATCAAGGTTCATTGCTAAGAGTGGTCTTAAACCTTCCATTGAATGGCTCTTAGTAAATTCTGGATTACATTTATAAATATTTTCAATAATATCTATAGAAGTAAATGGTGGTTTCTTTAAAGTACCAAAGTTGCTACTTGGTACACCAGTTAATTGTTCATATTTATCTTTAATAATTCCTAAGAACAATGAGTAGAAATTATTCCAAAGAACACTATCATTTGTTGAGAATGTTCCATCATCAGTTGCGTCAATGTTATATTCAAATGATGGAATACCAGTATTGTTAATACCTAATTGAGTGTCCATATCGTAGAAAATTGGATACCAAATATATTCTCCGCCTTTCTTCTGAGGACCCCAAGATGCCATCATACAGTTTTTACCACGAGAGTCATAACATTCAAGAACTTCAGTGATAACAAAATATGTTGCTAAATATTCAAGGTTAAAATGGTCTGTTAATTCATTTTTAAATTTAGCTAAACGATATTCTTTTGTATCATAATTATAAGTTGTATTACCATATTGTACAGGAGAAGGTAATTTCCAGAACTCATCAATATGGTCTTCATTATTAACAGCCTTATAATATGTTTCAGTTTCAACAAATTCTTCCTCTGATAATAAATAGTTATTAGAACTATTTTTAGTGTAGAATTTGTTCTTTTTATAAATTAATTCAGGATCGTCAGATAATAAAATCTTACGATATTCTCCACTACTTTGAAGCTCATAATAAACAACATCTTTATTATAAACTTGTGCTTTAACTTTTTGTCCAGTTTCAGTGCTTTCAAAATAGAAAACTCCTGCCTCGAAAAGTTTTTCAGCTAAATCAACTTGTACATAAGTATTTAAGCTTGGAACTTCTTTTAATAGAGGATTCTTTGGATCGTTATTAATATCAATTAAAGCATCTGTCGCAGTACTCCATACCCAAGCAACTGCTTTTTCCCAGTTTCCATAAATTTCAAGCAATTTATTTCTACCTTCGTCAAGATTATTAGCAATATCAATTCCTAATTTATCTTGTAGTTTTTTAACAGTTTTAGAGTTACTTGAAGAGTTTTCCAAATTAACTAAATAATCAATATAATCATCAAGTGCATTATATCTATATTCAAAAGAGTCTGCTACAACTGGTGCTTTCGCAACAGTATATTTATTATCAGCGTTATCAGGAGCTTTAAAAGATAATTTATATCTATTCCATGGGTCTCTGTATGAACAGAATCCACGAGAGTTGTTTTCAAATTCCCAACACTCTGCGACATCATCTGTACTCTTATGGTCAACAAAAGCTTGTTTCATACCGATATCAGTAAATCCATAAGCTTCCGCCGCACCCTTATCAAGAAGCATATTATAACGACCAATATATAAAGGTTCTGCACCAGCTTCTTTCATGGCTTGTGTTTGCCAGAAGGCTAAAGTTGGGAAACCTTGAACAGATGTTCTATAATCACTTAAATGATCAACTTTTGCAACTTTATATCCAGGTACATATTCATACCAAACATTAGTGCATTCAGCTAATTTATCTTTGATTGCGCTACCTTGAGCATCAGCAGAATAAGAAGGATCGGCACCAATTCCACCAAGAACTTTAGAAACACCATTCTTTTGAGCTAATCCACGAGGTCCTAAAACGAAATCTTCAGCGGATGCAAGTATCTTTAATTCATCATCTTTGGTATTTTTTAAGTTACCTTTATGGTTATAATAATAATAAACTGTTCCTGGTTTATAATTACTAGCTTCATTAGCGATTGCCTTTTGTTCACTCTTTGTTGGATCAAGTTCACAGAAAGCACTAGCTCCATTATAATCTTCAAGAGGATGATGTGAATAAGCATAATTTACTAAATTAGCAAGACCCATATTATAAGAACCAGAAGATTCCATGAAGTCTACTTTTAAAGTAAATTTATTACATCCAACAGTATCATTATCATAATAGAAGTATTTTAGCTTCTTCTTTTTACCAAGTTCATAATCTGCGGCAAAAGGTCCTTTATGAGCAACCATCGCATACTCATTTTTCTTAATTACATCACCATATTTATCATATTGTTTCTTTCCATCTGCATCCAAATCATCAACTTTAATCTTTGTTTTAGCTTTATAGTTACGACGTGGATAGAACTCAGAAGATGTTCCTTGTACACTTAAAGCAACATTTTTAGCAGTAAAAGAAGGACAATGATGTAAATAATAATCCTCAAGCTCTTTTCCTGCGGCAGCAGCTTCGGCAGATAGATTACCTATTGAATATGCTCTTTCAAGTCCAGTATTAATGAACTCCATATCTGCTGTAATAGGTGTATCTTTTCTCCAAGGAAGATTACCTTTTGATAAAGTATCATCTTGATTGGTTGTGAAAACAATGTATGGCATAATGTTTTCTGCTCTTGAATGTTCCTTATTATAATCAATCATTTTATTATAAGAGAACTGATAATCTTCATTAATGGTCTGATTAGCAGAATATAATTCAGCTAAATCCCAAGCAGTTGTATCAGTATCATCATAAGCAACATTCTTTAATATTTCATTTAACCCTAATGCTCTATTATAAACTCTAAATTTATAAAGGTCAACATCACAGTTAGAAGAGTTGATAACAAGATTTTTATTATTAATTGACCATTCACTTGTAGCGGTAGAACGAGCTACACTGGTAAGCATACCATTTAAGTAAACTTTCATTAAACGGTTTTCACCAGTTGTACTTTGTCCATCACCATTGTCATAAACGATGGTAATATTAAGCATTTTATCTTCTACGAAGTCAATAGCTACAGCATTAATACCATTAGTAAAATAACCATCTTGAGCACCAAGACAGATTGCAGAAGTTTTAGAAATTGCGCTATCATCAATTCCATTTTCAATATATTTTACTGCGGCTGCTGTTAAGTTATAATCACGATATAGTCCTTTAAAAAGTAATTCATCATAAGAAGGAACATTCTGTCCTTGCTCTTTTAACTGAGGTAATTTTACAGATAAGAAAGCATCGTAGTTAGTATATCCTCCAACTGCGCTTCTTTGATTTAAGAACTCTTGAAAAAGGGTATCATCTGTCCAGCTCTTTAACTCTGGAGCAACATCATCAATTACTGTATAACGAGTATATGTAGTAATTAATTTACCATAATCTTGAACATTATGGATTTTTAATCTTAACTCGATAGTTTTAGAAGGATTTTCTTCTCCTGCGAAGGTACTTACTCCAATAGGAAATTCAACAGAAGCTCCATTACTAATTCTTAAACAAGTTGTATTTGTATCGTCCATAATCCAACCGTTATTATACCAGTTGAAATCTTTAAATACTGCGGTTTCATCGCCAACTGTTAATACAGAACGCTTTTTCGCAGATTCAGAATTTGAACGACCTCTTGAATCAACATTAACTCTTAATCCAGTAGTTGCAATACCCATATTACGAGGATCTTTTAATACAGTGAAATCTGGAACTGTAGCCCATGTCTCAGTGTCATCTTGACCAATACGAACTTGATAAGTAGTATTTTGACCAGCTACTAAGTTAGTCAATGTCCAATAGGTAAATGTAGTATCATCATTTCTTGCGGTATAGAATGAACCATCAAGTGCATCTGTACCATCAATAAATAAATAAATTGCGATTTCACCTGTGTTGTTAGGGTCATATACTTTAATTGGAACAATTGGGTTATCAAATTCATAATAACTTGATTGCATATCTCCAAACCAAATTAAAGGTTGTCCTTCATTTACGTATAGACCAATTTCTTTTGAAATCATAGGAGTTGCACTACCACGAGAGCCATCTGATTTAGCCAAACTTAATTGTGCTTTTATAATATGACGACCATGATTATAATTATCACCAAGTGCTATACCTGTAGAATTATTTGTATTTTTATCATAAATCACTGAATTTTTTGAAATAACTGGTGATACACTTGCGGTAGTATTTGCGGTATTATACTCTTGAGTATATACTAAGAAATCATCGAAATAAACATCAAGAATACGGTCTGCGCCAGTAGCAAAACGAACTGCTACAGGAATTTCAGTGCTAAAAAATTTAGTAGAACTAAATTGACTGGAAATCCAATCTATAGAAAGCTCATGAGTTGTAACAAAATAAGTTGCAACACCACTATTATAAAAGATATTATCTTTACTACCTTCTACTGTAAATATAATTTTATTTTCAGCAGAATGACGAATAAATTCAGTTGCGTCATAAATAATAGGTTTAGCATGAGTTACTTTTTTTGTATCAGTATAATATGGAGTAGAAGCCTCACCTTCAAAATACTGTATTGTAACTTTCATTGCATCTATACCTTGATCGACAGGTACACCATCTTCTGTGGCAGATGTTACTAAAATTTGAATATTACATTTATCACCATTAAGCAAATCTGCTTCTGTTACACCAGTAATGGTTAAACGGCCTCTCTTTTTGGTAGTAGTAGTTCCACCACCTTCACCACCTCCGCCAGTTCCACTAACAGCGATTCTTGCACAAGTAACAGCATTTGTTGTTTCATCAATATCTACAACTTTGTAAAAACTTCCATCATTATTGATGACTAAATCTCCAGTTTTTAATTTATCATCTGGATTTTCAAGTTCATCCGTATAGAATGTATAATAGTCATCTCCGGAGTTTTGAACGAAAGTAGCTTTTGCATAAATAATTGCGGCACCGCGACCGCCCATAGGGATTCTTGCAATTCCCTGAGCATCAATGAAAATGTTTCCAGTATCGGTTGCAAAATAAATAAAACCTTCTTGGTATTTACCTTTAAGGATTTTTTCCTCTAAACCACGAACTGGTCTAAATCTTGCATTTGCCATTATGCGGTATCTCCTTTCTATCTCATATATATTTAAAAAAATAAAGGGATTAAAAAGAGAATCTCTCTTTTTAATCCCTATAATTCTCTCTATTTAGAATAAAAAATAGAAAATTAAAATTATCAGAACTCGCCCCAAGTCATATTAATTGACACTGAAGATCCGCTTGCTCCAAGAGTCAAAGAACTAGACTTGATAGTTGCGGTTGCAGTTCCATTTTGAACCATACTCTTACCACTTGAAGAAGTAGCAGTAACTTTAGTGCTTAAAGCGATAGAACCATCTGCATTTTTACTAGCGGCACTAGTCATTCCTGTAATTACAGTAGCAGTATCATTAAGTTCATAATTAACGGTATTTACACCTGTTACGTGTCCTTGGTCATTTGTCTTAATACCTGTTATTACTGGAATAGTAATAGTATCATTCAAATGTGTTTCAGGAGTTTGAGAACTTAATTTAATCTTATCTGGATTAGTCTCGGTATCAGTTCTTTTAACAGTATTATGAGTAATTGTAATTACATTCTCAGCTGGTTTGTTTTCAGAAATATCTACTCCACCTTGAAGAGATTGAGATACTGTTAATCCGCCTGCACCAGCATATTTAATTTGACCTTTGTTACCACCTGAAGAATCTCGTAATTTAAAACCGACTCCTTCAGCAGCTGTATATAACTTATAAGTTGTATCAGTGTCATTTGTACTTTCTACAAAATCCCATGTAAGAGTTGCTGGATTAATAGTACCAACTAATTCAGCTTTTGTGATTGTACCTGCGGCTAAATCAGCAGCTGTATATTCAGTACCACGAGCGATAGCTAAAGTACCTGTTGTATGTTCAGCACTATTTACAGTAATCGGTGAACTAAATAAATATGTATAACCAATCTTTTGAGGTAATTTAAGAAGCTCTGCCCATGCGGTAGCAGCAGTACCATTTGCTCCAACAGTACCACGATATTCCATCGCATTGAGGTCTCTCATTAATTGGTCAATTTCTTCTTTATTATATGCGTTGATATTAAATACGCCATCAACTAACTTAGTAGAACTTTGAGCCTTACTACCATATTTAATAATTGGATCATAAGAACCAGTTACAGTCTTACCTTGGTTATCTTTTACTGTTACAGTAAAACCAGTTTTTCCACCTGTGGCATTTGCAACAGCTAAAGAAGCATTAACTCTACCAGAAAAAGTGATTACATTATCTTTTCTTGTAAGAACAGTTGTACTTGGGTCTGCCTTTAAAGTAACTGAACTACCAGCTTGACCATTGGCAGAAGTTAAATTAAGTTTAATTTCACCAGTTGCGCCATCTCCAGCAGCTAAAGTGAATTTATCACCAGTAATTGTAATACTATTTGTTGCACCTGCGGTCTTAGCAATTTTTAATCCGCCCGCAGTAACAATATCAAATGTACCAGAAACACTACCACCATCTGTACTACCAATCGCATTTTTGATAGTTGCAGTAGCTCCAGTAGTAGAAGCTGTATAAGTGTTAGAATTAATATGAGTATCAGTATTGGCATTAATCTGTACCCATGTGCTACCATTATATACACAAAGAATATTAGCAATATTACTATCTACTTGACCTGCGGTAGAATCTTTATACTGAACATAGAAAAAACGTCCTGTATAAGCTACCTTGTCAGCAGCAGTTTGAAGTGTTGGTAAATCACCTAAATAAGTAACAGTTTGTACACCTTCATTTACGGCGGAAATACTTCCATCACTATTACCAACATATAATCTATGTGAATCTTTTGTTAAATAAAAATAACCATGTTTAGCTCCGGCGTTGGCGCCTTTAGATAACATGGTGTCAATAGAACTCTGAGCACCGGTTAGAAAGCCAACTTTAGCGTCTTTTAAAACATTAGCCATTTATTATTGCCCTCCTTTTTTATTCAGTTTCATTAATGTCTTGCCATTTTAATCTACCATCAAGAATATTTACCTTATTAGATACTTCAACCATTTCAGTTTGTAAACTAGTAACGGTTTTTACAAGACCTTGATTTGTGCCAGTTTCATCGCCATATAAAGTTGTATTTACTTTTTCTGAAAATGTCTTTAAATCAGTAACATCTTTAACTAATCCTTTAGTAGCATCGCCAACAGTGCCTTCAAGTTTAGTAACTCGATTGTCAAGTTTTATAATATCAGAAGCGTTATGATTATTTTCGATCCATGTTTCAATTTCTTTTAATGTATCGAATTTCTCTGAAGCGCCATCAACTACCTTTAAAACCTCTTCTTTAGAGATTTCTCGAATTGATTTTCCTGTATCTTTACCAACAAGAGTATCTAAAACAAGTTCAACTGCGGCCGTAGGATTAGCCCATGTTGCGTCACCACGTAAATATAACTTATTATCTCCAGCTTTTGGAGGTGGTACTAAACCAGATAAACCATTGGAGTCATCTTTTGCTCCAACCATTATTGTAACAATTTGACTTAAAACCTCAAAAATAGGTTTATTAATCCATTTCTGTTGCTTGTCATCATAGATTAATATATTATTAGCAGTAATATCTTCCGAAATAAGAACATCTTGTAAATCACCGATATTGTTAATATTGGAAATTTCACCAATAATTAATTTAGGTCCTAAGTATAATTGGCCTGTCCTTCCATTTGTTTCAGATATAAAATACAGAGTATCTTTATCTTTATCTGAATCTGGAATCTTCGCCCAGGCTGTTGGAGTACCACGCAAAAATTTTACATAATTGCCAGGTGTTGTTGTATAAGAAGCCAAAACATTTACCTCCTTTTCATTTTCTCCTATAAATAATCAAAATATATATTTATAAATTAAATAATCCTGGCCTATTATGATAAATAGACCAGGATATTTAAGTTATTATAAAATTATTGATTTATCAGATGAATCTAAAAGTTTTTGATGTTGAGTTACTACAGTTTTTTCAATATCGCTAATTCTTTTTATAATTTGTTCAATCGTTAATTGTTCATCGCTTGGAGTTACAAGTTTAGAAGTTTCATCATATGTACTTGTAGTATAACTAAAAGTATCTGTATTTTTATAACATGTCCCTAATTTCTTTAGCATATCAACAAATGCCATTGAAGAAGGAACTGAAGAGAATAAATCTTCTGGATCTTGAGAATAATTATTTACAACAGTAACCATACCTTTATCACTTGTAGATGCAGTTGGGAAAGTAGCTGTTGTAGCTGTCACAAGACCATCGACTTGCTTTACAGAAGAAACATAATATCCAGGTGCTGCTTTTATTTCAGAGTCTAATTTACCAATAGCATTGTTAATAGCAGTGTTTCTGTTATTTTCTTCTTGTGTAATTGCAGCCTTTCTATTCTCTACCTCTTGACTAATAGCTAAATTATTTTGATTAATATAATATCTTAATTTACCAAGACCAATATTTAAACTATCAGTTGCAGTGATATCGGTTGCTATTGAAGTTGGAGTTGAATAACCTGTTAAAGCTAAATCTCCAATTTTTCCAAAAGTAGCAGTAAATGTATCTCCATTTTTAGCATATGTTAAATTAGTCATTACATTATCTGCACTACCTTTAATTCCAGATAAACTCAATGAAGGTAATGTAATTGTATAACTTGTTTTACTTGATACATGGCCTTTTGAATCATATGAAATCTTAGGAATATTAAATGTTCCACCTAATTTAGGAGTCTTATTAGAATCTTCAATAGTAGATGTTAAATTAGTTGTTTGCGGAGCTTGATGAGCAAAGCTAACTTTATCTTTGCTAACAGTTGTTTTAATCCAACTATCTCCACTTAAAGTAAATGTATCATGCGTACATGACGCTTCTGTAGTTGTTCCTACATCTGCCGCAATTTTACCATAGCTATTTGGTAAAGTATATTTTGTAGTTGTTTTTTTACTAAAATGATTTTTACTATCAAAATCATATAAAGTAATTGAAAATGTTGTTCCGTTTTCTTCATTGCTTAAACTAATTGTTCCACCATCTACAGTGCTAGTATTTTTTGCATCGTGGCTAATTGTAAGTATATCTGAATCTGGATTTGTTATAATACGAATCCATTCATCTCCAGAGTTAATACCTAATGTATCTTGAGTATTATCAGCAGCAATTTGACCCTGTGCCGCAAGATTTTCTGTATTATTATTTGATACACGACCATTTGTTGTAATATATTTGAATCCATAAGGTAAAATATATTTATGGTCTTGATTTGCGGTCATATGACCCGCATTATCATAAGTTGTATCTTGAATAGTAATACTATCTGTTGCAGGATTATTTAAGTCAGTTTGACTCTTTGCACTTACTGTTGGAGTATGAATATCATGGCTAATAGTAATTGTATCTGCACTTGCATTTGTATCAATTCTAATCCATTTATTACCAGAATTAATTCCAAGAGTATCTTGAGTATTGTCGGCTACAACATTTGATGTACTTGGATTTCCAGTATTATCTCCTGATGCAGTTCCACTTCTACCATTAGTAGTAATAGTTTTAAATCCATAAGGCAAAATAACTGTTTCATCATTATGACCAACAACATGTCCTTTAGGGTCTACTATTGGAGTATATAACTTCATAGTATCTTTTTTAGGATTATTCATATCAGAATTAGAAGTAGTATCTCTTACTGGCTGATAATTGTGTCTTAATGAAACAATTGGCTTAGTTGGTTTACCATCTACATTAACAGTCAACCATTGATTTTTAAATCCACCGCCCGCAGTAAGATTTTCTGCCATTGGGAATACATCTGACGCAATTCCTGTTACATCTCTCTTTGTTCCAGCAGTATGATTAAGTCCCTCATTAGTCTGAGTAACATTTGCGGGAGCGCTTGTTAAGCGACCATAATTATCTACAATAACAATATCTTGAGAATCTAATTTTCCTAAGTGAGAAATCCAATCATTAAAGGTATTTAAAGCACCTTGAATTGTTTGTAAATCTCTGGTGTCAGTATCTTCAGAATCAATTACTTGGTTCATTTTTAGAATCATACCATGAATAGTATTTAATTTACGAGCAAAATCTACTAATTCATAATATGTAAATCCAACATCTCTTGTCGCTAAAGAAACTGAAGGTGGAATGTGTTTAATCTTATTATTCCACTGTTGACCATGCGGCATAATATTCATACTATCTGAATCAATATAGAAATTCTTAATTACATAATAAGTTTCATTTGGATTCATCTTCTCTTCTTGAGCTAAAACATATTCATCGCCGTCTTTACGATAAAAGTAGTTTGGATAATAGAAGTAAATTCTCTGGTTAGTTGCTGTGTCATGCTCATTAACTCTATGATAATCAGCACTTGTAATTTTTAAGTGAGCTAAACTATAACCATCTACATTATTAACTTTTAAATTCTTATTAGTCTCAAGAATATAACTACCTTTTCTCTCACGATCTAAATTTTCTCCAACTTTGTAATAATATAAATTTGGAGCATAGAATTTATCAATTTTCTTTTTCTTTAATTGATAATATTGTAAACGATCTTTTTCATCTCTGGCAGGATTTGTATAAAAATCTACTAGCTGTCGTCTAATAGAAGTTGCTGTAACTGGAATATAAATTGTATATGGTCCAAGAAGATGACTATTTACAGTCGTTTTTACAAACCAAGGATTTCCATGTTGTATATCTGCAAAATTTATATGGAAATCATCAACTATATCTCCAGAAAGAGGATCTTTATAACTTACACTATCTCTTGCATATGGTAATAAGTGAAGAGGCTTATCCTCATCTATAGTACCACCCATATAAACATATACATATTTTTTCTGTTGAACAAAATATAAATTCTGTTTATTTTTTTCAGGATCAAAAGGTAATGTATTTCTTACATAATCTCCAACGCTCTTGTCAAAAACCCAAGCTGGTCCAGCTTTTGCTTCATCCCATACATAGCTACTGGAAGGATCATTAAATTTAACTTGTTCATAAGTATCTATTTCGGTATATGTCTCAGTTACTTTTTCACCTTTTTTAACCATATAATGATCAATTAACTGAGCTTTCTCTCCTGAGACATTTCCAGTTCCTAAATCGCTATTATCAATACGATAATCAAAATCAGCTTTTACAGGCTGTTCTCCAACTTTTAAAATATATGGCTCACCTGCGGTATGGAGTTTTTCATAATAGTATTCTCCTTCTACTGGCTTTTGAACAGGAGTATAAGTACCATCATCATTTTTATTATAAGCAGTAAAATCTCTATGTCCATCCCAATATACTTTAGAATATTTATCTTCTGCCCAAGCTCTATAATAAAAGATACCTGGTAAATATAAATCAGTATATTCTGGTTCTGAAATAACATCTTTTAAAGCGAATCTTTCTTCTATCTCATAATATGTCGCTTTTGGATCATAATTTTGACCAGCAAAAGTCCAATCAATAGCATAATAAGGAGAGTTTAATTTATTGGTACTGGTATCAGTCATATATTGATAATAAGTATAACCTTTAAAATCATCTCCCAAATCTATACGTCTTCCATCAATTCTGGCAGAATCCATAGTATAATAAGTTTTATCTCTATGATAAGTAGGTTCTGAAATAAAATCTTTACCACCATTTCTTAATTCATTTATATAATAATATTTACTACCATCAAATGGCTGAACTTTTACTTGTTCATATCCTTCTGAAGCAGTAAGCTTTCTTACATAATATTCCAAATCTTTATTATATTTTCCAGAAGCAACATCATATTTACTTCCATTTTTAACATAATATAAGTCTGGTTTGAATTCGCCTTCGGATAAATCAATTCTCTCATATGTATAAGCATCTGCGGCAAGTGGTGTATAAGTATATTTCATATCACGACGATAATATTTATCATTACTTACATCAAAATAAATTGTGTCATCATCGTTATTAGTAATATTCTCTTTCATTGCGTCAAAAGTGTTATATGGTTGAATAATCATACCCATTAAATCATGCACAGAATTAATACAACCAGCTATGGTATTTACATTAGCCGTATTATAATAGTTTCTTGGACAGCCTTGTGTTTTACCACTTTTCATCTTGTATGTAAAACCATCTTTAACTAAACGCAATCCAGTTCTATCTTGGACAGCTCTTGCATCATACCATTCAACATCTGGATTTCTCTTTTGAGTTTTTCGGATAGCTTCATTTGTTTTTCTGCCACCATAAACTAAATCCCAAACGTCTGAAATAGCATCTCCAATAGATGGTAACATAATAGAAAGTTCTTGAGTATCTACTTCCGGTGTAGCAACACCATTATGATTTGCATAAGTATTACCACTTAATCCAGTAGGAGCAATTGTAATCCCTTCAGCAACAAAACCTTTATCTTCTGAAGGAGAAACGTCTGGATCGACTGCTGGGTCTCTTCTACTTGGAAGTCCAAGCTGATGTAAATATTTTCTATCCCAGCTTTTAGATACTTTATCAGGATCAAATCCATCTCTATTATAATATATAGCTGCATTAAGAACAGGTGGGTCTTCTTCTGGGGCTTTCTCAACCCAATCAATTCCACCAGTTTCATTATATTTAGCATAAAGAACCCTTTTAGAATTAGTAGTTTTATCAAACTCTGTTCTTGTCCAATGAGTATTTTCATCTGAAGGATACTCAACTCTACTATTTGAAGATAAAATAGTTGCAGCTATAGGTTTTCCTTCAGTATCATATTGAGGTACTTGTGTATCTGGTTCACTTGATCTTATTCTAAGTCCCCAAGTTGGTTGCCAATGAAGCTTATAATATACATTTGTACTATCTACATCAAAGTGAGGTCTCAATGGAACAATAGTAGGTGCATCTGCGGTAATGTCAAATGTTGGTACAATAGTATTTAACTCAGCTACCATTACATATTTTTCATAGCCCTTGTCTAATACTTTTTGCCAAACGGTTGAATCATAACCTCTACTTGTCTTATAATATTGTTTATCTCTGGTGAAATTAAGAGTAAAACTATCTTGAGATGAATTTCCTAAAGACTCCCATAAAGCTCCTGTAAAAGTAGTATATTGTTTCTCAGGACGGCCTTGCTCATCTTCAACCATCATAGTAATTATAAATTGCTCATTTCCAGTTGCAACCCAATATTCATCAGATAAGAAATTTTCTGTATTTGATGGATCTTTATGAATTCCACTATTTGCGACTAAATTATAAATTGGTTTTCCATCATCATTTAATTTGCCTGGTACTCGAAGAACAGTTCCTTTTTCGATTAAATTATCTGTATATTTCAATGTACCATTAGCAATATTTTTTCTATCTTCCTCAGTAATACATCGAATAATAGTTGGATTAACTTTATTTCCTTCTTCATCTTCTTTTTCACCAACAATAAAATCAGCAGAAATTGACAAAGCAAAATCTTTATTTAATCCATCTGTTGTAATTTTATAAACCTGAGGAATACCAGATAAACTACCTTTAATATCTTTATCATATTCAACTAATACATATCTACCTACATATACTCCATCATTAGCGACTTGCGTATCCATTTCATATCTACTTGGATAAGTGGCATCAAATGAGAATTGTGTACGAGTAGTATTTGTTATATTACCATAAAATCCCATATATTAGTCCTCCCCATCATCATAAATAAGATCTACAATTAATACTGCATTTGTTATATTATTAATTTTTTTCATTGACTCCGCATCAAACTTTATACTTGTAATTTCGGTTTGATTGTTTAAATCAAGTTCAAAAATTCCTGTTTGTCCAATTAAAATATAATCTGTTTCGGGCGCATTATTTAATAAAAATCTTGTCCCAGGTAATGCTTGAATTCCTAATTGAGAAATAGGAAAACAATCTGCGAAAATTGTACCATCAACAAATTTTCCAGCTTCCGCAGTTTTTGGGGAGTTATTACTTGCATCACCTTTTCCAGCTTCATCATCATTGTAGAAACGAAATTGTTTAACTTTATTTGCCATTTTTTGTCTCCCTTACTCTTAAAATAAATTCTCAACTGCTTTTGTTGCATTTATACTCATTGTTCCATTATAGGTTAATGGAATAGTGAAACTAGAAACAATGTACTCTCCGCAAATACCACTATTATCATCTCTAACAAATATACGAGTATTTGGTTGTAGATAATAAATTGGTAATGTTGTCATTGAAATTGTCTCTGTGCAGTAAGAATAATTATATAATAAATTATCTAATTCATCTTTTGCAGATTTTCCTTGAGAACTAAATTTAAAAATATTACTGGATTGAGAAGGTATTTGAAGAAAGCTATATCCTGGTTTTAAAGCTCTTTGTGAATCTAATGAACTTATATAATAAGTTTGCTTAGGATTCCAGTCTAAAGCTAAAGTATAACCACCAGAGCCATCGCTAATATAATAATATGCTCCATCTTCATAAAACATATCTTCCGTAATATTTATTTTAGTGTACTCAATACTATTTTCATCTACATAAATAATATTAGGAGTTTCTCTAAAATAGATAGCTTTAACATCAGAATTATTTTCAGCTTTTGGCCGAGTTCCAACATTCTTAACGGAATATTGACTTAATTCACCCTCAGAATCTAAAAAATCAAACCAAAAATTTAATGCTTCTGGAGATTCTTTAATTCCATTATTCCAATATGTTTTCTTATCATATTCATCATCATATTTTTGATAATATTGTTTTTTAGGAATATAATTTTCTCCTTTTTTACATTGATGAATATAATAATAATCTTTTGGAGATTTTTTATATACAGCTTCACTTAAAAAACTAAGTGCCGTATATGCACCAGATAATGATTGAGTATAATATTGTCTACCTGCTACATAAGCGACATTTTGTTCGCAACGTACATAATAATAATATGATTCTGGCTTTTCATCATATTTTGTTTTAGTTGTATAAGCAATTTTATATGAACCAGTATAGAATGGGTCATATAGTTGTCTCCAAAAACCATCCATGTCAGTATAATATTGTTCATATCCTGTATATCCATCAGGATAATACTTATTATTATTTTGACTTATCTTTACATAAAAATCATCATCATGCATATGTCTTTTATAATCTTTTGACATCTGATAAATTATTTCTCGCCAATCAACTCTATGATATTTTTCATCTTTATTATCAATAGATAATTGTTCTTTTTTTAATTCCGTTAATTCATCTCCCATATCATGTTCATTAAAATAAAATCTTGGATTATAAAAATATACTTTTTCTCCATTTTCAACATTCTCTTTTAAGAAGTGTAAAAAAGTATGATCATCCAAACAACCTGCATATGGATACATAAATTTCTTTTTTATAATAGGTTTAACCAACTCTGTTACGATTTTACCTTTACCATTATCATATGATTCATAATATTGGCATTCTCTTAAAACTTCTGGATTTGGTTGTCCTGAGCCATGACTAGTATCAATTTTAGTTTGTTTTATAACAATTAACCAAACGCATTTTTCATCATCATCAAAAGTTTTAAAATTATTAGCTTTACAATATTCGTTTAAAGAACTCCTTTTAACACATCCAGATGTGTCATTTCGAGAATACCATTTCATTGTTCCTGCGGGCTCAACCCCTGTAACAAGTTTATAATAATCATGCCAGTCTCTAATATCCCACCATCCAGGAGTCCAGCCTTGGACAGTCTTTTCTGGCTGTGTTAAACCAACAGGAGCTGGATATTTAAACTTATAATTCTCAAGCTTTTCGTAATCTTCTTCAGTAGTTAAACTTTTTATTTCTTCTTTTAATTTAGTATAATATTTATCTGTAAAGAATACTTCTCCCTCATATGTTTTATAATATAAAGGTTTCTTATCTATTGCATATCGTAAATGCACAGGTATCTCTGCTCCACTGGCAGATGTTCTTTGTCCCCAAATGGAAAAGTCATTTTTAAGATTTGATAAATCTGGAGAATTACTAAAAGATGTTACTATATTTGCATTCTCAAAATAGTATGTTGCAGAAGATGTATTTGCGGCATTCTCTACATAAACATCACTGGTTGTATTATTCACAATATTATTCCAAGAGGTCTGAACATAAGTCTTTTTCTTTTGGAAAACAAATTGTCCATCAATATTATAAAAATATTCAAATTCTCCTAACATAGATACCAACTTATCAAGCATTTGTGTAACTGAACTTCCAACATCTAAAATAAGGTCGCCCGCATATGTTAAATCAGTTGGCTTATATCCAACTACGTCCCCATATTGAACTTTTATAACAGAATATCTTGTATCGCTATTTTCGGTTCTAATATAAGTGGGATCATCACTATCTCCCATATCAATAGAAATTCTTTGGTCGAACTTAAATTTACCATCTTCAAAATTTGTAATTGGGTTCATAGTATCATATTCATAAAACCCACTTTGCGTTGGAGAAAAGAAAAGTTGATTTACAACATCCATATCTAAATTCATTAAAAGATAAAAAGGATTCTTTTGACGAGATTCCATAAGCTCAATACCTATATCATCAAGGTCATTAATAATAATATTCTCAAAAGGCTCTTTTGCATATTCATGAACTGCTTCACGAATAATGTCTTTGATTAAATAATCATCTGTGGTAATAGTACCATCTGCGGCAATTGTGTCATATTTACCAAAATCAACAGATAATGCGGTAATTGCGCCACCGACGTCTCCATTCAACATGCACATTTTATCTTTACCTTGCAATGAAATAGTATATGAACTGGTAGACTGAGATGTACTAAAAGTAGATATTACATAGTGTCCTTCTGGAAACCAAATTATCTCTGGATAATTAATTAAATCTATTGTATTTTTAACGCCAACTTTTAATTCAAATTTTGTATTTAATCCCCAATAGTAATTATGAATATTAAGTTCACTCGCTACCATAGTCATAGAGCATGTGCGGCGAACCGCAGAAGTTCCATTTACTGAAATGGAACCCTGCGTTATTCTACCAGTAATCTCCTCTATTGGATTTTCATCAAAATCTAAAGCTATAACCTTAGCGTAAATTTCTCGTGTACGTTGCTCATCAAGTTGTTTTAAAAAATCTTTGTCTAATAAAGGATCTTTCATGATATAATACCATTCGCCTCCTTATACTCTGTAATTGTTTTATTTAAAAGGATTAAGAATTTTTGATATGCTAAATCCCTTTCTGCTTTAACTTGAACAATGCTATCTCTTGTATTATTATGATTTTTATATTCTTCCAAAAGCTTCGATTCAGCATCTTTATATTTTAATTTAGCATCTATAAGGTCTTTACTACCAGTTTCTTCAAAAGTATAAGTTATATCTTGCTTTGAATAACTAATATAAGCAATAACTCCTCTATTTATAATTAAACTTTTTATAAAAGAACTATCTTGAATATCAATAGGCATTATTTCATCAAAAACATTAACCTCTTCATCGTCAACAATAGCCATAAAAGTATTATATCCAATAGAGAAGAAATCTTTTAAATCCCCATCTATTGCATATCCAGTATAGGGAGCAAAAGTATCATTATTTGCTTCTATATAATAACCTTCATTTGGGAATTTTTTTGCGACACGTCCTCTTCTATAACGAATATAATATATTGCCCATGGGTCTAATGTACTTAAATCAATAGGATTTCCTGTACAATACATATCATTATAATACTTTTGTGAAGCATCTGGAACAAACTTATTTTCTTCTTGACCTTCTTGCGGTTCAGTATATTCAACATCTACATATATATCTCGTAAATCTCTTCGTTGAAGTTTTAATGAATAAGTATTTAATACTTCTGTTTTAATATCTTTGATTAATTCAAAAATATCTTTAGTAGTATAAAGTTCTCCATATTTATCCACTAATTTTTGTTGTTTATATCTTTCTCCAATAAATTGTCTAACTGGAACATCAACAATTTGAACATCTCTAATAGTTCCAAAAATAGTAATAGATTTTGTTTTATAACTATATGTAAATAAACCGTTCATATCTTGAGTCCAATCAAAACGGACATTTCTAACAGGATGAGTAGGAAATTCTGCATAATAAGAACCAGTAGCACCAATAATAAAACTTTGTCCATCAATATATACTTTACTTCCAGGAGTCATCTCTGTAAAAGAAATTGAATAAGCTGGATGAGAAAGTAATTTCGGTTTAGGCTTGGTTTCATCACCTGCATCTCTAAGAACAATTGTTTTCCATCTTGTCTGCAGTGTGGTATCCTCATTGGCATCTACTAATCCATAATGTCTTAAATTAGTAATATTAAATTCTGCTATTTCATATGCATTACATGAAAAAGTATGTAACATTCTACTTAATCCATCTTGCGGACTAAGTGAAACATTCATTAACCGTACAATATAATTACCTTCCGCCGGAGATCGGAAAATTTTTGGCTTACCATTATTTAACCAATCTAATACCTTATTTTTAAATAGACGTTCCGCAGTTATATTTTCTTTGGTTAAATTAGCATTCATATCTTCTGGTTTTAAATCGCCTAACTCTTCTTTTTTCATAAATAATTCTACATTATCCATTTGATAAGAAATAAGTCCAGAAATAGAAAATTCTTTATAATCTACATTTCCATTTCTTGATATAAAGGGATATTTACTTCCAATTGTATCCATTTTTGATTCAAGCAAATCTTTTTTATATACAGATACTTTTGGATTAAAACGAATATTAAGTTGACGCTCTCCATCATATAAAAACATATCTTCAAAGTCAACTGGAACGTTATTTGAAATAATTCTATCTGAATAAATTCCATTAAAGTTATATTGTTGTAAAGAATATCTATATGTCGCTCCTTGCTCAACAGTACAATCCATAAGAAACCACTTTTCTGGCGGTACGGCTTGTAAATCAAAACGTTTAAACTCCTCCCAAGCATAGCCATTTAAGCTACTAGAACGAGATACTACAAATGCTCCTGATATTACTGAATCATATTTATCATCAAGAGTTATTTTAATGTATCCTTCATCTGGCATTAAGGTTGCAACTAAATCAGTTTTAATCTCTGGACTAACCGAACGACGTTGCATAATTCTATAAAAAGGTGTATTTGCGGTTAAACCATTTACAGATTTAATTGAATACTTTAAAAAATATGTTTTATCTAATTCAAGGTCTTGCGGCACAGAAAAAGTATCATGCGCTTCATAACTTAAATCATCTAATGAAGTATTATGAATTATTTCTCCAGTATCTTGAATAATATTTTTTTCATGGTCATATAATCTAAATCTACTACTATATAATTTTTCTGTAGTATCTCCGCCCTTTTGACTATATACACCTGTATAAAAATAATTGTGTGAATTAATTCTACCGAATTTAAGTCCACTAATTTGTATTGCGGGAGCTGTTGTATATTTAGCAACTCCTACTGTAGAATAATAACCAACAATTCCATCTTTTCCTATATAAGCAAGTTGAAATTTATAATACTGCCCCACTGAAAAATCTAAAAAACCAACATCAAATGTTGCACTATAATCATCTTCCATATTATAAGAAGATGTACTGCTATTTGTAGTTTTTATAGCACCTTTTACAACTCCACTTACAGTCTTTATTTTTAAAGCAAAACCTCCAACTTCGCTTTTGGAAACTGCTTTATTCATAGAAAATGGGACTGTTATAAGAACAGTCCCATTATCATTACAAAAAGCTGGAATTGTCCCATTAATATTTGGTGGGTACAATTTAGCCATCTTTTATTACTCCTCTACTTCATCCTCTTCATCTGCAATCATATAGGAAATTGCAGCAATTTGATTTGCAGTTAAATCAATATCATCAAACCAATCAAGCTCTAACATATTTGTTTTAACATCCTGTGTTAAATCAAATAAATCATTAAGTTCTTTCTGAACTTGCTCTTGAACACTCTTATCGAATTTATATTGATTATTTTCTTCATCTTTCTCACCATATTTATCAAAAATCTCCATACGAGATTTTTCAATTTCCTGAGCGAGTTCTGTCATTTTCTTCATATTCTTTTGAATATAAAAACCAACTTTAACTGGAAGGTTTAAATCAGTTGTGATATTTTCCATTAATGCCTGAGCATTAGTATAAATTTCTAAATTTGTTAAAGTAATATTTTTTGTTGCCATAATACATTCTCCTTTTTATCTATATATATCTCTTTAAGAAAGAGTAACACTTGAAAAATTACCGTTGGATAAATTTGCAGTTCCTTTGTCCTTTGGACTAATTTCAACTTCTGCACCAGTTGCTGTAATAGTTACAGTTTTTGATCCTCCTGGAGAAGTTCCTGTAGCTGTTACAACTGCATTAAAAGCATTTGTTCCTGCTCCACTATTTATCCATGGACCACCTGTTAATACACCTTTGCTATCTACACTCCAACTTACACGAACTGTTGTAGAACAAGAAGTTGATTGGCCTGCATAAGAAACTTCTTTAGTTAAAGTCACATTAACTTTTTTTTTAACTGAATTTTCAAAAGCTAAATCTCCAAGAGGTTTTTTACCTACTATTAAAGTTCCATCAATTTGTGCTCCACCTGTAACATATAAATTGTTTCCTACAAAAAAGCTTCCACCAGTTAAAAGTCCTCCACCTACACCAGCAGTTAATGATGCTCCACTAATAGTTAAACCTGATGCATTTAAAGATACATTAGCACCAGCCTTTAAACCAGCTGAACTTAATTCAACACCGCTTCCCATCGTTAATTTTGATGAAGTTAATTCTACGCCACTACCCATACTTAATTTTGAATTTGTTAATGTAACACCTCCAAATTTAAGTTCATTTGCATGTAAATGGCCTCCAGAAAAATCTAAGCCAGCTGAACTTAATTTTGTACCATTATTTTCAAGAAAACCATCTCCAATAGTCCATCCAGCAATAAGCCCTCCTTTGGCATCTATATTCTGAAAAGTAGCTTTACCACTACTGTTAACATTCCAATTATTTCCAGAGATAACACCAGTTAAACTTATATTACCGCTTTTATCAGCTTTAAATTTTCCACTGGCTACACCCAAGCCTTCTGAACCTAAATACACTCCAGGTCCATCTATTGTATCTGCTTTATCGCCAACTCCCGTATAAAGAGCATTTTTATTAAAAGTAAAAGGTCCAATCTTTCCAGCTGTAGCTTTTATAAAATCTGCGTCTACTTCTCCATCCCAATGCACTTTAAATCTTGTTCCAACTTGGAAAGGAACATCATTTTGACTACTATCAATTCGTAAAGTATATCTTTGAGGTTTTCCATCTTTATCAGTATAAGGATGATAAGCGGTAATATTAAAATCATATGCTGTAATTTTATTATTACCTAAATCAAATCTTACTCCAGCTTCTGAACCATGCGTAGAATTATAATCTTTTGATTGCAAATAAAATTGAGCATGTCCATCTTTATCTTTTGAGTTTGTAATATATACTAAAGTTTTTGATGCAGAATTTTCCTTATCTGGGTCTTCTCTAGCTTTAATAAGTAAAAATGGCTTTCCACTACTACTCATTTGAATACCTTGATTTTTTCTAACTGCTTTTAAATTAAAATCATAAGAAGTAATTTTACCATTTGTTAAATTAATTTCCGTACCAGTTTCATCATGTGTATTATAATCTAAAGAACGCATTCTTTGAATTTTATTACTAAAATATAATAAATTATTAACATGAACTACATTTCCAGATTCATCCTTTTTAACACCATGAATTACAAAATAAGGATTTCCACTATTTGTATTTTCACTGTTTAATTTAACATAAGCTCCAGTAGAAGCATCTGTTGCAGTAAGAGTAAAATTAAAAGCATTTAATTTACCTTTCATTAAATCAAAGTTTATACCTCTACCATATTCAATTTCTTCTTCAGGAAAATCATCATCTTCAGCATCCGTTTTTTCAGCAGGTACAGATAATGGTCTTTTTGTATAATTATGAGACTGAAGAAAATATTTCTTCTTGCCCGCATAAAAAATTTCTGTACCTTTTTTATTTGTCTTTTCCATATCTTGGTCAAGTTCATCTGTTGAATCTGAATTATCTCCTGCGGAACTGCGAACTACAAAATAAGCTCCGTCGCCTTCTTGTCCATCTTTTCCGCCCGCAGATGGATCTATTTTAATCATAGCAGTAGAATTTAAACCATATGTTTCAAGAATACCATTATCAAGGTCAATTCTCATACCAGCTTTTTTAACGTCTGTAGGTTCGCCTTCTTCATCATTATAAAACTTTTTCATTGATGCTAAAAAATGCTGACTTTGAATAGTACCTGAATTACCATCAATTAAAATTTGACCTTTTCCAGATTTACCGAAGAATGCACGTCCATTAATATTTAACCCAAAACTTTTTTGTCCCGCATTAAATCCATATAGTCCAATTCCACTATAATAATCTGCTAATGCTTTTACGCCTTCTTCAGTTTCAAATGCTGGAGATAAATCTCCCATTAAAACACCATTAAAACGATTTTGAGAATCCTTTTTTCCTGCTCCCATCATCGTTGATAATATTGTACCATTTTCTTCATCGAAAGTCAAACTTCCATCCCAAGAATTTAACAAACTTGAAGAAAAAACATTCTGATAAATATATAATGGTTGAATCCATTCTAATTGAATCCCTGAACTACCAAAAGAAAAACCAAGAACAGAAACTTCTTTTCCATTATCTTGTAAAAACATAGAAGGTGGAATAAGCTTATGGTCAGAATCAAGTGTAGGATAATATTTTAAATTAGTCGCTCCAGTAGCAGAACTTCTGGTATCTTTTCCAAAAGACATCATCCAATTAATATTTTCTACGGATGAAGTTTTTTTATTAGCATAATGATATATTACATATGGGTCTTTATAATATTGCGGGTCAACGCCTGATGTATTATAAGAAACTCTTGTGGCTCCATCAAATGTAGTATATTCATCTGTTCTTCTAATTGGAATTGGTAAATATGTGTATAAAGAAATATCTACACCTTTTTTATTACTACCAGTATTTTCAACTAATTTATCTACTTCAACTTTTCCATCAACAGTTTTATCTTTATTATCTGAATTATCATATTTCTTCAAATTTTGAATATTAACTGCATTTGAAACTTTACCTTGTAAAATGAAATAGTTCAAGTCTTCCATATTATGACTATTTAAAATTAATGTAACTGCACCAGTTTTCTCATTTATTTTACCAATTTCAATAGCATTCTTTTTATTTGCTTCATAATAATCACCATTAAAACTGTACCATTGATAAGATATTTTACTAATATATTTTTCAGTCACATCTTTATTTTGATAATCATATACTTTTGGAATAATAGTTACACTATCTTCTGAGCTGGTAATAGCAGGTTGCTTATTATCAAATTCAAGGGTAAATGTAAAATCTGTTCCATTTGTTCCAACAGGTCCAAATACCATTGAAAATTCTGCTGTATAAGTTCTATTATTTTTTGTAATAGTGCAATATACAGTGTTATTAATTGCGGACTGGGTATAATATTCTTTTATTCTAAAATACTGTTGTGTTGAATCCGCTTCTTCTGTACCTGCGGCCTTATCTGGTTTAACACCATAACGAGTAATTTGAAAATAATTATCTTTAATTTCAACTTGAGTTCTATTCTTTTTATAATAAACATCTCGCTCGTCCCAGCTTGTTACTTTTGTATATTTCTTAGTAGTATTCGAATATGTAAAATAATCGACTGTTTTTTTATTCCAATCTTCTTGAGTAATATTTCCAACCTTATCATAAAAACTATAATCAGTATCTTCTGTTGGACGATATATCATTGTATTCTCTAAAGGAATTGACCAAGTAATCTTTTCCGCAGTATCAAGTTCCGCAACACCTGATACAATAGATGTATATTTAGCAGTTAATATTCTTGATTTAGTAGCTTCAGAAGAACTCATAATTTGTCCAGAATCATTGTAAATACGATAAACTCCATTATATCCACCTTCACTATCATCACAAGTGATAGTAAGACCTTTAATTAAATCTATAGTATTTTCATCTGGAACCATATTCTCATTTTCAAATTTTAAATCTTTACTAATATAATCATGGATTTTTTCTAAATAAGAATTTTTTAAATTGTCTAATTTCTCTTTTTCTTCATCAGTTCGCTTATCTTCTGGTTTATTTTCAATCTCAAGGATATCTTCATCATTGGCTATTAAATAATTATTAACATACTCTCTTGACATACATTCTACAACAACCCTAAACATCTCAAAAGATTTTTTAGGATTGGGAGAATACTCTAATTCAAATTTATTTTTTTGTTCTACCATTTCAACCCAAAAAGCACCTGCTATTTTATCAGTTACACCTTGAGTTAAATCATATTTATACCAATGAACTATTGCTCCTGTTGGAATATCTTCTTCTTGTGCAATAGATTCAAAGCTTCTTGTTTTTTCATCTTCGCCAGTTGTTTCATGAACCCATCTAAGAATAATTTTCTTTTTATTTAATTTATTTAATTGCTCAGTATATAAATCTGTCTTATCTAAATCTTCTACTGTAAAAGCTGTTTTAGTATTATCTTTTTGATGTTCAATTTCACTTTGTTTTGCTAAAGCTTGTTTAGTTTCTTCAGTTAAATGTTCTGCATATTTTTTTGAATCAAAAGTATATAATAAAACAGTATCTTCATTAAAGTCTTCTAAAGAATAACCAAAACTAACAAAAGGTTCTGAAACAAAAATATCGTCAAAATTAGAAGGAGCTAATAAGTTTTTACTCTTATCATAAAAATTTTTATCTTGATAAAGAACTACTCTAACACGAGTAATATTTACATCAGGGTCTAAATCAAATAAAAGCTTTTGTTCAAAGCCAACTTCAAATTTATATGGATCTCCAATCATACTTGAAGAGTCTAATTTAAACATATACCAATCTTCTACGGTTTGCTCTGCGGTATTTTTCTTTTCACCAAGAATATCTATTCTAATACCATAATTACCAAGAATAACATTTCTTGTAGATAAATAGTTTTTAAACTTAGCTTTAATAAGCATTTTCTTATATGCTTTATATTTAATACCTTTATCCTTCTTGGTATCATCTTTCTCTTCTTCTAACTTTTTATTAAAATTATCTCCACTATCCCAAATAGTTATTTGAGTTTTTTCTCCATTGGCGATAATACCAGTTTCTCCAATAGAGTTAGAAATTAAATTTTGTGTAATATCTATATAACTTTTTTCTGGGTCATTAGTATTATAATCCGCTCTATCTTGATCATAACGCCCAGTAATTAACTTTTTATTATTATAATCTCCATTAGGAATATTGACATAAACAGAGGCACCATTACTGTATTTCGTTGATTCAGAATACGCTTTAAATGTAGATGAACCATCGGTAACAGTATATTCACCTTGCTCACTTTTTGAGTCATCAGTAATGGAGCATTTTACAGTTTTATCAAACTGTAAATTTTTAATTTGCTGAGCTGCTATAATATCCATAGCATCAAATAATTTCTTGATGTTATCATCTATAGTAGCTTGACTTCCATTCTCTGTTGCCATATTTAACTCCTTTCTCTCCAATTTCTATTATAACATAAAATTTTATCTGGGTCAAGTGTTTTTAATTGCCCAAAATAAAAAATAGGGATGAATCAAATGATTCATCCCCAAAAATTAAATTAACGTTTACGATTTGCATATTGAGAAGCAAGATTAACAACATTATCAAAAGCTGAAAGAATTTCATCTTTATTAGTTGCATTTGGAAATTCTGCGGTGATATGAACATTTTGTTCAAGAACATCACTATCTTTATTTACTGACGCGGCAAATAAAGAACCTAAACCTCCACTTGCGCTCATTGCATTTAAGTCAATCATATCTGAAATCTGACGAACTATATCTACAGTTTTTAAGAAGTTTTCAGTGTCGTCTTTATTAAGAACAATTTCTTTTTGATGCAACATAGCAAAACGACCTTCACCACTCCAATCACCTGTATATCCACCAGTATCAAATTTACCGTAACTATATTTATTTCTTACTTCAAAACGTTTATCCCAATATTTATTATATAACCAACCATTCTCAGCTTTTGCATTGATAATAGCTTGTGCCGCAGATACACCTTTTTCTTTAAGTTTTTTCGCTCTTTCTGGGTCATCACCCCATCCAGAATGATCTCCCCAAATCCAAATTGCGGCAGCTACACCTTCTGCTTTACTTGAATTATCTTTTGGTTTATTTTTATTTGGTTTATTTGGAGTATTACCACCGGTATTACCACCATTAGTATCTCCATCAGAACCTTTATTATTATCGCTTGTAACAGCTTTAAATTTAGAATGAGCCTGAACTACTTTTAAGAAAGATTCGTATAATTCTTCATTTGATTGCACAATTGCATCAATAGAAGCGCTATATTGATCTTCAAACGCTTTAACAGACTCTACCACAGTTTCAAAATCAGAATTAATTTGTGTTGCAGTATCATCCATCTCAGTTCGTAAATTATCTGAATCAGTAGTCATCTGAGCAACATCATTACTCATTGTATTAGCATAATCATCCATAGTCGTGCCAGCTGCTTCCATAGCAAGCTCATTTTGAGTAGCATAATCATCTGCGGCTTGACCAACTTGACTATACATATCTTTGGCAGCTTGATTCCAATTATCTTGAAGATCTTCCATGTTCTCATATCCAGTAGCAACAGATAATTGAGTTTGACTGAAATCGCCAATATATTTTTCGTCTGCCATAGCTTTGTTATCAGTTAATTCACCATAACGTTTTACATCATTCTCATACAAATCAGTATTATTAGATAAAACATTATTCATTTGTGAACCATAATAGCCAAGCTGTTCTCCATAATATTTTTGTAAATTAGCTAAAGCATCTTGATATTCTTTAGAGCCAACTTCATATAATTCAGATAATTCAGCAATCTTTTCAGCTTGCTCTTGCTCCATTTTTATCATATTTTCCTGTAAAGTATTGATATACTCTGCATTCATTTGTTGCATTTCATGAAGCTTATCTTCATATGATTGTTCTGCTTCTGCTACTTGTTGTTCATCTGCGGTATATACATAACTAAAATTACCTTCTGAATCTTTGGTCATGCGGACTTGTGACTTAGCATTTTGAGCATCCTCTAATGCCATTTCCGCAATCTTTAATTCATAACGCTTTTGTAAATATTCGAGGTCATATTCACTCATCTTTTTACTATCAGATTGTAATCCGTTGATTTCTTCTTGTAGTGAAGCTAATTCTCTTTTGGCTTTAACATTTTTTGTCTCATCAATAGACTTATTAATATCACGAGTTAATTTAGTTAATTGATAAATCTTTTCATATTGAGGGACATATTGTTCTTCAAGGGTTTTACTTTGATCCCATTTTTCTTGAAGGGCGGCAATACTACCTGTTAATCCACCAACTTTGGTTGAAAAATCATCAACCATATTATCAACATTATTATCAAATGCATCTCTGGCTGCTTGTAAAGCATCTTCCCAATTAGACATAAAATCTTCTTGGGCGTCTTGTAATTCATCCTCCATGTTCTTAATAGATTCATCCCACATTTTTACATCTTCGGTATGACCAGCTTTCATAGCCTTATCTCTTGCGGCTTGAGCTGCATCAAGTTGCTGTTGGATTGTATCCATTTTAGTTTTACTTTCAGCTAATAAATTTGTTGCTTGTTTTACTTTATTCGCATTATAAGTTTTCATCATTTCAGATGTAATACCAAGAGATTTTTTACCAACAATATCAATGATATTACCATATGATTCAGTCATTGTCTGAATATGTTTTTGTTTATCAATAAGACGATCCATCTTATCAACGCCATCTTCAAATGCATCATCCATCTTTTCAAATACTTGTTGTCTTGCTTCACGAAGCTTTTTATTTATATCCAAAAGATTAGACATTACATCTTGAATCTGTTTCATTTCATCATCAGTAAAATTCTCTTTTGATAATAAAGCAATAGTCTTTTTATCTCCTGCAGCCATCTTAGCAGCTAAATCACCCTTGCCTTCAAGATTTTTATGATTACCATTATTGAACATATCATTCAAGCCTTGAAGATTAATCTTTCTTTCGTCAAGTGCATTTTGAGCTGTGTCACCGAGAAGTTTTATAGCTTCTGCCGCATCATGTGCACTATCATCGACTTTATCTAATAAGTATTCAAGATATTCAAGTTTTTTATCATTAACCTCAATTTTAATCTCCATAATATATTGAGTTTTTTCAAATCTTTGGTCATATAATTCATTTTCAGCATCAATAACATCTTGAGCCTTATCAGCGATTAATTCATTAGTTTCTTCATATTGTTTTAACCAACCTGTAAAACCTTCATACTGTTGTTTAGCAGCTTCAAATCGAGCTTTTGCAGCTTCATCATCTGTAGTATGCTGATTAAATTCTTTAACTGCATCATTATATTTTTTTACAGCAGCTTTCATTAACTCTTTATAATTAGTAATATTACCATCTTTATCAAATAAAGCACTCTTTCCAAGATAATTTTGAGCTCCAGAAGCAACAGTTTGTTGATTACCATTGGAATCTACGTATTTAGTTTTTCCATTTTGAAGTTTCTTTTTGTCTAATTTTAAATTTTCTTTTGCGGCTTTTAAATACTCTTTTTGCTTTGCAATAATTTGTTTTTGCTTAGCTATTTCTTGATCCATTAATTTGACTTTAGAAGTTCCATAAGCTCTATCTTTTGCTTTTGAAATTTTATCATATTGTTTAGTTAAAGAATCAAGTTGTTTACCAATAGTATGATAACGTTCTATTTCCTCGGATGGCTTTTTCATTTGTTCGGAGTTACGACGAGCGGCTCTTCCACCTCCGCCGCCACCACGACGACCTCCGCCTCCTCGACGGCCACCTCCTCCGCCACCGCCTCCTCGAGCGGCTCTACCACCACTACTATTGGCGTGAGAAATATTACCACCAGAAGTCTTATGAGCAGATTTAACTTGTAAAGCTGGTGCTGTTAAGGTTTTTTCCTCAGTTTCTTCTGCTTTTTGAGGCGTTACATGAACAGTTGGGAAAGACATTTTTAAAGGAATTTCTCCTTGTTTTTCAACTCCACCTTTATCAGTCTGTTTAATATCTGTTACACTACCAACAGCTTCTACCATAGTAGTTGTTGCATCCCAACCTATGGCCTGTTTAGTATCACTGGCATCAACTTGTTGAGTAACAGCAGTAGAATCTAATGATAAATTTTCAGCCATTGCGTCACCAGATGCTGCAGCTCCTGCAACAGCTGCATTTAAAGACTGGTCTAATGGAGTCAAATCAACATCAATGCCCATTCCAGATAATTTAGATTCAATATCTTCTTGAGCCATACCAGCCATTTGCATTGCCCAAACTAAATCTTGTAGATATTTTTCATTTCGAAGTCTTAATTCACCTTCTGGTAAATTAGCAGCCCAATCAGCAACTTCATCAGCTGTAATTCCAAGCTTATCAAGTACTCCTGAATCGTCTAATTGAAGAGCAATTTCTTTGTCCGCAGCTTCTTGTAATCTAATTAAAGCGTCTTCATCACCTTCAGCAGCTTTTTTAATATCATCTAAATTATCAATAATGAAGTCATCACCAAAAGTATCTTCATTAGTATTTAATAATTTAGCCGTATTTTTTCTTAAACTTACAAAGGTATCTGATAAATCTTCGCTTGCGGCAATCTGTTTCTTAATAACATCTTTATTTTCTTTTCCGCATCTGTTTACTTCGTCAAGAATATCTTGATAATCATCCCAATTATCATATAAATCTTCAATACCTTCATTTAAACGAAGATCTCTCGTAGCTAAATCAGTTGCCATTTCTGCGGCATCTGCTTCTCCAGATTGAACACTTTTCAAAGTCTGAACATAATCTTTATAAGAATCTGCCATCAGCTGAATGCGTTCAGCATCCATATCATATTTCTCTGCATTTTCAGCCGCACCGGCCGCAACTTGCAAATCATACATCGCCGCATTCATTTTATCTTCATTTCCACCATTTAATGCAGCTCTATAATTATTTAATGCCTCTGTACAAGAATCATAATTACCTGCTAAAGCCTGTAAAGCTTGTCCATACTCTTCAAAAGAAATGCTGTCTCCTTGAGCTTGCATCTCTCTGTATGCATCATTTAATTGATTTACTGAATCACATGAATTTAATAATGCTAAATCAGTTGAATGGATTTGCGCTTCATTTGCAGCCATTAAATCTTTCAATGCAGTTTCAGAAACTCCAGTTGCATCTAATGCTTGTTGGACTCCATCTAAAGTAGCTTGAATATCAGTACCATTTCTAATACTATCTTGCCATTCTTCAATTTGACCTTTATTAACAACCTCTTGATCTCCAATAGCAGTTAATAAATCTAATTGCTGTTGAAGAACAGAACTATCAAAATTGGACTCTTCGCCAGTTCCTCCTGCGGTTTTAAGTTTATCAACATTTCCAGAATCAATGGTATTTTGGATTTGGCTATTTTCGTCTCTTAAATCGTTATTTTGCGCTTTAAAAGCATTAGTATAATTATCTTTTACAGCTTGCTGTAAAGCTTCAGCTCCACCTACTAATTTATAGGTACCATCAAGCATTCGAGCAAAATAATCTTGATATTCAGCATCTAATTTATTAAAATCATCTGCGGAGATAATATCTCCATCTGATAATTTATCAACTACTTCTTTATTTTTTGCATACTGAGAAGTTAAATCTTTAGTTGCATTTCCAGCTCCACTCATTGCATCAATAAAAGCTTGAAGTTCTTCTGTTGTCGCATTAGTTTCAATGCCGGCATCAGACAATGTTTTAGCAAATTCTGATGGAGTAGTAGAATCAAAAGGAATATCAGTTATTACATTAGCAAATTCACTAACTTTATCAGTTGGTAAATCACTTAATAAATTCTTAGCAGCTTCTAATCCTTCAGAACCTTCATTTTTAAAAGCTGTATTAAGAGCATCTCCAATAGCCTTTTTCTCATTTACACTTAATTCTGATAAATCAAGACCGCCTTTTTCTGGATCCATTGCATCCTGGACTGTTTTCATCCAGCCCTTACCAATATCTCCCCACGCATCACTTTGATCTTGAATAGCTTGCTGGATTGCGGAAATCATTTCTTGACCAGTTTCATATCCATATTTTTGTGCGGTTTCATCAGAAATTTTTCCATCTTTGCCATCACCAAACATATTATCTATAAAGGCACCTTCACCTTTAGTTCCATCTTTGGCAGTAGCATTTTTCATTTGCTCTTTTAAAGCAGCGATTTCACTTTGTGTAGCATCTAATAAATCTTGAGAGGTTAAAAAAGAAGCCATTGCATTATCAGACTTTTGTTGAGATTCACTCTTTTCAGAACCATCTTTATTTTTATTTGATTCAAGTTCACTTATTTTATCTGATAAAGCATCCAATGAAGCAGTAAATTTATCTGTAGCTTCAGAAGCCGCTACTAATGAAGCAATAACTTCTGCTTTGATAGTATCAGTTGTTGCCTCACCATCATCTCCAGTTTTCTGAATTTCTACATCTCCATTACGTTTATAATCAGTAACTTCATAATTATCATCTTTATCAAGACCTGTTAAAGAAGCATACTTAGCCATTGTTTCAATAGCATTTTTAGTACCAGTATCGCCCGTTATTCCTTCTCTATCAGTGATGTTATTTAAAGCATCTTTATATGCATCATTATAAGCATTTTTATAAACATCTCCACCAGATTCAGATAACACATCAGCATATTTGCTCTTAGAAAGCTCTGGATTATTAGCTATTAGCATATTTGCTAAAGCTTGATTCTCAGTGTCTTTTGTTTTTGCATTTACTGAAATAGTATTCTGCAATTCTTGTAAATCAGATAATATTCCACTTGAAGAGAGAGTCTCTACCACATCCTGTAATTCAGTAGTTAATTGCTCTTCACTAACGTTACCATTTTTAAAAGAATCAGTTTCTTTAATATTATCTTTCATATAATCTACCATTTCATCGGTAGTTTTTCCAACTAATTCTTTTAAATCAACAACATTATCTTGTACAGCATTAAGAAAATCATTACCAACTGGTTCACCATATAATTTATTAACGATATCTTGATAATCTTGTTGCTCTTGTAAATCTCGCTTATTTTGATCTGTTTGATAAACTGCGGCTTGAGCATTGATTTTTTCTTGATTTGCATCATGAGTAACTTGTTCTCTAGCCCAATCATGAATTGCCAATGCACCATTTTCATCTCTATAAATCGCACTTTCACCAGTATCATTTGTCATAGAAGCTAATTGAGGAGCATTAGATAAAATATCTATAACAGATTCATTAACACCTAATAAAGCATCTCGCCATTCTTGTGTTCCCTGAGTACAACTATTAAGAGTTTCTAATACTGAATCATAACTACTAAAAGCACTTTCTAAATCTTGTGCGGCAGTTTTTGCATTTTGTAAACCTTGTTTAGCTTGATTTGCAGCTTCAGTTGCTTCTTCTAACTGTTCTTTTAAACTTATAGGTTTATTCGCTATAACAATTATCGCGCCAATAGCAACAGCTATTGCTGCTAAACCTAATGCAACAGTCGCAACAACTCCAATAGCACCTGTTATTGTAGCTACTACTCCAGCAATAGCAGAACCTAAAGCTGAAAAGCCTCCAGTCACAGCACCAATTAATCCAGATAAACCACCAAAAGTAGTCTTAACTTGAACGATATTAGAAATTACTATTGGGGCCATTGTTAAAATAGTTCCTAATAGTCCAGTAATCTTTTCTCCCCAAGTCATATCAGAATTACTTAAATTACTAATAGCACTACCAAGATTCATTACTACCATTGCCGTTGTTGAAATTAAGTTAGCAACTGTAACAGCCTTTTGTCCAAAATCAGCAAAAGAACCAGCTGTATCATTAATGCTATCACTAACATTATCGCTACTTTCAACATAGTGATCATTTTGTTGACTGGATTGCTCCATCATTTCCCCAGCTTCAAAAGCGGCATTTCCAAGATTTTCAAGTTCCTCTGTCATTTTTCCACTTGTCGGAATTGATGACATTGTATTATCTTGCGCATTCTCAGTAAGCTCTTGAATATGCTGTATATCAGTAATCATTTCTTGTAAATCTTCTTTTGAAGGCTCAAACCATTTTCCAGTTTCATCCTTTCCAGATTTTACAATATTATCAACTTTTTCAATTGTTGCCATTAAATCATTATACTTTTCTGGCTCTAATTGATTTTCAACTCCCATCGCTGCATCTTGCATTCTTTGAAAGCTATTCTCTAAAGGTGTAAAAGCTATTTTACTTGCTCCATCTACATTATTTCTAATTTGTTCACTTGTTTTTTCTAATGACTCTAATATATTAGATGAATTAGCTTTTAATTTTCCAACAGATTCCATTTGAGAAGTAAAATTATCTATTTTATCATTAGCATCAGAGACACCTTTTCTTCTCATTTTACTTGCAAGAATATCTTGTTGACTTTTTACTTGTCTTTTTGCAGCATCGGCGGCCTTACCAGCAAGAATAACTTCTTGACCTAAAGCACTATTAATATCTAAAAGTCCTTGAAGTTCTTCTTTTCTTTCAGAGCTTAATTGATCTGCTTTTGCAATTAATTGATCTTGTAAATTAGCTTGAGTGCTATAAACTGTATTCATAGCTTCTCCAGTGCTATTATCTACAGAATCATTTGTCATTTTCCGAATCTGATTACTTGCATCTTGTTTTAATTGAGCGGAATTTTCTTTTGCAGCACCAGTCATAACTCTAATGTTTCCTGCTAAACGATTAATTTCACCGGCAATTTCTTGACTAAATACAGTCGTTAAAGCAGTTCCAACTAAAAGAATAACACCTCTTAGTCCTCCCATAGAATCAATAACATCATCAATAGCATGTAAAGCATCTTCAGCTCCATTTAATAAAGTAATAAAGAAATCATCATTAATTAAATCATTCCAAATCGCTTCCCATGCAGCTCTAACTCTTTTTTGAGCAGCTTCCCAAGATTCTGCATAAATTTCAGCTTGTTCATCAAGAGTTCCATCAGCGTCTTGTGCAAAAGCAAGATTCTGTTTCATATCATCCCAATGGTCCATAAGAGAAACAAGTTTTGTATATTGCATAGTACCTGCGGCAGTTTCTGCAAAAGCCATCTTCTGTGCTCTTGATAATCCACCCCAATGGTCTGCAGTTTCATCAAGGATGCTATCCATATCTTTCATTTCACCATTAACATCAATGATATCAACACCAACTTTTTTCAACGCATTGGAATATTTATTCAAATCTACTCCATCCTCAAGAGTATCTCCTAATGTTACACCTTGAAAACGAGAGAAAATAGTTTTTAAAGAGTTACCAATCTCAGTTGCAGACTGTCTTGTATTGGCTGTTAAAGTAGTTAATGCAGCAGTTGCATAATCATAACTTAAACCAATCGTATTACCAATACCAGCAAATTGTTGAAGTCCTTCAGCAATTTCTGAACTGCTTGATGCGGTTGCCGCACCTAATTTAGTAATAATATCAGCATAATGCTCGAGAGATTCTGAACCATCGTAAAAGTTATTCCAAATAGCTGTCAAATATGAAGATACTTGATTTACACTATCTCCAGTAGCTTGAGCCATTTTGATAGTTGTTTCAGTTCTCTTAGCAACTTCATCATCATTTAAACCTTGTTGGAAGAAAATTAATGAAGCATCTGCATAATTTCTGGTTGTAGTAGAAAGTGCTTGAGCAGCTTTATTAGCTTCTCCCGCAAAATTTGCCATATAATCAGAACTATTTCCAGTTACAATTTGAATATCTGTCAGAGATTTATTCAAATTTTGAGCATATGAAAAAGCTGATTGTAAAGAACCCAAAAAACCATGTAACATACTGGATGATAATTGCCATCTTGCAGTATTAGCTAAACTTGTTTTAAATTCATCTAATAATTTATTAGTTGTCTTTAAAGGCACTTCTGCTTTTTGAATAGAAGTAGCTAAAGATGCAAATGCTTGATCTCCAGCAGGCCCTAAATTTGATAAAGCTTTTCTATATGTTTCAAGAGATTTTCCACTCTTGGATAAAGATTGACTTAATATATCAAGATTTAATTTACCTGTATTTACATCTGTTGCAGCCTGTAATTTATTCTTTAAATCTTGTGCGGCTTTTGCGGCTTCTTTTAACTCAGAAGTCATCATAAAACCGTTAGTATTATTAGGTTTGTTTAAAGTGGCTAATTTTGTTAGCTGTGATTGCAAATCCTGTATCTGCGCTTTTGCTTGACTTGTATCAGCGGTAAAAGCGAGACTAACATTCAATTGTTTTGCCATCTTCAAATTCTCCTTTCTCTCCAAATATAAGTTTTTTTATTTTGCAAAATAAAAAAAAGGAAGAGAGTTAATTAAAACTCTCTTCCTTTTAACTCTATTTTTCTTAGAAGATACGCAGGATATATTATCCTAATTTGGTTAATACATCTCTTACCAGTTTAAGATTCTCTGGATCTGCCATTTTCTTTTGAATCTGAGTTGCATCAAAATCTAAATTAGAATAATCTTTAGATACCGCTTCTAAAATACCTAAAACAGAATTATTATATGTATAAACCGCATCTACAGTTTTATTAATTCCATCAATAATAAAATTATATTCATCTTCTGGAATCTGAGAAATAATATCTTTAATAACACCATTTTCTTCTAAAAGGTCATATAATTTAGGAATATCTTCTTTTTGCTTTTCAGTAAAAGAAATATTAGTATATGCCATAATCATTTCTAATGTACCAATTACTTCAATCTTAATTGGGTTAGGAAAATTATTTTGATCATGTGCTCCATTAATTACTCTTGCAATTAAATCTAATTTTTCATTAACAGGTAAATACTGTTTAATTTCAATTTGATTATTATTTATAGTAATAGTTTTTACTTCATTTTTTCTTTTTAATGAAAGTTTAGTAAAACCAATTTTTGCCATCTACATAGCCTCCTTAAAACTCTTCTTTATATAAAATATAACATATTTTTTTAGTTTTGTCAAATATTAACTTATATTAGTCATACCAACAGTATACTGATTATTAAGAGTATTACTATCTACAGTAACTCTACCTTTAATATGAACTCTTGATTTTCGGTTTTCCATTAACTTAGCCATTCTTTCAGTATATGTAACAAAACCATCTGGAGTTAATAGATATTGGTTTCCTTGTTCTTCAAGATGTAAAATTTTAAAAAGACATGATGCTAAACCATAATCAGCTAACATATTATAATCATTACTACTGGTTTTAACCCAATCTTCATTTGCATTATGAATATCTTGGTCTAATTCATGTAATAATTCAAAAGTCTTATATGCAGAAACAGCAAGTCCATCTGATGCATCAAATTCACTAATAGAAACACTTGTATTTTTATTTTCATTCCAAGGCTTTTGGTTTAAACCAGCTTTAGCTTGAATATTTAATGCAGATAAACTTAATAAAGTATCATATCCTTCATCAGTAATAATAATTTGCTTAGAACCACCAGAAGCCGAAGCCATATCAGCTAACAATTGACTAATTGTTGAATCAATATATTCATCACTACCTGCCGGCTTATATGTAATAGGAATATTTTCTATATTTGGGATAGAAATATCTAACATCATTAAATCTTGAATCAACTGTCCTCTATGACGACCCTGAGATACATCTCCTTGTAAATTCAAAGAACCTGTATTTAAAGTTGTAATATTAGGAATCTTCTGCGCTTTTAACCATTCAACACCTAAATCTTCTACTAAATTACCTTTAAATAAGTTTAATTGTTTAAACCAAGTAGATAAAGTTTCTTTACTTAAATCTCCCATTCCGCAAGCAGAAATAGCTTCATCAATTCTGTCTAAATATTGAGATGGTATTCCATCTGCTCCAGCTCCAGTTAAAGCACTATTAGTAGATTCAATAGCCTGTCTCAATGCACTTAATTGATTATTAAGCCTTTCATAATTAAAAGAACCATCTTTATTTTTTCCACTATAAGTTGAATTTAACAGAGTAACTAATTTAGTAATAACTTTATCTAAAGTTTGATTTTCATCTTGACTATATTCAGATGGAAGTGAGTTAATTGCGCCTGATTTAAACAAAGCATTAATATTTGCATATTTATTAGCAGCTCTTTGGGTAGCTTGCTGTTGGAACATCTGAATTTTAGACAGCTGGTATTGTTGAATTGCATCTAAACTTGGAACTTCGACACTGTTTAATTCAACATATTTTCCCCAAAATGGCTCTCTATTTTTATAAACTCTATTTATGTTTCTTTTAAAATCTAACATTTTTTCTCCTTTAACGCAAAATAAGGGGAAATATAGTTTCCTATATTTCCCCTATAAATTAAAATGTTAATAAGTTATGTGCATCCTCATGCTCTGTACTATGACGATGAATATCTTGAGAACCTGCATCCTCAATAATCTGAATAGCTGCCATAACTTTCTTGCTATGGTCAAATCTTGTATAATCTGGGAATGCATCCATAGTAAATGTAAATGTACTTGGATCTCCAGAAGAAGCCATAGTGAATGTAAAGTTAGACTGAATCTTACAGTTTGGAATAATAAATTCAGCTGGCATATCTACTCCGTTTTGGTCACGGAATAATGTAGAAGCTTCAAGATAATAGTTACCACCAAATTTATCTGCGGTAATTTCAATCTGTTTAGCATTTCCTTTACGTTCTACATAGTAATCAACAAGAACACTATCGAACTCTGGGAAATCAGATTTAATAATATAATCTGTATGAGAAGCTGGTGTAATACCGGTTTTCTTAAACTCTTCTTTTTCAGCTTTAGTTAATTCTGAATAAGTAGGATGAGTTGCGACTCTAATTGTATAAGTTCCATCAGTTCCAACTGTAACATTTTCATGAACTGGAATATAAGGCTCAGAAACAATTTCGCCATCTTTCATAAACATTACATAAGCCATCTCTTCTTTTGTAGCTTCAAATTCGCCATCTGCTGGCTGAGTTCCAAAATAAGGTTTTTGAGAAATCTTAATTGTTACTTCTTTTTCCTTAACAGAAACTTCACCTCTATCTACTGTTTCAGTAACATGCTGATAAACTGGTTTTCCATCAGTAGCTTCAATAAGTCCTGCACCAGATAGAATCATAAATCCTTCTGGAGAAATTAAAGCATCTTCCATGGTGAATGTTACAGTACGCTCACCTTCCCATGCTACTAAACGAGCATTACCACGACCACCTTGTGCATATACAGTGGTAGCTGCACCTTCCATACTGGAGGTCTTCAATGTATCGAAATAAATTACAGGTTCATTTTTATAGAAAATTTTATTTCCGATCTTTTGTGCAGATTTTGCTCTTAAAACAACATCACAAATTTCACGAACACCAAATTTCATAGTGCATTTTCCTCCTTTTAATATTGATGAATATTTTTCATCCAATTGTCTGGTTGAGAATCAGGTTTGCCACCCGCTAAACGAGTCCGCACATCTAAATCCCAATTCATATATAGTGAATATCTCTCCATGAGATCATATAATTGAAACATTGTACAGTTTACCAAGTCTGTTACAGGCATTGGTAATCCAATAGATAAAATAGAAAGATATAAACTAAATATACTCGTGTTTGCGGAACCATTCTGGGCCGCAACCCTTTGTCTCCCCCTCATTAACTTCTCTGCAATTTCTCTGGCTTTATCATTTGCTGGGTTAAAAGCCTGTTGGTCCATAGGTCCACTTTTGGAGCATGTAACCTCTCGAATTGCTGCTTGAAGAAAATCAAAATTATTTTCATCAATAACTACATTTCCCTCTTTACTTTGAAAAAGCAATGATTGCGGAGTAAACAAAACTTTGTCATATTTAGGAAAAAACAAAGTTAAGACTTGAAGGACGCTATGTTTTTTTTCCATAGATTCTTTATCCCTCATTACTGTCATAAATATTTGAAAATTATTTATATCGTCTAAAGCACTTTTGTCCTCTGTGACGAACATACTTTTATAAATAGATAAGCACTGTGAGCCTGTAAAAAAATCATTTTCTCCAATTAACCCTATCTCTTTTATTGTGGGTTGATGCAATGTCAATTGACACTCTGGAATAGGATAATCACAACCAGTCATTAACGCTAATCTTGTATCCATTTTATCATTCCTTTAGGCCATGTTGTTTTTTATAATCACTTAAAAAAGAAATATTGTCTTGCGGATTAGGCATCCCCTTTTTATCTTCCTCTCCATGAATAGCAGAATACATTAAACATAATCCACCAAATTCATCTGTTAAAATAATTTGATTTGCGCCTAAAAATTCTAAATCGCCAATTCCTGTTAAATGCTTTTTATCTAACATAGAATCGAGCTCTGCCGCAATCCTATAAGGTCTTAATTGGAAATCTTTTAATTTCCATTGGTCAAAATGACATATAATATCAAATTCAATAATATTATCTCTAAATTCAGGGTTAGTTGCATTTGTACTAAAATTGTCAAAATTAATCATAATGTAATTTAATACACTTCCATCAACAGTTAATTTTGGTACTATCTTTATATTTTTACCAAATAACATGTTAGATTGCTCAATAGTTAAGTTAGGCTTATCTAAGGCATCTTCAGTTGTATAATACAATAATTTTTTTAATCTATCACAACTTAAAACTTTGTCTGTAATAATACCCATGTCTTTCTCAATAGAAAGAAAACTTGATTTAGGTAAAGAAAATCTTTCTACTTTCATTTATATAATCTCCTTTTTCACTCAAAATAATGATTCAACGACTATTGTCTTTGAATAATTACCATACTTCAATTCAAATTGACCATGATAAGATTTAAACCAAACAAGTTTAATATGCATTGGGTCTTTAGGATCAACTTTAAATTCAACTGGATACTTATTAGTATCAACTGACCAAGCTTCAGCTCCACTATTAAATCCTTTACAACGATATTCATAAGGTTGTTTAGGTTTAATAAATGTAGGTCCTTCTATAGCCATACTCATTAAATCTTTATTTGGATCTATCGGGTCAACTTTTAATCCACCAACGATTCCTTTTTCAAGGTCATCTTCGGTTTCATTTACATAATATTCTACAGCTGTAACTTCTAAAATTCCAGGAGTAGAAATCCAATCAACGGCTTCAACTCTCCAACAAATAATTGGACCGCCCTCTTCTCTACTTTGAAGATAAAATTTTTGGTATCTTCTAAAGAAAGATAAAGTTTCTTTGTTTCTGGGAATATAAATATCTAATGAATAATTTGGAGTATCTACACTTATTTGATGCTTTTGGATATAATTAATTTTAGTTTCAACTGGACCACGAATTGCGGCATAAGTTGAATGTTCTCCATTTTCATCTTCCCAATTAATTTGATGAGAGCATTTTCTAATTTCACCTCGGAAATACGCTCTTTCTTCTAATTCTTGAAGATATATCATCCAATAAGTATTAGTTCCAACCCATTCAAAAACATCTCCAGGATGATAATTGTCTTCATATGGAACTGAGACAATTTTATCATCATAGTCCATTTTATTTTTATCTGGATTAATTAAAGCTCTACATATCTCTTTATTGTTTAAATGATGTACATTTGGATAAATTGTACTATTATCCATGTTATCAGTGCAAGCAATTCTTTTAATTGTACAAGCTTGGTAAGAATACAATAAAGCCCTATCTAAAGACCTTTTTTTATCAGCTATCATTCTATCTTGCTGTAAATAACCTCCACCTTGATGAAGTCTTAAAATTTGATCTTTTAACCCATCTAAGTTAGAAGTTGTATTCTCTTTCTCTGAATCATCTGGACGTTCCTGCGTTCCGTCATATATATCAAGGCGGCCCGCCATTAAATTTAAAGAAGTGTTGCGTTTTATTTTCTTATCATAACCTGACATTAGTTTAGTTCCTGTAAGATATTAATGCATTCAAAAATAGTCTTACGATACAACTCAAAATTTACCTCTTTAATTTGCAACCCTTCTAATTTACTTAATAATTGTAAAAAAGTAGGACTGATGAAAAGTTCATTCAGTCCCGCAATCTCCAATGTTACAGTTTGTAATTGTTTATACCAATCTTCGTCATTTTCTCTCATTGGAATTAATTTCCAAAGTTGGTTGGTTAAACGACGAACAGTCTTCTGAATAGTTTCTTGAGAGAATTCAATCTCATACTTATCGCAAAGCACTTTTTTCCCTCAATACAGACCAATTTGACTCATAGTGTCCATCTCTATCTTTTTTACGTCTCTTATATAATCTTTGCATATGGAAAGAATCTCTTCTTGATTCTTCCAAAAGAGAAAGTAATTTTTGAAGATGGTTTGCTTGTGAAGTCATTTTAAAATCAGAACCAGAATATTTCATTCTGGTATTTTCAATAGAAGTAACCTGTCTCTGAACCCAACCTTGTTTCATTAAAAGAGCCAGGATATTTATTTCTTCAGAAGTAAGCTCTTCCGCAAAAGCGGATTTTTCTACTATAACATCTGGAACGTCAACAGTATTATCTGAAAGGTCATTCCAAATGACACCAATAATAAAATCATCTGGAAGCACTTCATCCTCTTTCATCTGAACAACTTTAACTTCATAGTCGTCCAGATTCTTACGAGGAAATTCAAACCCTGGAATAGCTTGAATGAGAAGTCTTTGCAAATCTTTTATGGTGTCTTCTGGAGTTAACTCCATATACATATCATCAGTGATTTTTCCAAGAAAGCAATTATATATAGCTGAGAAAGGTGTTCCTTCTGCCATTTATAATGTCCTCCTTTTTAATTATTCACTTTTAGTTTCAACTACTTTATATTTAGGAGTAGTTCTACGAGCAGTTCCTTCTTGTGCGGCAGGCTGCACTCTACGAGTAGGTGCGGCACTGGATGTATTAATGCCATTAGAAGGCTTTTCAGCAATCTTTTCTTCCTCAACATGACGAAGAGCACTATCAACATCAAAACCAGTTTTTTCTTTTAAAGCTCGTCTTTTATTCAAATCAGTCAATGGAAGACCTACTGCCATTGTTTTAATTAAATCAATAACGCCAATAGGAGCAAAGTCAAGTGCATCCAAGAAGGCATCCAGAGACCCTGTTAATAATAAATCACGAATCTGTGCCTCAGACATATTATATTCTGGCTCTCTATTAACGTTTAAATCAGTAGTAACTTCTTCTTCCAAAATCTGTAGAAAATTTTCAAGAAGTTCTCTTCCGCCACTCTGGTAGGTTAATTTTTCTAACTCTCCGAATGGAATTCTCTTTGTCTCTCCTGGCGCAAATTCTCTACGAAGATTTGTCTCAGGAATTCTATAAACAACAACGCTTGAACTTCTATTCTTTACATTATACATTGTATTTTCAGTAATCATAATTAATCTCCTTTTTCTCCAACTAAAAATAAGGGGAGAGGGAGACTTACGTTCCCTTCTCCCCTAATAATATATTACGGTATTTTATTAAGCTAAAGTTCCAGATTTTCTGCCATCATAAGTAGCAACTTTTCCAGTAACTCCATCAAGATCCCAAGTATACATTTTACCAAGTAATGATGTATCACAGTAAGCGCAGATGTTATTAGCAAGAATACATGTTACGCCGACTTTCTTATATACTTGAATTTCACGAGAACGGTCATAGTTGTTAAATTCATCAACAATTGTACCACCCTCAAATGCAACTTTAACAGGTTTTCCATCTGCTCCAGTTGGAATAACCCAAGCATATCCAGGATCGATGCATTTACGAGTATTAGTTTCATCCTCAAAACCTTGCTCAAGAATAATAACTTTAGTGCCTTTATAGTTAGCTAAACGTCCTGTATTCCAGAGTTCAGTCTTCATGGCTTCTGTATATCTCCATGCTTCCTGTGGAATCATACGAACAGCAAACTCATATGTACAATAGATAGTAGGTGTTCCATAAGCAGCAGCAATAGTAATAAGTCTATCCATAGCAGCTTCATCAAATCCGTTAGCAGCAACTCTATTTGCTGGTGGAAGCTGATTAATAGATGCTTTTAATGCAGATGCAATTTCTTTATAGATTAACTCATCCATACCATCCATAATAATTTTTGTAACTTCAGCGAAGTCAACACGTCCATCAAGGAACTCCTCAAATCCGATTTGAGCAGCGCCTCCAATAGCGCTTGTACGTACTTCGAAGCTTTCTGCCTCGGTTGGTCCGAGTTTGAATACTTCGTACATTCCAGCAAGACCTACTCTTGTGATGAACTGTTTAGCACGATTTCTGTTTGCTAATGGACGACGGAAAATAGGTTTGTCACCCTGCGCAAAAGTCTTAACCTCAGCGAATTGATCATATTGCTGAATAACTTTCTTTGGAAGAACTTCATCAAGTGTTTCTTCAATCATAGAGAAGATTAAGTTCTTATTCTCTCTGTATAGGGAATAAGTACCTGCCAACTCATTTAATTCATTACGTAAAGTCTGATTCATAGCATCGTAGCTTAAAGATTGTCCATTAAAGCTATAAGCGGTAGGAGCGGAAGGATCAGCTTTAGCAACTGTTTTCATTAGAGATACAAGATTTTTTCTATCTAACATTAATATTATCCTCCTTTCCTTACGCTATACGCATAACTTTTACGCCTTTTTGATTATCAGGCATTGTGTAAACTTTAACTACTTGCCATTTCATTGTGCCAGCTGTAGCATCTTCAGTTGCTTTAGCTAAGATACCATCTTTAGCACGTGGAGTTAATACATCTCCAACAGAAACTTCTTTTTCACCAATTGTATTAGTTGTGAAGATATCGCCTACATTTGTCTTAAATACACGAGGTACCATTGTAGTTCCTTTAGGCATTTTTCTTTCACGATAAATACCAAGTCTCTTCCATGGATCGTTTGTCCATCCCATTTCATAGATATCAGCTACATCAGCTGTAACATCATCATATGTATATTCTACTGGAACTTGTTTCTTAGACTGACCATTTTCATCAAGTTCATATTCAGTTCCTTTGTAAGTGAACTTACGTCCTGTTTCTGCATCTCCAGTAACAGCATATCTTTCACCATCAATAGTAACAGTCTTTCCTTCAATATCAAGAGAAACATAAGTATTAACAGTCATACTTGTTTTTCCCTTTTCATCAGTTCCATTCAGTCTATGCCAATCATGATACTCAATCTCAGCTTGTTCATAGTCATATGGACTATAAATACGAGCTTGATAATCATCCTTGTGCATTACGAATTCACAATCCCACTGTTTTGTTCCATCTAAGTGGTTTTTATATAATTTAATTTCATTGTAAACAAGCATCCATTCGCCATTACCAGTGAAATTAACTTCTCCAATACCGTTATCATTTGCGGCATAATCATATTTTACAAACTGACCTTGCTCAAGCATGGTAATAGCTGGAGCTGCAGGGAGCTGTGCATAAATTTGTCCAGTTCTTTGAGCTGAAAGATGATTTGGTTCTACTTGACCGAATCCAAAATCAACATACTCTGCCTGAGACTTTAAGCCTGCACGATCTAAACCTGCGGTTAAAAAGTCTTTAAAAGCCATTTATTTATTCCTCCTTAATTAATCTAATGTTTCTGCAGTTTTTAAAACAGCTTGAACCCATGCTGGAGTTGATTGGTCTCCAAATTGAACATTACCAAGATTATAAGTTGTTGGTCCATTCAATGGGTTATCATCATTTTCAAGAGCTGAGAAATTAACTTTATTACGAACACAAATTACTGAAAGTTTAGATTCAATATCATCTAATGAGTATTCGTCAATATGGTCAATAACATCTTTCTTATCTTCGTTAGAAAGCATATAGAAAGTCTTATCAATCATTTCTTGTTTCTTAACTCTTTCTGTATCGAGCTTAAACTGCTCAAGAGATGCGAGTTGGGCTTTTAAGGTAGAAAGTTGCCCCTCTAATGCAGAATATTCAGATTTTAGAGTTTGATATTCTGGTATCTCTTCTAATGAATATTGAGTTTTCTTTTTATCTTTTTTATTTTTTTTGTCCTCGTCATCTGACTCTGGGTCCTCTTTTTCTGGGTCCTTTGGCTCATCTTTATCAGGGTCTTCCTTAGGATCTTTCTTGTCTGGATCATTTTTAGGATCTTCTTTTGGATCTTTCTTATCTGGATCCCCTTTAGGATCATCCTTTTTCTGCTCAGGATCTTTATTTTTAGGATCGCCATTCTTAGCCTTTTCTTCGTCTTCTTTCTTCTTGAACTCAGTTTCAAAGGCTTCAACGTCAGCTAACGCAAACTGAACATCTCCTGATGGAGTATATTCAATATCTTTTACATTATCTGCAAACATAACCTCATTCTCTGCGTTTAAAGAAAAGTCTAATCTACTATACTTTTGGTCTGCTCTATTTTGAAGAACGGCATATTTTTGTCCTTCATCTTCACATACTCTTGCAATACTATATGTATCTTTTGTATGAGCATATAAAGCATTCCAAAGAGAGTCACCAACTTTTACTGCATAAGTAGTAAACACTTGCGTTCCTCCTTTATCTAATAAATTTTTCATTTCTTTTACCATAGAATTAAATTGAGTGGTAAAATTAGGATCAAAAGAAAATTGTACCTTTGGAGCTGTTACAGATGAACCTTCAAAGCAAGGTTCAAAGTCTTCCCCAAGAATACAAAGTTTTTCCATAATTGCTTCATTGATAATGAAGAATTGCGGTTTTCCACTTTCATCTTTTGTCCAAGTTGCATTTAAAGTTTCTTTATGCAATTCCATAGATTCATTATTACCCTTGTCAATTACTCTTTGACATTCCGGGTATTGACCTGTCCACAAATATCCCTCAGTCATGAGGTATTTACGAACGGTTTGTCCATCATCTAAGAAATCTTGAAACCAAACCTTTGCGCCTAAATCTACAAAACCATAAGGTCTTGTTGAATCAGTCAACTTAAACTCTCCATTTGAAATGTCGATTTGTTTGTTATGTTGTTCAAAATCTCCAGTAGACTTATTGTAATATCCTACAATTGGACTACCAGGAAGACTATTTGCAAGCTTTCTCGCAACTTCTTCGGTAATGATACTACCATTTCTATTTGGTGTATCTTGAACATAACAAACTTTAATCTGACATTTTGAAATAAGAGGATTAAGAGGAGTGATATTTATAAACTCAATAGGGGTTTCTAAACTTACACTTGAGTGTGCCATCTTTAATCCTCCCTACATAGATTCTTTATTTTGAATTGTCTTTTCACTCTTTTCACTATCAGCTTTCTCAGGACGCCCAGCACCGTCACTTGTTTTCATCGCTTTAGTGGTAGAAGCTGTAGATTTTGTTTCCTCTGATGTTTTTTGATTTTTTGAGTTATTATTTTGATTATTAGTACCCAAAATCGAGTCCGCATTTAAAGTAGAACTCATAAGAGGAGGAATCATAATCTCACTAAGTTTCAATACTTTATTCTCAAAGAATGCAGTATGAATGATAGAACTTTGTGAATGTCCCATAGCAATTTGTGGGAGCATCTTTGAGTATCCCATTTGAACTTGGTCTTTATACATTTTAGCTAAGTTTTGATAATTATATTGAGTTGTTTCAAGCATATAAAATCTATAATTATATTTCTTTTTATTGCTTCCCAACTGCTGTGTAATTTTATCAAAAAATGAATTAAACTGTAAAAGTAAAACTCGCATTGTAGATTCATCTTGAAGGATTGATTTCTCCAAAGATAAATTACTATCTGTATTAAATAAGTTCTTTGAAACACCTAAAGAATTATACACAGTTCTTTCGACACGTTCCAAATCATCTGATGTAGTTGTGGTATTAGAATCAGCCATATCTTCAACTTGTACATCTGCGAATGTTGTTAAAACATCAACTCCAATAGCATGTTGCAACATTTCAACAGCGTTATTATGAATGTCTCTAGCTTCATCTACATCGAAAATCAAATCACCATTTTTATCAAGTGGTAATTTTTGTATAACGATTTTCAAAAGTTGTTGCATTTGTTTTCTTCGGTCTAAATCTTGTGCCGCATCCAAATCTAAAATTGCGGGAATCGCATTTATAAATAATGGTTGGTCGCCATTGTTAAAACAAAATTTAACCGCAGAACCTGGCTCAAGAGTATACCAATAACCAGGACGCCAATTTAATTGGGTATTAGTATTAACTAAATGACTACTACGACGACCTAATGGATAATATTCTGTATCAGGTTCTAACTTTCCTTGTTTATATAACACATATCCCTTTTGGAACTCTTTAGGAAACATTCTTAGAATTTTCATTCTATAATTAACATCTCTAAAGTTTTCATCAAAGAAACGCATATCAAATTCAATTACTGGCATATCACCAATATTAAATCTTGTTCTACAATAATTAATCGGTAATTGCTGTAGAACTAATCCATCTCTTGATGGAGATATATACCCATAATAAGCTCCGTTCTTTACAACCTCACTGGCAATATCGCCGCAAACCTTCTTAACATGTGAGTTATCAAGATAACCTAAAATATTATTAAAATCAATTAAAGCTTTTTCAAAAGACTTTTCTGATTCATCTTTAATTTCCGGTGTTATATACCAATCGTATCTATATAGATAAGCAAAATAATCACATACTTTAGAATAAATACCATTTGTATTATAAAAGTAATTAGAAATTTCTCTTATTAAAGGTAAATTCCTCTCACTAATGGCTTGAAGTATAAATGCCTTATTTCCAAAGTCATGTCGGATTTTAGGCATTGACCCCAGATTTAAAACAGCATCATCAAGGGTTTTAGTTCCAACTTTAATCTTTCCATAGTCTATTGGACCTTCATATCCTCGACGAGAGTTAATCATATCAAAACCTTTTGACCGAATCTCTTCTTGTCTGTTACGCAAAAATTCACCTCCTTTTAGTATCCAGCTTTTCTCATTATATAATCGTATGAAAGGAGGTTTTCTTCTGTATATGGAATTTCAATTAAGTTAAAATCATGTAGCGCACAAAAACGTCTTTTTTTATTATCATTAAACTGTTGTTGATAGAAACCTCTTTTGCCACCAAATTTTGCACTTGGCTCATAATGTTGCTTTCCTTGATATTCAATAATAAAATCAATATGTCCATCATCATCAAATATGACAAAATCAAATCTTAAAGGTCGTCCACTTGAGCTCCGCAAATCTGGAAAGATATATTCCATCTTATAATCTAAACCCGACTCTTCTAATATTTCATGTATCTTACGTTCTCCAAAACTTGCATCCACTTTTTATTCACGCCTCCTTACTCTCCATTATATCATATTTTTAATTTCAAAAGATTGGAATTATTTAAAATTATATCAGTTGAAAAAACACCACTCTTTAGCATTAAATTTCTTTTTCTTTTTCTTATTATCTTCTTCGTGTTTAATATAATATAATCCATATTCAAAAGCAGAAAATTTATCTTTTCTAATACCTCTATTTGCTTGTTTTAGAATAATATTTACACCTTCTGTTTCTTCACGAAGGTTCATCATTTCTTCCTTTAATATAGAAGTTAAGGTGAATGGTTTTAAATATTCTGCCCTTTCCTCAGGAGTCATGTTTTGACCAACCTTAGTTCCAAGTAATTTTGTTTTTGCAACACGCTCATCTATTAACATTTTAACTTTTCCAGAAGAAAGTTGAGTTTGAGCATTTGCATGAGCTTCAGTGTTAATAGGTGCATTTGCTTTAATTACATACAAAGCATCTTGTTCACAATTTTGAGTTCTATATTTTTTATAATATCCATCTTCATCATTATAAACGCCAAAGTCTGGGAATAATTCATTTGTATCTGGGTCTATTTGCGGTTTAACCAAATAATCCAATAAACCAATACCAAGACCATTACCATCAATAACAAGACGTTTAGCTTTAAACTTATAAAATAATTTCTTTACTTTTATACACTGGTCTTCAAAATGTTCATCACTTAATGTAAATATATTAACTAACTGCTTTAATGAAACTCCTTGTGGTTGTGGTGTGACTTTAAATACACAAACGACTGAATCGCATCCTTTACGACCAACATCCATCGACAGCACATAGAATCCACCTTTTCCAATTCGTCCAGAGGCTTCTTTTTCTGGCTGTTTTAAAATCCTATTTCTATCAAAACTTTCTGAATTAAAGAACGCATCTTCAACTGTACCAGACCATTTAGATTCATATTCACGAGCAAAAGATGATTCATTGAATGTACCATCCATCTTCAGGTCTTTTACAAAGTTTTTATCAAGTAATTTAACTAATACAGGAATCTTATAAGTACCGCCCATAATCATGGCTTTTTCTGGTTTTACAATTTGCCATACAAGGAACTGTATTAGTTTGTCATAAGGATATGTATTTTTATATCCAGCAGTAGTAATATATAATTGGGATTTATTTAATTGCTCTTCTGGATGAGTTGAACCGTCCATACACATACGAGAAATATTCATAGTAGGAATAATAACTTCTGAAAGGATTTGTCCATCTACACCTACACATTCCTCAATAACTCCAGCGTGTCGACGCTTACCACGAGAACTCTCTCTTGCCGCAATATTATCAAAATAAGATTCATTCTGAAATACATATTTTGCATAATCTTTTCCTTCAAGAGTTTTTCCACGTGTCCAGTCAATTTCTTGCTTAAACGCGGGTATTAGGTTACATATTTCCTGAACCTTTTCTTTCATAATACCTGCAGCCTGCTCTTTACCTCCAGAAGTAACAAAGAGTTTACATTTAGGATAAAGAATGCATCTAATCATTAAAGTCATAATTGACAAGAACGATTTTGAATACGCACGAGGAAATACTGCATAAACATATTGATGTCTCATTGCAATTCGTAAGAATACTCTCTGATAAAAGAAAAATTTAAAGTCTTGAGGATTTCCCATTTCCAAAAGATAGTCAACGAACATGTCAGGATATTCTCTCCAATAGGCAATGTATTGGCGGCCTATCTCTATAACGGCCCGCACACGCTCTTCAGAGAGGCCAATCTTTTTTCGTGAATCAGATAAATCTAATAAATCTTGTAAAGCCATATTATCTGTCCTCCTGGATTTGTTTTAGCATTTCTTCATCGTCTTCTTCTTGTTCTTCAATAAAGTTGCCATATTCTTCAAAATCTTCATCTTTTAAAGCTTCAAGTTCTTCAAATGATAATTCTTCCTCAACGTCTTCATCTTCTTCTTTAGATTCTTCAATAGCCATTTGCTTAACAGCATTTTCAATAAGATTACCTAAATTCATTTCTTCTACTACAAGACTGTGAGTATAATCTTTTAAATCCAAAATAGTTTCATCAACTCTATCTTTTGGACCTTCTGTATAATAACGAGGTATGAAACCTTCTTTTTCACATAATACTACAAACTCTGAAATAGAATTTAAAAATTCTCCATTATCAGCTTTATTCTGTGCCGCAGTAAATTTACCAGATTTCATAAGCATGTCATACATCTTTGACATTTTCTGAGCACCGTCAATATCTCCTATATCCAGGAGCTGATTAGTTTTTAATGAGGCCTTGCATACCAATTTTAATACATCCTCATGACCAGCACCTTGAATATCATATGATTTCTTCATCTCTAAATAGAGTTGTTCGAGTCGGACCCATTCTTCGGGTTTATACGCTTTTCCCCATTTAAGCCGCAAATATCTTTTATCTTCATCGGTTAAATCAGCGCAAATATCATCATCGCTTTCATCGGCAAAGTAATCGTCTGCGGGCGGAGCTCCCAAGCCGGCGTCCGACATATTCATATATGAGCTGTCATCGTATACCGGAACTTCCACGTCTCCTTCTGGTATTGTAGCTCGGTTCTCCATTACTACTTTGGTAATCTCAGCCGCACCATATCCAGCTCGTTTCATCGCTTCTTCTGTCTTATGGTCAGCCAATTCTTGTAAAAACTGAGTATCTTTCCAATGATATTGCTTCCATTGCTTTAACTTCATTTTTGAAAGATATCTGCCTAAAATTGTTACTCCTGTAACTTTACTTCTATCTTGACCATATTTCGCAAGCAATTTTTGCCATTCTTCTGGAACATAAGGTACATCACACTCCTGTAGAATCCATAGGTAAGTATTAGGGTCCCAATTATCTACGTGCATAGTTAAACATTTCTTGCAAGTATTTAATTTTCCGTCAGGATATTTCTCTAAATTATTTGAACCATAAAATTCTTTTTCATTAATTGTCTTTTTACATTTATCGCAGAATCTTGTATCTCCTGCTGCCATAATAAATTCCCCCTTTACTAACTAAGACTTCTGGATGTCCGAAATTATTATTTCTTGTCCTTTTTATTTCGGCATTTTTTACAAATGCTGTAAAATCCATCTTTACTTGTCTTATTTTTACTGAAGTATTTATTATGTGCTAATTTAATCTCGCCGCATCTACTGCAACGTTTATATTTACCTTTTTCTTTATTAAGAAAATACCAATTTAACGTATCATCTTCAGCCTGTGAAGCAATAATCTTCGGAATCTTTTTCCTCCATAAGCTGGAAATATATTCTAAACTATGTTTAACTTCAAATTGTTCTTCAATATCGGCTTGTATTTCAATATTTTGCATGCCGTCAATCTTGTCCGACACAATACGCTCATATAAGGGATAGTCGGACAATGCACGTCCGCATAAATCATCAAAATCTTCCATCATATACCACGCATCACCTTCAAAGTCCCCAAATCCCTCTTCTTTTAAACGAGAGTAATTGCAAAGGATTGCAGAACAAACCGCAGGGTCGCAAAATGAGTATCCTTCTGGAATAATATAATTTTCATCGTCAAATCTAAATGAATCTTCAAATTTAGTAATATGTTTTGAACGTGTTATTCTACTAAACACGATTGGTTTTTTATATGAATTTTTAATAACGTATTGGTCTTTCCGCAAATCAATAATGGCTTTCTTAATAATAAAAGCTTCTCTACCTGATGCGGTTTTTAATTTTTCTTCCCAAACTTTTATAGCATCTCTTATCTGTTTTAAATAGGGAATTTCTTCTACATCTTTTTTAGTTATTGTTACTTTCGGTTGAAATATTGTTGTTTTACCTTTTCCATCATCTAATAAATTATAAATACCATCTTCGCCATTTTCAAGTTGGGAGACTAAACCTTCAAAAGAAGTTTCTCTTTTATTAACTGTAGCCATACGATTGTCAGTTAAAATCTTATGTTGTCGTCTCTCTTCTCGCTCTATTGGAATTACTAAGTATTCTGCAAGGATTTCTAAATAAGCCTCATTGGGTTCTTTATTCTCCTCAAGAATTTTATTTACTAACTCTAATCTTTCTTCAGCTGAGGTGAGAGTATAATCTAATTTTAATATAATAGTCACCTCCATTACCTAAATATATTATAACAGAATTCCCAGGCTAAGTCAAATTTTTGACAAAATAGAAAAAAAATGTTAAAATATATATAAACAAAAGAAGGAGAGAAAAGATAAAATGTTACAAATTATTGTATTCTTTTGGCTATTAATGTTTTGTACACTATGCTTTCAATTCATAGAGCCTATGTCACAAAGTTCTAATATTGATAAATGTTTGGCAATGTTTATATTTTTAATTGGTGCGCCATGTTTCTTTTTAGTAAACGTGTTAAATAGTTTATTAGATTGTATTTTTCCAGAAGGATGGGATAATGAGGACCCATTTTCAAAGTATTAGTTATGATAATCTCTTCTTATGGAGCAGCTTGTATGCAATACAGCTCAGATTTTACTAAAGTAATGCGGGAAGCCGGTTATATATATCCTTTTGACTGGCGAAGAAGAAGAATGGACCAAGAACCGCAAGGCATTCCAATTAGTGTAGATGATTGGATAGACAAAAGAGAAAGATATATCGCGCAAAGGGTTTTTGATAATTTTGATTGGGAACACTTTTACGCACATGTTGTAAGATACAATAAATTAGATATGTTAGAGAATCATTTCCCTTGCGAAACAGGTGAAAGACAATGTAGTTTGTTTTGCAAGAAATTCAATAAAAAATGTACAAAGGAGATAAATTAAATATGAGAACAATGATGAAACAATTAATTCCTGAAAATACAAGTAGAAAAATTGATAGCTTAGGACGAATCACAATTCCAAAAGGATTAAGAGATAGAATGTTTCTTGAGGAAGGTTCTGATTTGGAATTATTTACAGCTATAATTGATGGTAGACAGTGCATTTGCATGGCAAGTCCAATAGATGATGACCAGAAATTGCGGGAAGCCGTTGCTGCGTTCGTAGAATGTGGCGTTGAAGTACCTGAGAGCCTTCAGAAATATATGGAGGATGAAGAGTAATGGAAGCGTTAGGATTAGGACTTGAAGCTTTAGGTAAAAGTATTGGAATTTGTGCAAGAAGTTTTGCCATGATTTATATTGTAGGAATTGGTTGTAAGACTTTTTTAATTTATACTGGTAAAGCTTCAATGGACTCTTTTAAGGACTGGTTTAAATTTAGAAATAATGATGGACGAATGTAGGAAAGTTGGAATATTTTGTAGAAGCGTTTCTTATGGAAAGAAAGCTAAAGAAGAGTTAGATAAAGGGGATGGGACCCAATTTATTATTTTTCCCATAAATGATAGGGATAAATTATTGGGTCAAAGAATTGACAAAGCATATGTTTTAGATGATGTGAGTTATAGAGAGATTTTATATCTTGTGCAGCCTTGTTTGAAGGATAGGGATGGATGTATAATGATTGGGGATGGAAATACTTGGATGAATTTATCGGTAATTTTGAAATTGATAAATTTGTAAAGCCGAAATTCAAAATACTTTTCGTGTCAAAGTTGCCCAGAGCAAAGTCAAAATCGAAACGAAAAAAATTTTTTTCCCGAAATACCACCCCCCATCACACTATCTCATTAATTCTCAATGACTTTTTTATTCAGAAGATATCTGAGAAACACACAACAAAGGTATTGCCGCTATTCTGAGGAGCGACGGGGTGGCCTCGCATCTTGTAAGCCCGCCAAAATAGATAAAAAATATTTGAAACTAAAATGAGTTAAGGATAGGCATTGTGTACAATACACAATGCCTTTTTATTACACACAAACATACTAAAGAATAAATAGTACACTATGCATGACATGTATGTTATACACACATGCTATGTACTAAGGGTACACCATGCACAGGTAGTCTATACTACACAGCACAGCATGTATACTACTACACATACACAAGGCCGCATACACACAGTACAATACACACTACACTATGTACATACATACATCTGTTGGATACATGTATAATAGATGATACATACACATACACTATACAGTACATTGAGATACATGCGTACTATACCATACATGTACACTACTGGATAATAATTAAATAAAATAAAACATTGGTATACACAATAGAGATAAGGCCTGCTGCCCCTGCCCAAGGGCAGGCCTTGCCAATGGGCAAGGAGAGAGCGAGAGAAGACAGAACAAGAAAGAAGAGAAGAGTAAGAGAGATAAAGACAATAAGATAAACAAAGACAAAGACAATAAGATAAATAAACAAATAAATGTATCAATGCATGTATGTATGTAGGTAGTAGGCATGGGATACCATGGGTATAGGGGTAGGGGTAGGGGTACTAGGGTATAGGTATACGTGTATAGTGGCACATAGGCGCGCTGGCGGTCCTGGCGCGCCTTGTTTGCTGTCAATAGGTATCCTGCACAAAAATCGTTGCAAAATCTTGTGTAATTTGTACATTGACTTCTTCCCGAAACTATGATACAATAAATAGTACTGGCCTATTGGATTAGTACACACCGGACTAATTAACGCAAACATTCTTTTTGGTAAATAGGGCGGAGATTGTTAAAAAATTAACAAAAAATTTTTTACAAAAAAGGCTTGACAAATGGGTGGTTATACTGTATAATAAACTTATCAAATGAAAGAGAGGTAAGAACAATGAAGAAAGTAATGATGATGATGGTAATGGTAGTGATGATGATGACAGGCTGTACTACAGCATTCGCCGCAAGCAATCCAGTAGATGAAGCATGTGAGCGTGATGTGTATGCAGCTCTGACTGTAGTCACAGAGGTTGATGAAGAAGAGGACGTTGTGTGCTGTGTAGACTTTAGTGGTAACGAATGGTCTTTCACAGGTATTGAAGATTGGACGGTTGGTGACTTCTGTTCAATGGTCATGGATAACATGGGTACAGTGTATATCTATGATGATGAGATTGTATCAACAAGATACACAGGTTGGCTCAACGGCTCATGGGGACGTGATGCAGATGGCAATGCTATTATTGAAATAAACGAAGATTGATTTTAAAAGTGAGGATTTTTCCTCACTTTTTTATAAAAAAGCTTGACAAGTAACCGGATGTATGGTATTATAATAGTGTCAAGAGGAAAGGGAAACAAAATAAAAAATAAAATAAAAAACCTATTGACAAATAAGTTATCTAGTAGTATAATAAAAGAAAAAAGAGAGGTATTAAAAATGAGTTATACAGTAAGGTTTATTATCGTGGCAGTTGCACTTAGTGTAGTAGTTGGTGGATTCCTAGCACTGTGTATTGTGAATACTATAGCAGAGAATGGCAGTCCAATAGTAAAGTGGATAATGGGAATTATAATTGCGGTCGCTATTGGATGCGGTATCAGCGGATTAATTACATTACAGAATAAAGGTGATGATAAAGCATGGAACAATGGTTACTGTACAGAGTGTAATGAGCCTTACAAGTTTACAAGTGCAATACATCACAAAAATGGTGGTGATGAATACTATTATACCTGTGATAACTGCGGTCATACAATAGTAATACATGGGTTAAGAGAAAGATAAAAAAAATAAAATAAGGGGTTGACAAATAAGATAAAAAGGATTATAATAGTTATAGAAAATAAAGAAAGAGGTTGATAAAAATGACAAGAAAAGAAATGATGGATAAAGTAATTGGAACACTCGGTTTTGAAGATAAAAACACAATCTGGTTTTGCGGATTATGTGAAGATAAAAGTCTTTCAGACAATGCTTTGAGTTTAGCAATGGCAGTTGCATTATCTACACCAATAACAGAAGAGGAGTGATAAACATGAGTAAAAAATCCAGAAGTAAAAAGATACAGTTACAAGCTCAGACAGACCAATTTAGATACAAAGGAATGACCAAAAGTCAAATCCAAAAGGAAAAGAGAAAAGAACGTGCGGACTGGGTTGGTTTAAGACCTGCGGTCTTTGAAGATAAAAGAAAGAAAAATGATAAAAAAGAATTGAAAAAAACACTTGACAAAATGATGTATTAGAGTTATAATAAATGTATCAAATGAAAGAGAGGTAATTCAAATGGCAATGAACTCAGTAGAAGCGGTTATCAATCACAGCTTAACAATTAGCAACATGATTGCGGATGAGCGAGAGCAGGAGCGCAAGCACGCACTGAACCCCAGATGCAAGCCAGCAAATTATGCGGGCGTGGCTGGATACATCGAGTACGCCACTGGCGTACACTGTACAGCAGATGAGGTAGAAAAAGCCTTGACAAGATTTTGATTTCATGTTATAATAAAGGGTTGGACTTTTATAGTCCAACCCTTTTATTTTTGGGCGGCGCGCCCACGGCCCTGGCGCGCAGAATTTCAGTATAACATAACTGCTCACCATTTGTCAAGAGAAAAATTGCACAAACTTTGCACAGGTCGAGCTCCCGAAATTCGGCACTTTGCACAATAGGTAATAATGCACAAACTTTTGCCGCAGATTTTGTGCAACTTTTTTTGCGATAATGCTTGACTATTGGACAGAGGTGTGGTATATTATAATCAAGGAAAGGGAAAAGGGAATGCGGAAGCCCACAGAACAGTGGGTTGATGAGCGACACGCCATTAGTTCACTGTTCGGGCTGACAGCCCTCAAGAAAAAAAATAAAAAAAGTGCTTGACAAACCGGACAGTCGGTGTTATAATAAGTACATAAGATAAAGAGAGAGGTAATTCAAAATGGAAGAGATTAAGAAAATGTTAGTAAATGGATATAAAGCAATCGCTTTTACAGATAAATACATCTATGGTTTTATTGATAAAAAAGTTGTGTATGTTAGTTTTTCAGATGACAGCACATTGGATTTTCTTTCCACACTCGATAAAGGTTCAAGAGGTTCTGGTTATAGTTTGAGATTTAAACCAAACAAAATCCAGAAAGAACTTTTAAAAACAAATGGCACTTGTTTTGCACTTTGTTCAAAAGAATTTTTTGAGTCAGAAGTTGAAAACAGTATCTATAATAAAGGTTCTGTTTTTGAAAAAATGGTAACTGAATATTTCGGTCAAGAGTGGCAAGCTGATACAGTGCCTTTTACAAAAGCTGGCGACTTAAATGTAAATGGCGTTGCTTATCAGATTAAATTTGAAAAAGCTACTTTTACCACTGAAAAAACTTTAATGAATTTGAAAAAAAAGAAAAAAGAGGCTTGACAAAACAAGCCTCTGGTGGTATAATAAATATAGAAAGTGAGAGAGAGGTAAAAGCCATGGAAAGAAAAACAGACTATGAAACAATGTTAGAAATCTTCAAACGTTCTGGTATAAAGATTGTTTGTATGCAGGATGATTACATCGAAATTGAACCCGAAACCTATGGGGAAAATGTTGGATTCGACTTTGATTCACAAGGAAATTTTAAAAAACTTTTGTAATAGGGGTTGACAAATAACCCCGGACATGCTATAATAAATGTATCAAATGAAAGAGAGGAAAACAACAATGACAGATAATGAAAGAACAATGATTCGTGAACACATCTTTAACGTATTAGAAAATGCAAGTCTTGACTGGCACGCTTGGAAGTGGTGGGGATTCCATGATAGTTACCTTGCACAGTTTCCAGAAGATGTGATTGACAACATCGCACTTGACATGGCAAACGAGGGATTAATCGAAACTAACTTCTATGATGTGAATGGTATGTGGGGCTTTGCCGGATTCAGAAGAATCAGAAAGACATGGAAAGAAAAAATTATGTGTAGGTTATCAAAATAACTATTGACAAATTATTTTAAAAGTGTTATAATAAATATATCAAAAGAAAGAAAGAGAGGAAAAAAGATTATGGAAAATATTATGGAAAGTTTGGGACTTATGGTAGGAAAAGAAACTGTATTGTTTGATGTTACAACTGGCGAAATCATTTCAAAAGAAAGAACTGAGGTTCTGGCATACTTAAAAAGAAATGATGGTTTTTATACCTTGCAAGTTTTTTAAAAAAGGTATTGACAAATTATAAAAGATAGTATATAATATAATTAAAGAAAAGGAAAAGAAAGGAATTGATAATTATGATGAATACAATTAAAGAAATGATGAACACAAAAGGAACTATTTACTTTGACATGGACGGCACACTGGCAAACTTCTACGGTGTAGAAAATTGGTTAGACTATCTGGAAAAAGAAGATACAACTCCATACGCAATCGCAAGACCGCTGTTTAACTTCTCAGTATTTGCAAGATTACTTCACAAGTTACAGGAAAATGGTTACAGAATCGGCATTGTTAGTTGGCTCAGCAAATGCGGTTCAACAGCTTACAATACCGCAGTAACTAGCGTAAAACTTGCATGGCTCGAAAAACATCTTCCTAGCGTTGAATGGGACGAAGTAAAAATTGTAAACTATGGCACACCAAAAAGTACAGTTGTTGATTGTGACGGTTGGCTCTTTGATGATGAAAAACGCAACAGAGAAGAATGGGGCGAAAACAGTTTTGATGTAAACGACATTATTGGAACTCTCAGAAAATTTTTCTGAGAGATTCCAAAAAGGTATTGACAAATTCCAATAGATACTGCATAATAAAAACATAATAAAGAAAGAGGTTGATACAATGAAAAAAATTTGTTTTAAACATGATTACTACTGGATAGGAGAATTTGTTGGAACGCCGACAGATTTAATCTCTGGAAATACAAAAGATTTTGAGAAGCATGAAATTCTTTGCACTTGCAAGAAATGCGGAAAACAGAAAAGTTTTAAATTCAAGAAAAAAATACTTGACAAATAACCAAAAGCAATGTATAATAAATGTATAAAGTAAAGAAAGGAATTGATACAATGTATTATTTAAGAGATGAAGCGTGTACACCTATAGATTTAACAGAAGAAGAATACAGTTGGATGGTTGGACAGCTGAGAGCCAAAAGGACAGCAGATTTGAAAAAGTCAATGGCGGCATACATGGATACTTTTGGAGTCGCGGAGTTGCGGTCGGTTGTGAAAAGTATAACAAAAGAACAGTAGAGAAAATGAGCTGATTTTCAGCTCATTTTTTGTGCAATTTTACTACTTGACAAAGTTCCAGAAGTGTGATAAAATTGGCCGGCCGGCGACAAGCGCTTCGGCCGGAATTTGTGCAAAACAGAGAAATTCAACAATTTTTTGGCAAAATCTTTGTGCAATTTGCCTATAGACATTCTCCCGTAATTCTGGTATACTATAATCAAGTTAAGAGAGAGAGGTAATTACAATGAAGAAAATAAAAGCGTTATTAACAATAGATATGAATGTCACAGCAACTACATCAACTTGTTTTCACTGCCCACTGAAATGGGAGTGCAAGAAATGGTTTTACTATGACTACAATGTAAATAACAAGATGTGTGATACAGTTGATGAAACAATTTTGTTCGGTAAGTATGACCCATGGAAAGCCTATGGATTAACAACAGAAGAAGCGAAAAAAAGAAATTTAAAAATGTGTTGACAAACTCAACATTATGTGCTATACTTAATGTATCAAATGAAAGAGAGGAAAAAACAATGAAAGAGATTTATGATTATAGATTTGAATACAAGATGGAAGGATGGGCAAATTTTGTTGATACAAGTATCTGGAAACATGTGAGATACCTTGCTCCAGAAGATGCAAAGACATTAAACTTTACAATCAAAACTTTTGACGAACTGGTTGATTTAGTTCGAGATGATTTATTTATGAATGCTGAACTTTCAAAGAATTTTTTCAGAAAAACAGTTGTTCGATTAAGCAACGTAGAAGATTATTGCTCAACAGCTGTTACAGCTAAAAACTTTAAGCCTATCGAGGTTCGTTGTGTGTATAATAAGCTGAGGGCATCAATGAAAGAACTTGCCGACACACTGGACGCAGATAGCTTTTGTGAATATTTGAAAGATAGAGGAATTACAAAAATTTGAGAAAAAAGTAAAAAACTATTGACAAATTAAAAAAAATATATTATAATTATTATAGAAAATAAAGAAAGAGGTTGATAAAAATGGAAGAACGTTTAAGCAAGAAAGCATGGTTGGCATTATTTACACTGATAGGAGTTGTGTTAGCTGTATCAAACTATGAGCCTTCCGCATGGGTTGTATTTTTAGGACTTGCGGGCGGTTACACTTGCGGTTCTTTTGGTTATTGGATTGATACAAAATTTAATAACTGGTTAGAAAAGTTTGCGGAGGAATAAAACATGATGAAAACAGTTACAATGAAATTGGAAAACGCAAATGCAGAGTTACGTGTGGGTGACTCTGACGGGGTTGTTATTATCAATAACAACAACCTTGTTTCTATTGGAGAATTAAAGGAGATTTTATCCATGTACAATTATTTGAATAACGCAACGACAGACGCAAAAATTAAAAAGGATGCAAGCAATTTCTAACATTTAGGCAGACACAAGTCTGCCTTTTTTGTCCGGTCGGTTTTTTAAAATTTTTTGATAAAAAGTATTGACAGACCGCAAGTTATGTGTTATACTTAATGTATCAAATGAAAGAGAGGAAGAAAGATGAAAGTATCAAGAAATGAAATGATTAGAATTAGAAAGAATCTTCTCAGACAGATGGATACTTTCCTCAGAGAGAATGTCATCGAAGATGTGGTGATTGATGTATGGCTCTCTTGTTGTCTTGAGGATGGATGGGATGAAGAAATTCTGACAGAGTACGCAAGCACAGAGGGGCTGTGGCATGATTGTGTCAATGCTTGCAGAAAATGTTGTGAAATCGAGGGAATTTTATAAAAAAGGGGTTGACAAATAACTAACCCCATGATATAATAAATACATAAATAAGAAAGAGGTGTTAAACATGAATAAATGTTATAGATGTGCGGAACTGAGCGGTTGTTGGGCTGGTTTACATGGTAAAGGAAAAGAAGATTGCAAGTGTTTTTGTCCTTGTTACTTTTCAAAAGATGAAAAGCATTTAATCTTAGTCCATGAGTCAGAGTGGGAGCAGTTAGTAGACGCTAACAAAGGTGAGGTGCTTTGCGAAAATCATAAATTGGAAGCGGTTGATATTTTAAACGCTTTAGGAATTGATTTTAAAGAAGTTGAAAAAAACTCTTGACAAAATAAACAATCGGTGCTATAATAAATACATAAGATAAAGAAAGAGGTTGATAAAAATGAGAAAAACAATTTACTGCACACTTGATACTGAAACTGTAGGCGGAGCATCCAATCCAACAGGAATGTATAATCTGGGTTGTGTTATCCATGACAAAGACGGAAACATTTTTGCCACTACTTCAATGTTAGTCATGGAACATTATGACAAAATCCGCAATGATGATTATGCAAAAAAGAATTTTCCAATTTATGAAGAAAGACTTTGCAAGGGTGAAATGACAGCCATCGCAAGTGAAGCACAGGCAGTTGAGGTGGTAAGAAGTCTTTGCAAGATGTACAATGTTAAGTATGTAATGGCTTATAATTCAAGTTTTGACTTTACAAAAACAGTTTGCCGTGAGTTGCTTGTGGATTTTGAATTTATTGATATTTACTTGATGGCATTACAGACTATCACTCATTTAAAGAAATACGCAAAATTCTGTAGAGAAAATGAGCTGTATTCCAGAAGTGGAAAGACTTGTTCAACATCTGCGGAAAGTGTGTACGCATTTATTACAGATAATGCGGATTATGCAGAAGAACACACGGCACTAAGTGATGCAATGATTGAAATGGAAATCTTCAAAAGATGCTATGCAATGCACAAGAAGTACACAAAAAACTGTCATCAGTATGAGTGTAAAAAAGGTAAATGTTTCCCTCGCATTTAAGCGAGCGGAAACAAGACCGGACACTTTGTTAAAAAAATAACTTTTGAAAAAGCTATTGACTTTTGGCTTAAATGTGATATAATTATAATTGTCAAAGGGATAAAGGTTTAAAGAAAGAAAGAGGTAATGTGTATGTATTATGTATTTGATGGAACTGATAAAAAGGTTTGCGGTTTTGAAGATTACAATGACGCACTTTACTTTGCTGACGTTATCGGCGGTTATGTTGGCTATTATGTCGCATAACAAAAAAAATAAAAAAGTTAAAAAACCTCTTGACAAATGAAACAAAGTAATGTATAATAAGTACATAAGATAAAGAAAGGAAGTAAAGAAAATGAGAAGCCCGCCGAAAAGAAAATAAAAAAAAGACTTGACAACTGAATAAAGATGATGTATAATAAAGACATAGAAAACAAATAATAAATCTCTTAATAAGAAAGGAATTGATACTATGACAAACAAAATGACTTATGTAAAAGCACTGGAAATCGCAATCAAAGCTGTTGAGGATAACAAAGAAGTGGCTGAAAAGCTCGAAGCATTAAAGGCTTCTGTGGCAAAGAAGAACTCTGCGGAAAGAAAACCAACAGCAACTCAGAAAGCAAATGAGGGTTACAAAGAAGCTATTCTGAACTTCATGGAAGTTGGTAAAAAGTACACAATTACAGACTTGATGAAAGAAGTTGTCGAGTTAGCTGATTTAAGCAATCAGAGAGTTTCTGCACTGGTTCGTCAGTTAAAAGATGATGGATTAGTTGAAAGAACAGAAGAAAAGAGAAAAGCGTATTTCTCCAAAAAGGAAGAAATCGCAGAGTAAAAAGGGTAGGGGCGAACAAAGTTTCGCCCCGTCCGGATGAAAAAAGTCCTTGACAAATAGTCAAAAGTGATGTATAATAAATGTATCAAATGAAAGAGAGGTAAAGCCTATGAACAAAGAAGAAATGATTAAAAAGCACATGGACACTCTTGGAATCACAAGAGATGAAGCAATTCAGTTGATTGCGGATGATGAAGAAATCGACCACATGACACGAACAAGCGACATTGATGGAGACTTGACAGACGAACAGCGCAAGAGTGCAAAGAAAGCAAGACAGGCAGACAGAAAGCCGACTGTTTATAAGTTCGATACTTCCAAAAGAACAAGAAAAGAAAACACTGGGAAACGTGCCTTGATTGAAACAATCAAAGAAGCACTTGAAAATTCTGGTTGTACTGACTTAGAAGTAACTAACATTGAAAGAGAAATTGTTTTCTTTGCTGATGGAACAAAATACAAAATTGTTTTATCTGCTCCGAGAAAATAATTTAAAAATAGGGCTTGACAAAAGCCAAGCCCTATGATATAATAAGTACATAAGATAAAGAAAAGAAAGGAATTGATAAAAATGAAAACAATTATGATTATGGACGCAACCGCAAAAAGAGTTGACCTTGAGAAAAAAGCAGTTGAAAGAGAAATTCTTAAAGAGTTAGAAAAAAAGAAAATGGAAAATGATATTCAAGAAATGCTTGAAAAAGAAATTGTTCGTGCGGCAAAAGAAATTGAAAGAAGTGAATTTAGTTCTTTTGAATTAACATATTGGACAAAAGATATTTTTACTACAAGAGAAGAAGAAATTGCAAGAGAAGTTATTGAAAGATTAAGCACTTTTCTTAGAAAACTCGGCTATGTGGTAAATGATTTTCATGAATATACTCAGAGTTGGAAAACCAGAAGCGGAAAATTTGGATATTTATTTTTTAGACTGCCAAGAGAAGGGGAAGAATAAGAGCTGAAAAGCTCTTATTTTTGTGCATAATTACTACTTGACAAATTGGGCGGCCCGGCGATGGTCGCGCCGGGCAGAATTTCGCAATTATACCATACCCCAGCATTTTTGTCAAGAAAAATCGGATGAAAAACTGCACAAAAATTTTCCCATAATCTTGTGCAACATTCCCTCTTGATTTTTTGGAAAATTTTTGTTATAATTTATTTACAAGGTAAGGAAAGACATCAAGTCTACAAAATAAAAAAAATAAAAAAAAGACTTGACAAACTACTTCACCTGTGTTATAATTAAGATGTCAAGAGGAGATGAAGAAACAAACCTCTCTACGACGCATAATCGTATGAAGTGAAATTTGGCACTCTCCACAAAAAATAACTTAAAAAACCTCTTGACAAACTTAATTGAATCTGCTATAATGATTATACAAGGTAAGGAAAGAAACAAGGAACTTAAAAAAGAAAATAAAAAAAATAAAAAAAAGCCTTGACAAACTTCCAAACCTATGATATAATAAATACAACAAAACAAATAAAACATTTCAATCAAAGAAAGGAATTGATACTATGACAAACAAAATGACTTATGTAAAGGCTCTTGAAATCGCTATGGAATCTGAATCTGTAAAGGCTAACGCAGAGGTTATGGAAAAACTGAAAGCGTTAAAGGCTTCCATCTCTAAGAAGAACTCTGCGGAGAGAAAACCTACTGCAACACAGAAAGCAAATGAGGGTTACAAGACTGCAATCCTTAACTTCATGGAAGTAGGTAAGAAATACACTATCACAGATTTGATGAAGTCTGTCGTTGAACTGGCGGATTTATCCAATCAGAGAGTATCGGCTCTTGTTAGACAGTTGAAAGATGACGGTCTTGTAAAGAGAGTTGAAGAAAAGAGAAAAGCGTATTTCTTCCTTGCGGAGTAGGGCGAAAGCCCTGCCCCCAGTGGGATAACCAAAAGGTCATGCAAGGTTCGAGTCCTTGCCCCACTATTCTATTGACTATTTATTGTTTTTCCTCCTCTTTTAGAAAAACCCAGCGTTTCACTGGGTTTTTCGCTTGTCCGGACGGAAAATAAAAAATATTCTAAAACCTATTGACAAATAACCAAAAGTAGTGTATACTTAATGTATCAAATGAAAGAGAGGAAAATAAAATGAGAATAGAGAAAAATGAAGATAAAAATTATCCATACACAATTAAAGGCGGTTGGGGTGATAAAGTTTATTGCACTCTTGACGATTTAAAAGATATTAAAAACATGATAAATAAAATTTTAAGAGAAGAGAAAAAAGCTCTTGACAAATAATCTAAAAGATAGTATAATAAAGAAAAAAAAGGAGTGATACATAATGAGAAAAGAGAAATTAGAAAAAGCGTATAGAATAGTATTTGAGGACATGAAAAACAATTCGCCATCATTCTTTTTTGGAAACTATGATGCGAAAAATGGTAAAGAGTCATTCATGTTTGGTGTTGGTACAGTTATGGAATTTATTGCAATGCGGGCGGATTCATCAGAAGAAATGTACGAAAATTTTAGTGATGAATTTACAAAAAGCATGATTGAAAGTCAAAAGAAAGTGAGGGAATGAATTATGGAAGTATGGCATAATATATTAGAGGGAATTGGTTTATCAGTTATCATTTTAGTTGCAGTTATTGGTATATTATTTTATAATAGTGCACCAAAACATGCAGAAGTTACTACAACAAAGAAAATTTATCATGAGGACAGCGATTCTACAACAATGGAATTTGAAAATAAACAGGGAGATAAAATTTATTCTATTGATGATTATGTTTGTCCTCTTGGCACAAAAGCAACTATTTACTATGATAGAAGAACAGGCGAATTATTAGAAATTGTAACAAGAACAACTTTAAAAGAGTCCTTGACAAAATCCACAAGTAAGTGTATAATAAAAGAAAAAGAAAGAGGGTAATAAAGAATGAACATGTTAATTTTATTTAGCTTTTTAACAATTATTAACGTGGTATTTTCCACAATTAAATCTATTGTAACAATCAAATCTGGAAAAACAGTTGCCGCTTTAATCTCTGCGGGCTACTATGGTTATTATAACATTGTGTTAATCTATACAGTCGCAGATTTTCCACTGTGGCAGAAAGTTGTCGTGACTTTTCTTGCTAACTTAATTGGTGTTTGGATTGTAAAGTGGGGTGAAGAGAAAGCGAGAAAAGACAGACTTTGGAAAGTAGAAGCGACTGTTTTAAAAGTTGTTGACTGGGAAGAACTTGTGAAAAAACTTAAAGACTGCCACGTACCTTGCAATTATGTTGATATTGACAAATACGTTTTAATTAACTGTTATTGTGCAAATCAAAATCAAAGTAAGGCGGTTAAAGATTTATTAAATACTTATCATGCAAAGTATTTTGTATCAGAAAGCAAAGAATTATAGAACGTGCTTAACACGTTCTATTTTTTTTGTCCGGGCCAAAATTAGCTATTGACAAAAAGGAAAAATTATGGTATTATTATTATAAAGAAAAGGAAAGAGTCAAAAATAAAAATAAAAAAAATAATAAAAAGGTCTTGACAAAATTCCAAAAGTAATGTATAATAAGTACATAAGATAAAGAAAGGAAGTAATAAGAATGAAAGTAAATTTTAATAAAAATCAGCAAGAGGTTTATGCTTACAAACTTATGGTAGGAAGTACATTTACAGCCAAAAGAAGCGGTGTTGATGAGGTTGGTTTGTACATCAAAATTGATAAAAATAGTGGTGTATTTCTTTCACGCTATCGAGAAAATGTCATGGCGGTTAATCTTGCTACTGGACAGGTGAGAGCATTTGCAGGAGATGCTAAAGTTGTTCCAGTGAATGCAGAGGTAAATGTTTTAGAATAAAAGTATTGACAAACTGAGAGTTATCTGTTATAATAAATATATCAAATGAGAGAGAGAGGAAATAAAAAATGAGAGTTTACTTAGCAAGTCCTTGGTTTAATGAAAAAGAAATGGAAGCATACAAACAGATTATTAATAAGATGCGGTCACAGGGAATTGAAGTTTACGTTCCATTAGAACATGAAGTTGAAAACGCTTGGGACTTATCCAATGCGGATTGGGGACACAAGGTATTCATGGCAGATATTGATGCGATTGATTCTGCGGATGAAGTTTGGGTTGTCAATCATGGAATGTATTCTGATACAGGCACAGCTTGGGAGTGCGGTTACGCATACGCTAAAGGAAAAGTTATCAGACAGCTTGTTTACACAACTATGAAAGAAAATGTTTTTTCTCTGATGATGATTAACGGCTGTGATGAATATGATTCAGTAGAAAATTACATTTCAGATAAAAACAACGACTTTGAAATTGAGGTTAAGTAAAAACTTGACCTCAAAAGCCGGACAAAAAAAATAAAAAAAGTTCTTGACAAAATGCCAAAAGTAAGCTATAATAAATACATAAGATAAAGAAAAGAAAGAGGTTGATAAAAATGAGTAGCGCAAAGGATTATTTAAGAAATAACGATTTTTTAGGATGTTTTGATAGATGGAAAAATGCAACAAGTAGATGGAAAGAACATTGGTTTGATACTTGCTTAGAAATCTTTAAAAAGTCCGCAGAGTGGGCAAAAGATTTTGTTGTTGACACTGTAAATAAAGTTATTTCAAAAGTTATCTATAAAGACATTGAATGGAGATGTAAGGAAGTAGCTTTTCCAAAAGGAACAGAGTTATTTTATCTGATTAAAGCGGTTGATGAAAAGAACAACCTCATTTTCTCTAAGGTTGGAACTACAACAAGAGAAGTCAATACAAGAATGATTGAACATTTAAGATATTATAAAAACTTAGGTGTAAAAAGAATCATTGTTGATAAAGTTTACAACTGTGATGCAATTCCCGCAGAATGCTTTGAATCTTATTTCAGAGCAAGATACATTATGAAATTTCCAAAGGCTTATAAAAAGAATGACAGGTTCTTTGGTGTAACTTTTGACATGAATGAAGCTGATAAAATTTTTGAAGAATGTAAAAGTTTTGCTTGACAAATAAAATAAAATGGTTTATAGTAAATATTACTAAAAATAGGGGCTATTCAGCCCTTATTTTTTTACTTGACTTTTGGCGGCCCGCGCACAGTCGGCGCGGGCAGAATTTCGATTATAACACACTCCCCGCACTTTTGTCAAGAAAAAATTACGAAAATATTGCACAAAAAATTATCCCGAAATTAGTGCAATATTTTTTGAAATAATGCTTGCATTTTTGGGTGGGGTGTGGTATTATAATATTGTCAAGAGGAAAGGAAATAAAAAATCCTCAAAGAAAAAAAATAAAAAACCTCTTGACAAAGCATTTCAAGTGTGTTATAATGAGTACAAGAAATGAGGATAACAGCTTTTGGAACTTGGGTTCTGATACTTGGCAAAGGCTAGCCCCAACGGAATCAGAATCCACCAAAAAGAACAAAGAAAAAAAATCCAAAAAGTTCTTGACAAAGTAACAACTTGGTGGTATAATAAAGACATAGAAAACAAATAAAAAGGAGATTGATACTATGACAAACAAAATGACTTATGTAAAGGCACTCGAAATCGCTATGGAAGCTTTAAAAGACAAAACTGATGTAGCTGAAAAGCTTGAAGCTCTGAAAGTTTCTATCGCAAAGAAAAATTCTGCTGAGAGAAAGCCAACAGCCACTCAGAAAGCTAACATGGCTTATAAGGGTGCAATCCTTGACTTCATGGAAGTCGGTAAAAAGTACACTATCTCTGAACTTATGAAAGAGGTTGTGGAACTTGCAGACCTTTCTAATCAGCGTGTATCTGCTCTTGTGAGACAGCTGAAAGATGATGGTCTTGTGGAAAGAACTGAGGAAAAGAGAAAAGCATACTTTTCTAAAAAAGTTGTAACTGAAAACGAGGGGGAATAATCCCCCTCCCCGCAAGGGGAAAATTTAAAAAAAAAGCTTGACAATCCAGAGGTCATGTGCTATAATAGACTTATCAAATGAAAGAGGTGTTGTAAATGAAAAAGACAGAAATCAATTACCCTACACAGGAATGGCTTGACAACTGGGTTGACAAGTACATCGACAAAAATCCCAACGAGAAAATCACAGACTTTAAAGCGTTAGAGGAAAAAGCTACAGAGGAATGGTGGGACAATGAAATTGACCACAACCGCCCCACACCTTTTGACTTAACGCCTGAACAACAGAAAGTTGCAAAGGAAGCCACAAAAACAGGCACTCGAAAAACTCCTACAAATTACAAATTCGACAAAAAAACTCGTCCAAAAGATGCAGAAAAAGTTGAATTTATGGAAAAATTGAATGATTTCGTGAAGAATTTTACTGAAAATTGCGAAATTGTGAACGCTGGACAGCAGATTTCATTCAATATTGGTGAAAATATGTATAGTTTAAAGCTCGTAAAGCATAGAAAAGCCACAAAATAGTGGCTTTTCTACAAAAACCGGGCAAAAAATTCAAAAAAATAAAAAAAAACTATTGACAAAACGTCCAAAAGGCAGTATAATAAATATATCAAATGAAGAGAGGAAATGATAAAAATGAATTACATTGTACTTGACACTGAAACAACTAATACTTTTGATGACCCGTTCTGCTATGATTGCGGTTGGGCTGTTTTAAATGATGACTTTGAAGTTATTGAAACTCGTTCTTTTGTAGTAGCTGAAATCTTTTTAAATAAAGAACTGATGAAAGAAGCATACTTTGCAGATAAAATTCCTCAGTATTGGGAAGATATTAAGAACGGCACAAGAGAGTTAAAAACTTTCAAAAATATCAGAAAACAGTTGCATGAAGATTTTTACAATTTCGGTGTGAGTGCGATTGTTGCACATAACGCAAGATTTGACTATAAAAGTTGTCAGACAACTCAGCGTTGGCTCACTAAATCAAAATACAGATTTTTCTTTCCTTTTGGTGCTGAAATCTGGGATTCTCTTAAAATGGCACGACAGACCTTTGCAAAAGATGATGATTACAGACAGTTTTGCATTGACAATGGTTATTGTGTAAACAATTCAACAAGACCTCGCTTAACGGCAGAAATCTTGTACAGATACATGACAAAAAACAACAACTTTGTTGAAAGTCACACAGGTTTGGAAGATGTACTGATTGAAAAAGAAATTTTAAAACAGTGTCTTGCTATGAACTCTGAAATTGATTGTAAAACGTGGAATAATTAAAAGCCACGTTTTACAAAAAAGTTATTGACAAAATAAAAAAGCTATGGTATAATTTATTTATAAAATAAAAGAGAGGTATTAAAAATGATTAATGATATTTTAAATAAAATGATTAAAAGAGGCTTTGTTGATGAATACGGTGATATTAATGATTATAACAGTAATGATGATGATTTTGACACTGTATTCGGTCAGATTGCGGAAAGCATGGGTCTTGACTATGCAATAGATTCAGACCATGTGTTCGATTCTCCTGGCTGTGATATTTATTGCAAGGCTATTGCAGTAGCAAATGCGGATTGTCTCGACAATGCGTTACTTACATTCACACATTGCTAAGGGGGCGAACAAATGGTCTATAGAGGTTCATTAGAAAGTCATGTGCGGGCGGGTCGGCTCAGCGAAGAAGATGCAAGAAGTATTGCAAGAATGTTACAAATTGATTTCGATTTGAATAAAAAAATTCCTTGGTGGAAAAAAATATTTCACAAAAATTAAGAGGGCAAATGCCCTCTTTTTTGTTTATAATTACCACTTGACAAAACCCCATAAATGTGGTATAATCAATTTAGACCCGCCCTTAGGCGGCCGGCGCAGCCGGAATTCGCATTATACCACATCTTTCAAAAAAAGTCAAGAAAAATCTTCTCGTCGAATTGCACAATCTTTTTTCCCGAAATCTCTTTTTTTTGTGCAACCTGCACAATCCGCCTCTGCGGGCGTGCCCCAACTCAGCCCCATATGCGACCCTTTTTGTTTGGCAGCCCGGGCCCGGGCGCATATGCCCGCCGCGCCGGAAGGAAGTTGGCCCCTCAAAAATTTTTTTACCGGTTTGGCGACCAGCGCGTCGCGTTAATTTTCCCATATGGCCGCAATATTGCTAGGAACTTGGCCTGCTGCCCGCAAAAATTTTTCTCACTCTCTCTCCTGGAAAAATTGGTCCAATAGCAAAGATAGAACGAGTCCAGTAGAGCAAAGTTTACCTCGCATGAAAACTTGTCCGTTTCAAATCTTGCGGGGCAAATTGATTTATATTTTAAATTTTGTTATAATAATATTAAATCCAAAAGGAAAGAATATAGAAGCGGCCAGGCCGCATCAATGTATCCTGCTGCCTAGTTTAATCTTATTACAGGACTTAGGATATGCGAACGGCAGCAGGCCCGCAATATTCTTCCAATTGATTTTATAAAAAATTTATTATATAATATATACATAAGATAAAGAAAGATAAGTAATTTATTTAAAAGGAGAAAAGAGATTATGGTTAGAGTAGAAGATTTAATGGCGGCAATTCAGAACGGACAGAGCGCAGACGACCTGGCAGCAGAGTACGCAAAGGCTCTGAATGAGGCTAATGCTCGTGTTAAAGCAGATGAGGAGGCTAAGGCTAAGGCTAAAGCCGAGGCAGAGACTCAGATGGCAGATGCCAGAGCAGTAGTAGACCCGCTTGTAACATATATTCAGAAATATATTCCAGAGATGGAGCTTGGTGAGGTAACAGATGCGGACCTTGATGAGGCAGCTCAGTTCCTTGTATCTGCTATTGATGAGGTGAAAGCGCAGCTTGCGCCGCAGCTCAAACTTCTGAAGATGCTGGGTGGTCTTGACCTTGATGGTGAGGCACCTAAGCTGAATATTAAACGTAAACCGCAGACTATCGGCGGTAAGAAAGACCCGATTGCTGACTTTCTTAAAGATATGGGTCTGTAATAAAATTTGCCACGAAAAGGCTTCCATGAACAAGTTTTCATGGGAGCCTTTTTTATTGGGTTAGAATGAGTTAGAAGTGAGATAGACTCATATAAAATGGTAAGGGTGAGGGAGAAAAAATGAGAGGTGGTTCCAGGCGTGCCGAGGGCAGGTACACTCCATCAAATTCTTCAAAGTCTAATTAAATTTTACAAAGTTCAATTAAATTCCATCAAATTCTACAAATCCAATTAAACTCTACTAAATTATACAACCTCCCTACTCCACTTCTTCCTTCCTACTAAAAGAGCCAAGACCGTAATAGTCTTGGCTCTTCTCAGTTAAGATATTTCTCCTGGTTAAAGCGTAGGCTTTAACCAATCTCTATTCAGCTGTTTCTGAATATAATCATCAATTCCCACAGATAAAGTAGTTAAATCTTCAATTTCTTCTACTCTTATCACCTTAACATTCTCTAAAGGCTTGGTAAACTCTGACGAGTTTACCGACTTCTTCTCTTCTTTATTTCTCGCTTTAGTAGCCTTCTTCATTTCTATCAACCAATCTTCCTCTTCCTCTTCAGTTCTTCCAAAGCGATAAATTGGTCTTGAATCAGGTTTGTTCTCTTGAACATCATTACCCGTTGCATTAACCGCTCCTAATTGTCTCCAATAATTTCCATCCCAAAAAATTAAATTCAATTTTTCAGACGTTCCTTGATGCCCTAAAGCATAAATGAAATTTCTATTTGCCCTTCTCATGTCAAATTTGAATTCATCAACAACATAAACTGGAGTACCCTTATAATCTCCTACTTTACCAGACTCATAATTTAGATTCATTATACACCTCATCAAACCAAGTATCAGTTTTTCTTACTTCATTACCAATCAAACTAATCTGTATCAATCTACTTTCTTCTTCATCAATCTTCTTATCTAATACTACATGATTAATCTTCCTTCCTCTTACAATATTTTCTGTAACTTTATCAGTAATATAAAATCTAATTTCAATTTCTCTTCCTGCTGATAAATAATAATAACTTGTTCCATGTTTCTGAATAATAGTCTTTTCATTATGAAAACTTGCTTTAAAGTTTTCAATCCATTTTTTAAAATCATTTGTTACAATTAATATAGAGATATTCATAATATTCTTCTCTCCCTTATCTTAAATATATTATATCAAAAATTAAATTAAAAATCCAATTCGCCCTTTTATCCCCCGCCAAGCAAAAACCGAGCGCCGTTTGCATAAGATAACACGAAGTGTTATCGTTGCAAACCAACAATTTTTGCAGAATTTGTAATTTTGCAGAAATTGTAAGATATAAGATAGCTATCTGCAAACTTAACAAAAAATCTATTTTTGTAACAATCAATTGTTGCAATTTTTTCCAATTTTAACAAAATCAAGTTGAAATCCTGATTTTTCCAGTGTCCATTTTTGCAATTTGTAAAAACAGAAAATTGGTAAATTGCAATTTTGTTAAAATTGCCCCGAAGATCCTTTTGCAATTGCAATTTTTTTTAACAAAAAAACCTTATGTAAAAATCTATTTTTGCAGTTTAATTTCTGCAAAAATTACAATTTTCTCTTCTTCCATCCATCAGAATGGTCTATTGTACTTTTACTAACTCCAAGCTTTTCTGCAATTTCCGCAGATTTCATTCCTCCGAGAGCTAAGCGTAAAATTTCGTCGTCATCGACTTTCTTCTTTCTTCCAGCGCTTTTTCCGGCTTGAACTTTCTTCTCATATTTATTTTTGCTAAAATCTATACGACTTTTTAAAATATTTACAAAAGATTGCGTCAACGCATCATCTGGGTGCTTTAACCCCAAATCAGTCCCGTACCGCACGAATTCTGCAATAATTTTATCTTGTTGTTCTATTGGAAGATTTTTAATACTATCTAACCATTCTCTGTGGACGATAAAAGTTATATCTTGTGCCATTATGCATCCTCCACTTCTCGTAAGATATTATCAAACGCCTCCAATAATTGCGGCGTAGCCTCATAAACCCAGCAATTAAACCGCATATTCTGTGGGTTCTTCATCTCTGTAAGATATTTAAACCCCATCTCTTGTAACTTAAGATGTATTCTCAAAGAGTAAATAATCTTAAAATTTTGTTTTGACATTTTAAATCCCCTCTCAATTATTCTTCGTCTTCTGCCTTTTGACTATCTAAAAACATTTTTACAGAACGACGAATAATCTGAGAAATAGTCAAGTCATTCTCTTCTGCAAACTTTGTTAATTTATTCTTTTCATCGATACTAACACGAAAAGAAACTTTGGTCATATCGTCTCGTCTTGCCATGATAAAACCTCCTTTCCAAGAGATAATACAATTCCTTTTTATAATTTTGTCATATTTTGTCCTACAACTCACTTGTAGCTAATTGATTTTTTATTAAAATTTTGTTATTATATATACATAAGATAAAGAAAGGAAATGATAAAAAATATGCAGGGTGTATTTTATTGGGGAATGAGAATTTCTCGCAACGAAGTTTACCTCTTATGGAAACAGTTATCTTTAAATGATTATTCCTATCTTCGTGAGCATTATATGTTTGAAATCCTCGGCTATGATGGTTACATTTTCGGTGAAATTATTGAATCCATCTATCCAGGAGAAGAGCCAGTTGAAGGTCCGCTCGACATCTTTAAAGCCGACAGAGCTGACCAATCTCGTATTATATCCGCATATGATACAATAGCAAAACCACTTTTAAAAAAGGCTTTCTTTGGTCGCTATGGACTTACAATGCAGGAGAGAATCTAAATGAATAACACAATTACGCTTTATCGTGATGGTATCCGTGAAAAATTTGTCTTTCCAGTAGACAAAATCGCATACGTTAAATTTAATGACCATGCACGGCAAATTACTGTCGCTCCTATTGGAGCTGAAGCAATCTTTTTTAATATTTCACGCTCTTATGGTAAAAGAGATGAATATGATGAAACTAAATCCAATATTCTCAAAACATTAAATCGAGAGGAATGACGCTATGTATCCATTCATTTTCTGGGGAACTCGAATTAGAGAGGATAACTATGAGTCCGAAAAATTTTCTGGCTGCACTTTTGCGGACACGTATGCTGAAGCTATGACCGCAATCGAAGCTTATTACGGAGATGAATTAGCTGATATTCATCTCGAAGCTCTTGAAGAAGATAATGTTATTGAATTTTCCAATCCAAAGGAGGGAAAGAAAATTGTCAAACGAGAAAACATGTAAGCAATGTATTCATATGGTACACTCACCGCAGGGTCACGATTACTGTAAATTAACTTCTATTATCTGCGACCCAGAGAAAGATTTTTGCTCAAAAGGATACTTCAACAGCACTGACAATGTATCAATTTGTGCAGTTTGCGGCGAGCCGATTATTCCTTCGATTTCACGAGCTATCGTAGAGGTTGTAGAGGGGCAGGTCCGCACTTTCTGTAAAACTTGTTATGAACATCATCTTAATACTTGCAAGACTTGTAAAGCATCTTACCAGTGTGATTTTGAGACGAATCCAATTAAAATTGAAAAGATGGTTCAGAAACAGGTTCAGCGTGGCCCAGTAATTCAGGTATTTCCAGTTAAAAATCCTGAACGTATCAAAGAAACTTGTATGAAAGGTTGTGGCTGTTGGAACAATGAACAACAAATGTGCAACCGTGAAGTAAATGTATGCGGAAAATATGAGGAACATGTTTACACTCCCTAACGTGTCAGACTAATTCTTATATAATAATATTATAGCATTTTTTTAGAAAGGAGTCAACTTTATGATATGGATTGTACTCGCTTGTATCTTCGGAGTATTTATGGGCAAGGCGATTCGTGATGAAGGCTTGGGCTGGGGTAGCACAATTATAGGAGGCATTTTTTGTGCAGCTGTAGGATGGTTTTTAGCTTTTGTGCTTACTGGAGCCGCAATTAGCGGTATATCTAAAGCAACAAATTCAGTAAAGTATATTCCAGACCCAGCAGAATCCCATGAACTTGTCGCATTACAAGATAATATTTATACCACATGCTTCAGAAATGCAGATGGTTATTTAAAAATTACTTATCTGTATAAAAATGTTGATGAGACTGGCGAAGAGAATTATAAAAATGAAACTATTGATGGCAGAACCGCACAAATCTACCTCAAAAATGATGTTACCCCGCATGTAGATGCTTATAAGCCAATCTTTATTAACCAAACAGTTAATCTTATATTTGGTTCACCAATTTTTTATAGTGATAAATATAATATTTATGTTCCAGAAGACACTATAAAGATGGATTACAATGTTGATTTGAAATGAAAGGAGAATCTATGAAGAAGAAAATTGCGGTTTTGGCAGCTGCTGCGTTCGTATTATTGGGATGCAGTGGATGCGGTAATATGGTTGCAAAATCATATGGCGGCACGATGAATATTGATTTGCCTGTTGGAGAGAAATTAGCCGAAATCACCTGGAAAGACAATAATCTTTGGTATCTTACTCGTCCTATGCGAGAAGGAGAAGATGCTGAAACCTGGACGTTTCAGGAGAAGTCTAACTATGGTATGATGGAAGGAAAAGTTATTTTAAAGGAGAGTAAATAATATGTTTGATAATGATGATTTTCTTGATGGAATGGGATGCTTAGGTGTAATTGTAATGGCTGTGCTTTTGGTTGTTTTTGCACCGATGTTATCATTTGTTTGTTGCTATTTTGGAGGCTGGTTATGTAAAATTACATTCGGTCCAACACTCTGCAACGCATTAAATACTTTATTTAATGTATCATTTTTTACGCCAGAAAAGATACCTCTTATGGCAGGCGCTCTTGGATGGATTGGCAATTATTTTAGAAGTGAAAAGTCACTTAGTTTAAGCAGTAAAAAGAGAAGTTAAAAACTTCTCTTTTTGATTTTTTATAAAAAATATTTTATAATATATTTACAAAATAAAGAGAGGAAAAAAATTATGGAACATTTATTTAAAGGTTATGCAATCGCAAAGATTGAATATGGCGGATGGGGAGATAGCCATTCAGTTGTTACAGGAGCATTATTTAAAATCTTTCCAACCAGAACTGATGCAGCTTGTTGGGCAAATCAGCATGGATATGATTTGTCTAATAGTGATGGATACCCAAAATATGGAATTGTAAGTGCAGACATTTATCCAGGAGAATATGAATTAAAGGAGTAGTGATAAAATGACTATTAAAAAATTAAATTGCGGGAATAAAAATGATTCTTATTTAACTGTACAGTTAAGTTATGATGAAGTCAGAGATATTGCGAATACATGCTATTATGCCACTCAATATATTCCAGGAGACCAACCTAAAATAAAATCAAATGCGGCCGTTGCCGCAAATATGACAAAGTTTTTATTTGATATGATAAAACATGGTAACGTTCAGCTTGAAACAATTCAAAATATGTATCTAGCTAAATTTGATGAAGATAAATCAATGGAGGATTGTTAAGTATGATGTATAACATTTATGCAGGCTTAGGTGGCGGTTTTGGTGGTGCTAATTATATCGGCACTATTGATTGTGAGTCTTTAGAAGATGCCTATGCTTTAGCAAGAGAATATGCAGTAGAAGAGTATGATTCTTACTCTGGAATGGGCGGTGTTACAGACCGAGGTGACATTTATGAAAATCCAGAAGATTTTGGTCTTGGTGAAGATTGGGATGAAGAGGACGTAGATGATGTCCTTGATGAAGAAATCAATTCATGGATTGACTATTGGGCTGTACCAGAAGATGAAGATGAAGATTTAGATGATGAAGATAAGGAGTATTTATAATATGAATCCAATTATTAATCCATTGTTTTTTTATTTTATTTCTGTAACAAATGTTCTTCGTTTTTTATTGCTAATCAGCGGTTTTGGAGTTGTAGGAGTTGCACTTTTTGTAGGCTTTGTATGTGGTATTGATTATGATGCAGTAGATATATTCAAATTTCTTAAGAAACCAATTATTATTGGATTAATTGTTGGTACTATTGGAATATTTGTACCTTCTGAAAATACCTGCTATAAAATGCTTGCGGCATCCCTTATTACTCCAGATAATATTGAAGTTGTGAAAGATGGAACACAGGAACTGGTAGAGTATATCATTGATGTAGCTGATCAAATCACTGACGATGATGATGAAGATGATGATAAATAAAATTAAGAAAATCAAAGGAGACTAAAAAGTCTCCT